CTCGCCTCTCAGATCCCTGCCATCACTGGGACCCTGCCTATCTTCAATTCAGTTGGAACACCCATTTCGGAACACTTCAGTAACACCCATACACCACTTTTCTATGAAGAAAATTTTTAAAAAACAATACGCCTTACAATGTCCTGTGCACTATCAGACATATCCCTCCAAATACCAAGGTAGAAAAGATACTCGTCATACGTCAGTGCATCCTTACCGCAATGAAGCCTAGCCAACCGGAACACACACGGCAAATCAACAAAAGAACTCATCGTTTGACTCTGGAACTCTGCCTCTGCCTCTGCTTCTGAAACGAGTGAACACCACTTTTGCTTGGAGGATATTTTTAAAAAAGGGTCAATACATACAATATAATCTCCCTGAACAGCCCATCATCAGAACCATACTCCTCCATATGTGTAGAATACCCATCGTACAAATCAGATAGATTCTCATCGGGACATACAACCAACACATCTTCAACAAGATCCAACAAATCCTGATCCATATCACCATCCGTACCATACTGAATCCACCTCTCGTGAAGCAGCTCACAACGAAGCTTCATATCAGAATCCATCTCTGTGCCTCCTATACAATGGTACCCAACAAAACTTCAATTCACCTCAAACACCCCTTTTCTATGAAGAAAATTTTTAAAAAACCGCCTTGCGGGCCAAGCCCACCGCCTTGCAATCAACACCATGAATATACAACAGGTCATCACCTCTCTTGTAAAACAGATGCAGCAAAGACCCATCATAAAACTTCAGGTACCACTCGCACTCCACCTCATTATCACTGTACCCATTCGCAGACCCAATCTTTGATATCAGGATATCCTTGTCCACCTTCATAAACCCCTGATAACTCATACCAGCAAACCGGTAATACTCCGTCCAAGGAAGAGTCACAAAACCCTCCTTTGGAAGAATGACAGGCCTGGCAGGGTCAGACCACCGCTTCATAAACCCCTGCATACGATCACTCAGAGAAGAAGCCATTGCACTGGAACCGGAACTGACTATTCAGAGGCGGCGCTCACTCCAGTGTACTTCGAACACTCTTTTTGAGTAGAAACATTACAACAAGTTCATCTTCTTTGTCACGATACTCATATGCGTAGTCTCTCTTTTCATACTCACCAAGATACTCGTAAAAATGGGTATCAATAATCTTCCGGTAGACATAGAGAGGCCATATAGAGTTATTCAAAGACAAGTTATTATGGTTACGCATACCCCCATCTTGACCCATATAATCAATGGTACCATCCGATCTGACGAGGTCATCGTAATGAGTCCTTTCATTGATTATAAGAGTGAAACACTTATTCTTGTTACTCTTGCATATACCCCCAATGATAGCAGTACCGTGCTTCTCAGCTATTGCAGCCCTAGTAAACTCCATTTACGATATACTGCCCCTATTTTTCTAGAACAATTTCACTTAAACATGCAGCAATTTATATCCTCAATCTCAAGCTCTCTTATACGAGATCGAATCTCGTAAAGACGATCCAACTTTCTAGCAAAGTCAACATTGTCAACAGGTTTGTATTTTTCCAACTCATTGTACATCTTCTTGAGTTTTACAATGTCAGTCTCTTGATTCATCCTGCTTCATCATCTTTCTGTAATTCTTAAGTGTCACCGAATACGAGTGCTTCGCAGCATCCTTCTCAGACACCTCAAAACCATTCTCATCAACAGTACTCACAGAAGTGTCATACACATTCTTGTAAATAGATGACGCCTCGATGAGCTCCTTGAGCTTTGCACGAGTATCCTTAACATCCTGAGCCTGTGCATCAAGAGTAGAAATAAGCTCAACAATCTCAGGGTTCATATTTCCTACAAGTAATTCAGGTGATTTTTTTAGGCGAATGTGGCAACTTGCTCATCCTCTGTAAATTTACGGCCGCCATCATACTTGAAAGCCAACCCCTCCTTGATAAGCAACTCTCCAAAATTATCTATAGTCGCAAGAACCCTTCCATACTTGTCCATCTCCTTACAATCAAGGGTAACCACAGTATAATTCTTCTGAAAGTAACTATCAAAGTCACGCTTACGCCACGTAATGGTATCGACAGTAAGATCACAGGTAATCAACTCGAAAAGACGGTGACGAGCCATGAAAGCCTTGCCCCTAGCCACAGGGTCCTTGCTCGTCATCTCACATGTGTCTATGCCATCAATGCGGATGGGAAACTTGTAAAATGAATTTTCAAATCCAATAATGCATGTAAGCGTATCACCATCATGAAGACTGACTACACGAGCCTTGTGAGACCCCTGCAGAGAAAACTTGCGGGCATCACTTGGAAATTCCATTATGGTTGTTATACGGTTTAAAAACTTTAGTTGACTCAAAACACCCTTTTTATAATAAATAAATTTTTAAAAAATGCGCTGGCGCCTCACTGGGGCAAAGTGCTTTGGCGGCTTCACCTTGATAGGATCCCGCTTCCTGCCAGGCCAGTTCTTCTTGTTCAGCCTCCTTGGGCTAATCCAAGTAGAGTGCTCATCCTCCAGATAGTCCTGGATCCAATCTGGATCCCACTCAAAACCCTTGAGTACATTGTACAGTATCTGATCCTGCTCGATAGCACCAAGCCAAAAGTTCATTGCCCATGGCTCATCCTCCATATACTGGAACAAGTCCTCGAGATGGTTATCAAACACCTCATCCTCAAAATCTTCCCTCTCAGAGTCCCAGCTATCAAGTGCTTTTATGCACCCCTTGAATCTGAATGGACCCCTGCACATCGGGCAGGTTGGGTTCTCATTCTTGAGGTACCATGTCTTGATACACTTAGTGTGCATACGATGACCACACTTCATCGTGGTGCAGCGACCAGTGCACATATCATCATAGCATACACAGCACTCTGCCATTCTCGTAGAGTCGTCTTCTTCACCAGGTGCCTGCGAATCCATGAGAGACGTCTACTTCAGTACACTTCAAACACCACTTTTTACTTCCAGTTAGTCGGATGTGAATTCAAGAGCATAATCTGATACATTGCATAGAGCTTCTTATGCTCTGGTGTTCCCTTTTTGGGAATCTTTTTAAAAGTACCTCCTGTTAGGTACTTTTTGCACGCCTCTCTCCAAACCGCCAGGTACTGATTCTGAATTCTGGGCATTGTTACTATTCACTACTATTTACTTTTTTCATGAACGTTCGTTCCAACCAGTATGCGGAAAAGCCCACCCACCCTTGCCATCCTTTGAACTCAGTGGACTGAAATAGAGCAGTAGGGCAACAGTAACAATTAAAATAGGATTCAAATCAGTAAAATATGGTATACAGAATCCAATCATCGCAACAGCCTGATCACCTACACTATTTGCAAAGCTCGCAGTTCCAAACATCTGGTCCTTTAACTCGTACAAAAGATGAAGTAGTGATACAACAGTGAATGCCGTGCCGAACGGGTACCCTCTGCTTTTTGCAATCATTGCCGTAACAATCCCAAACGAAAAGTGAACATACGACGAAGGGGTAAACATAGGAATCTCATCACCACGACCAACCAATTTCATTATTATATACGAGGCTTTTTATTCAATGAATTACGGGTACCCTTTGGAAGATTACCTCTCAAGTTAAAGGTGTAATGATACGAATTTCCGTTGGACCTGACTCCACCAAGCTTATTCATGATATAGGCAGACGGAGGCTTCTTCGTATTGTTACCAGTTGCCAAATTTACAGAGTTTTGTTCAACAAAGTTGTATCCGGCATTCTTTGCCGCCTTTATTATATGAGCCCTGAGGTACTGACCTATACCCTTCCTGCGGTATGGTGCAAGGGTTGTACCCATATAAAGAATCAGAGTCTTTCCATTCCTTGAAGTGTCCAACTTCATAGACGACAAAGTCTTTTCGTCGACAATAAAATACACTGTATCACTTTTGGTATTGTAACGCAGACGATTGTTTGTAAAACTTAGGCGTTTCATCTAGTGTACTCTTCTAAAATTCTGTCATACTCCGAGTCAGGATCAGACTCCTTCACCCCAGACGACGACAACAACTGACGAAGTTTTTTACGATAGGTATCGTCCCAACCATTCTCTAGTACATCTGTTCGGAGTTCCTCCAGGTCAGTCACGGTGGACCAGTCCATTTATGTCAACTTGACTACAGGCTTAAGTACCTTCTTAACCTTCTTCACCGTTACAATATCAGCAGTAGCAAAACTGAGACACTTTGGAAGCTCCTCAGTTTTGCGAGCATTCCTACGAACTATTCCCGCCAAAACATCCTTAAAGTCTACCCCTGCCTGAACCCACGCCTCTATCCACACCTTCTGAGGAACCATTTTCCCCCAGCTACAATAGTCTCTAATCATACTCGCCAACTTATTCTCAACCACAACCGCCTTCACACCATCCTTAGTCACCCTCAACTTTACCATCACTGGCCTTGTATTGTACTCCTTGCGTTTCACAGAATCTACACGTGGAACTGTAGGTCTTTCATGAAGTTCCTGCGCTTCTACAAGCTCCTCTGGTGTAGCCCCCTCAAGTTCCAGCAGACGAATATACGACTTCCAGTCTGCGATAGGTGCAAATTTGAGGGACCATGGTTTGATATCAGCATCCCTCTTCAAAAGAGGATGTGACTCCCCAGTGTTCAGGAAGGATCCCTGCTTGTACCTGCGGAGCTGAGGCCTTGCGTACATGTCTGCTGCCGACGACTCACACGAGATAGCTTCAGTTGTCTGAGAACATCCTTTTCAAGTCATGCCTCTATCATGAGCACCCCCCTTTGTTCAGGGTCCATTGCAGACCATAGAGCATTTGGATTCCACGCATTATGCGCAAGAAATTCACTCTGGCACTCTTCATGGTACCCATTCAATAGATTGTACATGTCATCACAGAATACATCAAGTGCCCTGTATGGCCCAAACAGATTTGTATAATTTTCAAGAAGATTGTAAAAGTCCCTCTGAGAAATATAAGACCTGAGATCATTCTTGAAATGCAGTGACACTCCTCTTACCCTCGGCAACCATGTGCCGCATATGTAGTCGACAAGGTCTGTCGGAAGGTTCTGCCAGCACGGATCCATTGATTCATGATTCATCCATCTCTACTTCAGTAACATTCGAACAACCTTTTTTGTAGAACAACAATAAATGTATACCCTTGCAAAGCCATTTGTAGTCAGATGTAACGCACAGGATCAGCCAGCCCCCAAAAAGCCCAGCAGGGTGCAGCGACTCAGAAGAGAGATTGAGTCCAAGCGGATAGAAAACTTGAAGAAAATTCAGGATGTCTTCAGAAAGACTGCAGAGGATGATCTCGAGACCCTGCTTGCATTTGTAAGAAACAAAGATACTGCTGATCAGTAAGGATGTGGAGACCCCTGTACCTCAATGTAGGGTTTCGTATAATTCCAAAGCAGTACAGAGGTAAATGGCTCAGAAACGAACTGCAAAAATCTGGACCAGTCTACGTAAAATTTGGGCAATTTATGAGCAACAGAGAGGATATATTTGGAAAGGACCTTGCCGAAGACCTGGGAACTCTGAGAGACCGCGTTCCACCTGAACCATTCGAATCTCTTTCGTTTACACAAGGAGAGATTGATGAAGTGCCCATAGCATCTGCCAGCATATCTCAGGTGCACAAGGGGAGGATAGCAGGTAAGAATGTCGTATTCAAAATAAAAAGACCAAGAATACTCGAAAAGATACAGAAAGATCTTGCCATTATCGAAAGATTTATAAGCATTGTAGACAAATCCCTGATAGACTCAGTATTCAACGACTTTAAAGAGAATCTACAAAAAGAGATTGATTTCAGAGCCGAGATTCAGAATATGCAAAAGTTTAGTGAAATGTATATCGATTCGACAATGGTAAGGATCCCAAAGGTATTTCCTGAATTTTCAACAGATGATGTGATTGTCATGGAACACATGCCATCATCAGGTATACTAGATAACGGTGATTCAGAAACTGCTCACAAAGTCATGACAATGTTTCTTCAACAGATTCTCTTCGAGGGTGAGGTTCACGGAGACCTTCACGCAGGGAACATAGGACTTTCAAATGGAAAGCTTGTGCTCTATGATTTCGGAAATGTGATTAGTATACCAGGGTCATATCAGGTATATATGAGAGAACTGTTCAGGGCTATACAGGATCAGAATGAAGATGAAATATTCTCATGCATGGTGCAGATGGGTATGGTGATAAATGATGAAAAGGAGACGAGACTATTCATTCGAGGATGCCTCAGATATCTGAATACTGTTGACGTAAAGGCGTTTTCGACAACGCAATTTACAACAAAAATACCAGTTCAGTTTGATAGGACCACCTTTCAGATTATAAGAACTACAGGGCTTGTTGAGGGTACATGCAAGAAGATTGATCCAGATTTCAATTATCAAAGGGCTATACTACTGTGTATAGAGCTCATGGCACTGGGATACTAACCAGACTTGTACTTGAGTCCACCACCCACAAAGGACATGATTACACCAACAATACCAAATACGAGGGTTGCAATCAGGAAAGATTTGCTTGCACCGCCCTTCTTCTGAGCATCCATAGACTGAATACCAAGTGAGCTGGTGGCAATCAGGAGGATTGAAACAACAAGTGTGCTGAAAAGAGTCTTTATGTCAAACATTTAAAGTGATCATACATTTTTTATACAATGAAACGCAAAATACCCGCCGCAATCAGGCAACAAGTATGGTTGACATACTGTGGAAAAAGGTTCGAGTACAAATGTGCAGTCATTTGGTGCACAAACGTACTCACTCCATTTACTTTCGAGGTTGGTCATAATGTTCCCGAAAGTAAAGGGGGGTTGTTAGAATTGGATAATCTGAAACCACTCTGCTCAAATTGCAACAAAAGTATGGGGAGTACCTACACTATAGACGAGTTTTCAGCCATGTACAAAAAGTCTTCAAAGATGTGGGAGTGCTTCAAATTTTCAGCTGTCCGTCCTGAATAATTTACAGGCGGGGCATGTTAAGCAGACCTGCACGCTTGCGAGCATAGTACCGGCGAGCAGCGGCACGCTTGGCAGCCTTGCGGTTCTCGTTGGTGGCATACTTGGACACACGCTTGGTGCCCTTGTTAGAGCGAGGCTTGCGAGTACCAGCAGCCACACGACGAGCCTTGGGAGCAGCCTGGACGTGGGCAACGCCACCTGCATTCACCATGACGATGTTGGTTGGTGCCACCATTGGGGCCACACGGGGGCCACGCTTGACACCCTTGTTAGAACGCACTTTGCGAGTAGCGAAGATAGAACGACCACCTACATTGGTGTTTGCCATTTGACATTGCCAAACATTTTATTTTTCATACAGCCTGAGAACCTCCTTGACGACTGGGTGCCTCCTGATCTCTGACGCATCAAACTTAACCTGAGAAACCTCCGAGGACTCTGCAGATCCAACGCGCCTGAGTAAATCTGCGAGACCACCATCGGTCCTATCAGACTGTGTAACGTCCCCTGTAATCACGAGTTTCGTATCAAACCCTATACGCGTAAGAACCATGAGAATCTGCTGAGGGGTTGCATTCTGCATCTCATCCGCGACAACGAAACAGTTTTCAAATGTTCTACCACGCATAAAAGCAAGAGGACATACTTCAATCTTGCCAGTCTGATTCAACTTCTTGAGTGCTGGAATACCAATAGCGTCTGCACATGGTTGAATCCATGGCTGCATCTTCTCATCAAGTGTTCCTGGCAGAAACCCAAGAGATTCGCCATCCACAGTAACAGTCGGCCGAGTCAGAATCAATCTGTCATATTGGCCAGACAGGACCCTCTTCGATCCAACACTACATGCAGTATACGTCTTTGAGGTTCCTGCAGGACCTGTTGCAATTACTATGGAAGGACGAGAAGTCTCGAGCATCTTGAGGTACCGAGCAAGGGACGCCATCTAACCTTATTATGTGCGCTGTTTTTAGAATGTATACCGAAGATGAGATGGACTTGCTCAGGGAATGGAGGGAGAAGGTGGCTGGATGGAGATGGCTGCACTACGAGTCCATGACATTGTATAAGAAGCTCAACACAAGGTACGTCTATGCAAGTATACTGCTGAGCACACTCGCAGGAGCAGGTTCTTTTACAACTGGCGGAGGATCAGGTAATTCTATGGGTATATCAGATAGAAACATCTCTTTAATTATAGGAGGAGTCAACGTGATAATCAGTCTGTTGAACTCTGTACAGAGATTCACCAAGGCGGCTGAAAAGACTGAATTGCACGCGAGTGCTGCTATGCAATATGCTATGATTTACAGATTTATAGACACTGAGCTCCAATTGTCTGATAAACACCAACGACAGGACCTCATACAGTACGTGAGACAGGAAATAGACAGGTTACTATCACAGAGTCCTCTTGTGCCTGATAAAATCATAAAAAATTTCAACATATCCTTCCCAGATACAAAGCACAAGCCAGATGTGTGCGCAGGTATATCAACCCCAACAACTATAAGTCCTCCAGGATCTCCTACGGCCGGTTTACGAGAGGTGGGTTCAAGCTCCAGCCTTGAGCCCAGATACGAGGCGGTTTACAACCAAATGCGTCAGCAATTCTCACAAACTGATCATTCGCATAATTCACTAGATTTTTCATCTCCACCACCAGCTGTTCGTATTGAGACACCAGTGTGACATTCCTGTACAAATCAATCGCAACATCTGAAAACATAGAGTAGATGAGACGATATTCCAATTTTTTTGAATTAGCCTTTTCAATCCTCTGCAAATCAGACTTTAATCCAGCTTCGCTCAAATATCCCATGAGATAGTCTATACGAAATTGTTTTGTATCCCTCGGAGCCAACCGTGGTATAGTCTCTTCTTGAATATGAATACACAGTCTGTATGCTCCCCAAACATCATCGTAAATATGCGGCGGTGGAGCAGGCATATGTCTTAATAATGGCATACCTCCACATGGTACATCTCCAATTTCTCTGATTTGCATATTCATAGCATTTCTATATTCAAAATAATGAGGGTTGTGGATTCGGCCAGTGACTATATGCCCAGATCGCCAGCTGAATGCTGTGTGGCACATAACACAATACATTTGATCACACCCATCAATCTTGAAAATAACAGTTCCACAGCTCGGACAGGGTTTGGAATCAGTAGCTAATAGTTTTGCAGTTTCAACTGCATCTGGGTCGCATGTGTGCTCTTGATCAGACAGTTTCACTTCGAGACAATCCTTGCAGGTGTATTTTTCACACAGACCACACTTCCATTGTGTGCTCAAAAATCCCTTGCATGCATCACCGCCACACTTTCGAATGAAGGTTTTTTTAGGGTTCACCTTAGAATCAGTATGATCAAGTTTAAATCTACAAATATCCTGTTTCTTCTTCAGTACAAAAATATCAATTTCCAATTGTTGTGCAATCTTCAGTGACTGTAAATCCACAGTCCACATGCGTCCTCTCTCAACTTGAAGACTACCAATCTCTTTGGCAATCTCTCTCATTTTACGTTCTTGCTTCTGTTTGTATCGAATACATTCTACATCAATCTGTGTTGCCGGCATCAGCGCCATCTCCTTATCGAGCAAGTGCTTTTCACGAGCAGCCTTATATCGGCCCTTGACAAATGCCTTGCTTATGTATTGGGACATAAATCCTCTGTCCCATCCCTTCTTGCAATTCATGCAGTGCGCATATTCAGGAGTGTCACACAGATAGGTAGAACAACACTCTGCACATACCTTGTACTTGCAGTGAGGACACTCAACATTTGATCTGTACGAATTGTTCAAAGTCTCACAGCACACAGAACACTCACCCATCTTTTGTATTATAATATCCGCAACTTTTAGAAATGGAGTATGTACCACCAATTATCACAGCCCTTGCAGGGTCCATGACCGACACAAGAGCTGTAAAAGTCCCCAATCAACCCCCTGGATGGGTGTTCCCAATAGTATGGACAATTCTATACGGTCTGCTTGGAGCTTCACAATTATGGGACAACCCAATATTCTATGTCAACCTTATCCTCAATGCAATATGGACAAAGATATATTTTGAAGATCGCGAAAAAACAATCGCATTTTCTGTACTCGTAGGTCTCATAGTGACTGCAGTGTACCTTGCAAGACTCAGACCAATCCTGTGGCTCTATGTTGCATGGCTTCTATTTGCTGCATGGCTAACTAAGGACATGAAACACTAAAATCACAAGGATGGTTACCGTATTTTTAAGCACCCCGTGCTATGGAGGGTTGTGCCTCGATGTATATGCTGCTAGCATAGTACGTCTGCAACAGCTCTGTGCCCGCAAAAATATTGGTCTCATGCTGGACACGACAGAGAATGAGTCCCTTGTGCACAGGGCTCGAAACATTTCAATTGCACGTTTTCTATACAAGACACAGGCGGAATATTTCATGTTTATCGATGCAGACATTCACTTTGATCCAGAGGCGGTTGTTCGCTTGATCGAGAGTAACCATGATGTAGCGGTTGCGTGTTATCCCAAAAAGTGTATCAACTGGAACTCTGTAGAGTCCGGTGTAAAAGAAGGATCGAAGAAGAACCCTGATAAACTCGCAAGTGATCTTGTGATGAACTTCAAATACCAAAAGACTCAGATTACCAATGGGTTTGCAGAGGTGCTCGATGGTCCAACTGGGTTCATGCTCATCAAGAGATCGGTCATCGAACAAATGTATGAGAGGTATACACCCGAACTCAAGTGTGTGAACGATCACGTGAATAGAGATTTCGAAGAGTACTGCGCCATTTTCGACTGTATGATTGATCCCGATTCTAGGAGATATCTCTCGGAGGATTACGCATTCTGCAGAAGGTGGCAGATGATGGGTGGTAAAATTTATGCAGACGTGACGACAACATTAGGACATGTAGGTAACCTAAGGTTTACAGCATCGTATTCACTAAAATGAACGTGTACTGCGTAACACGTAATCGTTCATTGACTGCAAGTACATTACAAACACTCGTGAATATGAATGTAAAGTGCATGCTCAGAAACAAAAATCTAGCAATCCACATGATGGACAACAGAGATGGGGTTGCAAAGCTCGTTGAGAAGGGTGACACTGTTTTGTTTTTAGATTATTCAACATCTATTGACGACTCAGCTATGGAAAAGTGCTTCACTGATTTCGACGGGGTTGTCGTTTTCCCTGGTCCTGTGGAGGGGGTTGACTGGGACCAGTTCAAGCGAAAGACCCTCGAAGATTCAAAGGAACCGGTGTCCCAACGCGCCCTAAAATTCGATGTGGACGTAGGCGCGGATCCAAGCGCCTTTGTCGTTGGAGGGAACAAGTTCCACAGAAAGCTCAGGGACAAGAAGCTCAAGTTTCCAACAAGGGATACATTGGCGAAACTCAAAGCTCACGACTTGCATCCTGTAATCCATTCGGCATCTACTGTCACTCGAACATTCCCTCACGAATGTCTAGGGAATATCCTAGAGGTTTCAGGAGTTCGACTGGACCCATGACGAGGTTCTCAGGTGCACAGCCAATATCCATAGAACGGAGACATTTTGACATTTTGCTCAAGAATAGATACAGGGTCTGCGAAAAAACAGATGGTGTCAGACACTTTTTAATAAGGGAAGATTCTGAGCCATATATAATAAACAGAGCCCTAGTAAAGACCATTGTTCGGATCAGAGTACCAAAGGATACGTATCTCGACGGAGAGCTTATCGGTGATGAATTCTGTGTATATGATGCAATGATGATAGGCGGTGAAGACTTGTGCGAACTTGATTTGATATACAGAATGCAAAAGGCGAAGGATCTCGTAAAAAATATTCCGATGGTCAAGGGTGGATTCAAGCTTTCAATAAAGAATCATATACCCCTCGATCAGATGAACAACTTGGACCCTTTGGGAGCTGGTAAAGATGGACTTATTTTCACACCAGTAGACGAACCCATCAGAACCGGAACACATGAAACACTCTTCAAGTGGAAGACTCGGGATCAGAATACAGTTGATTTCATGTATGATAGAGAAGGGTACCTGTGCGTACAGGGTTCTGCAGTATCAAAGGCGAATTTCCAAGCACCTGTTGGAAGCATCATAGAGTGCAAATTTGAAAAAGGTGTGTGGATACCAGTCAAGATGAGGACTGACAAAACATACCCAAACAACAGACGGACATTCGAGCGCACACTCGTAAACATAAGGGAGGATATAAAGTTTACAGAACTTATCAGTCTAGGAAAAAATGCTCTTCAAGGCTAACGTGAAGCCAATGCTGGCAATGGACACATTCGAGCGGTGCAAGATACAAACCCGCAAAAATAAGGGGGCTGAGATTGAGTTTCGTCTTGGTAAAAAGACTATGAAAATGTTTGACACAAACATCGGTCACGATCTTTTTACAAAGATTACAACTTCTCTTGACAAGTACACAGAGTGGGAGTCTGTCAAGAAAACAGACGAATCTGTATATTACAAGGGTGACTATCGTATCATAATAGACAATGATACTGACAATACTGTTCACCAGACGAAATCAAAGGTGTACATTGAAGATTTCAAACTCAATGGTCCACTCGATGTCCGGTTTGCAGTTTCCAAAGAGGAGACGTGTGAAAACAAGGGGTGTGAGATGGACAGAGAGGTTCGTCGTACGCGGACATCATATACACGCAAAGGTGTTCAGATAGATTGTACGATTGTAGAAGGTGCACCAACTGACAAGGACTCTGAAACGACCAAGTCGTATCAGGTTGAGGTGGAACTGCTCAGTGTACCAGCAGAGGATCATGAACTGTACAACAGAATGCACAAGGTTATGAATCTGCTTTCAGTGTTAGACCAATAGACTTGAGTATCTTGTTGATATTCACATGATTGTATGGACCAATGCATGATTCTATATTTTTCACTATGGCTGGCCTCACATTAATATTTTTTGCCAACTGTTCCTGTGAGAGTTTTAGTTCAATTCTTCGATTCCTGATCCTGTCCACTAACGTCTTTGGAATCTCTTTGTGTCTGAATACATCCTGATCCTTGAGAACCTTCTGTATTCCTGACGGACCCTTCGTCTGTTGGGGAGGTTTCTTTGAAAATACAACAGGCTCCCAATCCTGGTGAAAATTCATTATGTTTACCGCACGTCTCTTGTTTAAGCACATTCATGGTGTATTTATAGGTGAGTAGTACCCATGTAATCTTAATAGGTGCAAACTTTGAAAACTCTTTGCAGTCGTGAAGTATGTCAACATAGTGGCTCCTATCAGATGTGACGAGCTGATTTTCTACACTCATGTTTACAATTGAAAGTCTCTGATCATCCGTAAGAGGCCCATCTGGAAAGCAAATGGTGATAATCCCGTAGTCAATCATCCTTACATAACTTCTACATTCACTTTTTTAAGTTTCCGTAGAGGTGAAGACCTCTTCATCATGTTCCTGTTGAGGCTCCTTGCGAAATTTGACATTCCGCTAGAACTTGCTGAACTCGGAGACCGTGAAGGAGACCTTCTCTTCATCAGGTTCCTGTTGAGGCTCCTTGCGAAATTTGACATTCCACTGGAACTTGCTGAACTCGGAGACCGTGAAGGAGACCTTCTCTTCATCAGGTTCCTGTTGAGGCTCCTTGCGAAATTTGACATTCCACTGGAACTTGCTGAACTCGGAGACCGTGAAGGAGACCTTCTCTTCATCAGGTTCCTGTTGAGGCTCCTTGCGAAATTTGACATTCCACTGGAACTTGCTGAACTCGGAGACCGTGAAGGAGATCTCACTCGTTTCATGAGTTCGCCGCATATCTGAGACTTTGTCAGTTTTGAAGCTTCTATACCAAAAGCTCTTGCATATTTGACCAGATCAGCCTTTAAAATTGTTGTGCATTCACGTATACCTGATCTAGGACCTGCTGCACCCTTCTTTGTACCAGTCTGATGATTCTTTACAGGGACTCTACGATTTATAAACAACTTACCATTCTTACGAGACAGCGCATAGTTTGCACCATTCAGTGAAAAATTTTTCCTAAATGGACTTGGTTCTTTTGGAGGGAACCTTTCCTGAATAGCGTCACATATGGAAGACTTTGTCTTTAATTTTGTGGTGTCAATACCCATACGTTCTGCAAGTGTCTTCAATTGTTCGAGTGTGTACCTGCTGCATTGTCTAGTGCCAATCTTCAACGCACCTCGTTCGTCATAGCTTGTCTTTATTGATGGGGACATTACGGATGCAGGCGATGGACTTTTATTTCCTAAGAGACTCCTCACAGAGTTGGGCATGTTCACACCTGCATTCTGGTATGCTTTTCTAACCTCTGTTATTTTCGCCCTCTTTGACTTGTAACAACATGGAAACATTTGTGGATTTGGCCTCACATAGTACCCTGCAGGACACTTACCATCGTACGAGTAAGGGTCTGGGCATCTATTCTTGGGACATGTTGTACCCTTCCGCGTCACAAGGGATCCCTCGGTCTTTCTTGCAACCTTACCCTGTCCAAGTGTCACATTAGCAATTGTAGGTGATACCCTGAGAAGCCTTTGGTCTACCGAATCAAGATAGTTCTTTATCCAATCAAAGCATGCATCTATATCAGAAGCTCCAAGTATATGAATCACACCTTTTGTAGTGAACAGGAATGTACATTTTGGTGTCTTTGATCGGAGAAACCCAAACGGACTAATCTCTGGTTCATAGGTCATTCGAGGCATATCACCAAGTCGCATGAATTTCAGATTCGTACCAAACAGAGCAGTTGTATTATTATACTTGATAGATCCCCTGGTGACATCTGGGACATACTTCTTCACGAATCTAAAGAGACCATCTATATCTGAGCCTTGCAGACGTATCTTTCCCGTCTTGTAAATGACAACAATTTGTCCACCTCCAGTTGGGCCTTTTATCTTCACTTCCACCGCATTTGGAGTCGCCCTCGGCTTTAATATATTCAGTGGGAACCCTGGCATAAATTTTATAACCGGCTGAAACTGTCCAGATCTACCAGTAACCTCATATACACCCGGATCCTTTCCGACTACAATCTGTGCAAATAAATCTCTGATATCAATCTGTACACCTGCGTCAGCCGTAGCACTGAAAGATACTATGTTCAAAGGGCCAGTGAGTACAAAGGAACTATTTTCATTCAACAGCTCTTGGGCTGTAACCATCTTCTTATTAATCGTCAATAAGTTCTGCTGAGAGGTCAAGACCATAAATGATCGGCTGATTCTGGAACATCTTACCATGCCAAGTCACCGTATCATTACGGACCTCGATATCACGAGCCCCAAATGGCGCAGCATAGAAATCTGGGTGAAACTTGAACCTGCCAAGATTGTTCTCGATACAATGATTGTTGAAAGCTCTGACAAACACACTCTGAGGAACTGATGCGTCTGCACCAAACAGACACTTTTCCGAACCAAGAAAGTGGTGCAGAGGATTGGTAACCATCGAGATTTGCTTCTGGATCATCTTGAAGTAATCTGGAAGGACATTCCATATATCAACCCCTGAATGCTCCTTTGCAGCTTGCAGGTATGCTCTGATACACTTGCACAGAATGGCAGGAATTTCCTCTTCCAACTTTGTATCAAGTGTCGGGTCAGCATCCTTCACCTTTTTCAAAAATTGAAAAGTCACAAGACGTCGAATGATACTCCCTGAATTGTCCTTCCAACCTGGCATCTCATTACCTCCAAGGATACCAGGTGTCTTCCACTGCAGACTCAGAGCCTTTTCATTCTTACGCGCAATCGACAGATCCTCACCAGATACAATCGACTGAAACTCCGCCTGCTCGAGACATATGTCACCCTTGATCTCAGGACTGATGAAGATGAACCCGTCATAAATACTCCACAGACCAAACTTCTTCTCACTGTTATTCGACAAGACCCTCACATCATCTGCATCATAGAACTTTTTGACCACCTTGCAAATCAGGGTAGACTTTCCAGATCCTGCAATACCCTTGAAGAATGGTATAACCTGCCAGCAGTCAAGTTCACCTACATCATACAGAAGCCTACCAATGAATATGTACATCCACCTGCACACATCTGGAGAGAAACCCTGATAGGCCATAACCTTGTGCATGTTTGGTGTTGGAATGTTGTACCAATCGGGAATGTCCTCATACGTGTTGAAATCTGTATCAAAATACTTTGAACTGACTATGGTCGGATCAAGCGAATCATACCCCTCAGACCCATACGGCAAAAACTTACACGCATAAGGATCCTCTTCAGTCGTACCCATGAAGATACCATTTTTGAATGACCATGTGTGGCGATTCTTCTTGAGTTCAGGAAACTGCAAGTCGATACAGTCTGACAAGTGTTTCACAGCATCCTTCACTGCTGTGCCCTTACTCGTCATCTTGCACCACATGTCAAACTTGTCCTCCTTCTGAGTCACAGAATACACAAACTCCTGGACAGGCATAACCTGCTCAAACGCCCTCGTCTTGAAACCTCCTGCAGTCAGAATCTGTCGGCAGCAGTACCCCTTGTATCTCTTCAGCCTCATAGTGAATAGCTTTTCAAAAAGATACAGCAGAAGATCTTGGTATCCTGTACGAGACTCTTCAGCAAGATACATTGTAGACAAACGTGAGATATTAGAGTCTGACGAAGCCACCTCATACGGGTTCTCCAACCTCTGACGGCGACGAACATAGTGATAGATCATTTCATAAGCCCCATTGAACTCCTCCATAATACGAGCGATACGAAGCTCGTTCGACATTTCATTACCATTGATGTCGACAGATGAACTGTCCAGCAGGCCAAGTTCGCTCAGGCGATGCCGAAGACTGATGAGAACCTGGATACAAAGTTTGTTTTTTTCAACAAGCACCGCCATATCGATATTCTTCGGAATACTCTCGTCAGCGTCACTCTGAAAGAAATGCCAAAAACCAAAATTGTGCAGAGAGTCATGATTCATGTCAGTCTCATCAAGACGAGCACGCTTCTCGAGACCAGTAACAGTCTCAAACAGTGCATCCTCATTCATATCACTGAACCTGTTCTGAATGCTCTGCATCTTACGCTCGGACTCCTCAGCACACGCCATTTATTGATTAGCATCTGTATTTTTTAGTTGAGTCTTGGCGGCAACCAGCTTTACCATGAGCTTATTCAGGGTATCCAGACTTTTTGAAACCCCCTTCATGACATCGGCGATAGACTCGCCATCCTCAGTCTGAAGGCACCCGAGTACCAGCTCAAACGGGTCAACCTCCTGCATATCGTCCTCTTCCTCCTCGTGCTGAATCTCGGTTCTTGGCATACTTGTCAGGTGCAGAGAATATTCGGGTGTAAAATTGGCGCGAATTTTTTTCTATGCGTATATCAAAATGGCCGGTGGTTTAATGCAGCTCGTTGCTTATGGCGCTCAGGACGTGTACCTGACCGGTAACCCCAAGGTTACCTTCTTTCAGGCGGTGTACAAGCGTCACACCAACTTTGCTATGGAGACTATTCAGCAGACCATCAACGGTAGCCCTGGTAACAGCTCCCGTCTGTCTGTGGTAGTTGCCCGCAACGGTGACCTGCTGGGTGACATGTTCGTCTCTCTGCAGCCAAACGCCACCCTTGCCCTGACCTCTAATCTGTACAACGTCGATGTCAACTGGATTGCTGAGCGTGCCATCACCTCTGTGGAGCTGTCCATCGGTGGTCAGCGTATTGACAAGCACTTCCAGACCTGGTGGAGACTGTACTCTGAGCTGTTCCGTGACGAGACTGAGCGTATCCAGTACAATAAGATGGCAACTGCCGGTAATCAGCAGGGTACCTCTCCATCTTCCGACAACCGGGTGTACCTGCCTCTTCTGTTCTTCTTCAACCGTAACCCAGGTCTGTACCTGCCCCTGATTGCCCTGCAGTACCACGAGGTCCGCCTGGATTTCGAGCTGCCATCCAACTTCAACAGCTACTTCGGTTCCTCTTCCCAGATATTCGAGGTGTGGGCCAACTATGTGTTCCTGGACACTGAGGAGCGTCGCCGATTCGCCCAGAAGGGTCATGAGTACCTGATTGAGCAGGTGCAGCACACTGGCGGTGACACTATCACTGCTGCTGGTTCTGCCCAGACTGTTCGTCTGTCATTCAACCACCCAGTGAAGGAGCTGATCTGGTGCTACCAGAATGCCACCCCTTCACAATACCTGAACTCCCTGTGGAACTTCTGCACCAACCCAGCTAATGTATACGTTACATCCAACATTACTGCTCTGCAGGGTCTTGGTACATCTGTTAACCCCAACTCAATTGGTTCTCCAATGGTATACCTCGGTAACGCGTCAACTTCCAATGTTACTCTTGGTACTTCCGTCACCCTGCCGTCTTCTAATATCTGTGCTGGATGGGTTGAGGAGGGTGCACCATCTGCAACTGCAGGCCTGGAGACTGGCCCACTGTCCCAGTTCAAGCTGATTCTGAACGGTCAGGATCGCTTCAAGGAGCAGTACGGTAAGTACTTCAACCAGTACCAGCCTTCCCAGTACCACAAGGGTAACCCATACCCAGGTATCTACTGCTATTCCTTCGCCCTGCAGCCAGAGGAGCACCAGCCAACCGGCACTTGCAACTTCTCTCGCATTGACAACGCTCAGGTGCAGGTAACCCTGAAGTCATCCGCTCTGGTCAACACCCAGAAGCTGTTCGCCGTCAACTACAACGTGCTGCGCATTCAATCTGGCATGGGTAAACGAATTCAGCGTCGCTGCTGACTGTTCACTGCTCATAAAAGTAGCCTGGCCGAGATTAGCCATCTCGGGATAAACCCAGCTGCTAGTCGGCCAAACGACAGAACAAATTGTTCTGGGCGAGACCGGCGAGATATCTTGTTGTTCGGGAAACCCCTTAGAGCCTTACATACCAAGGTTGTATTCGAAAGATGCAACTGGCCGAGAGCAGAACTCGGAGCGATTCATTCGCGGGTGGTATCAATAGATACCGCGACGGTAACAATTGTAAGGATTGGGCAATCCGCATGCTTACTGCCTAAAGGTCAATTTAAACAAGTACTCGTACTTGGAACTTGGACCCATGGTAGGGCGTCAGAGACTGAACGGATATCGGCTGGTGGATCACAAGGTCCACTGGCTTAAGATACAGTCCGTCCCTTGGGGAAACTCAGGGGTTGGCCAACGGGTCTGGCCTTTTCTAACTAGGGGGTTCTTGCAACCTCTCTTAAAAAATACATTCTATTCAATTACAAGGTTGAATGGATCAAAAAAAGTGTACAAACTGCAGCAGGGGATTTCAGGATCTGAATCAGTTTGTAGGACGCAGGGGAGAACCCTGCAAAACATGTAAAAAATGCAGGGAAAAGGGAAAAATACACGATAACAAACCAGAAAGGAGAAACACGCAGCACTTGCAGCCGAAAAGGGTTCGGTGTATAGCAAGACTTCAAGAGAACGAAAAAAGAATGGTGCAAATGAAAAAACACATGACATGGAACAGACATGTATATGGGTAAAAAATGACAAATCTCGTGAGAGAACATCTTCATGGAAAAAGAAAAACCTAAATGAACGACTGGGTCACGCGCAGAGGAGTGCAGAAAAAAGATGTCACGATTGGTATCTTTCTGACGAGTTTGCAAAGGATCTATTTATACAGCCATGTCATTACTGCGGATTTCTAAATCTCGAAATTCGGTGTAATGGGATAGACAGAATGGATAATACGAAATGTTATATACCTTCGAACTGTGTTCCGTGCTGTAAGTGGTGTAACTTTGCAAAACATACTCTAAAGTACCAAGACTTTATTGAGTTGTGTCATAAGATAACACTGCATAGAGGAGTAGGTCATTTAGAAAATAATGGAAATAAAGTGCAGCAAGTGCAGACGTCTGTGGACACCTGATTCTGATCACAAAACATGTGATCAATGTAGGGAAAGAGGTAGAAACTACAAGGAGGATTGCAGCAGGGATCCTAAGAAAAGGGCAAATGAGCTTAGAAGAGATGCAACAAAAGGTAAACGAAACTATGCATGGGACCTGCCTATGGACTATGCAGAGTCGCTTGTAGTACAGCCGTGTCATTACTGTGGATATCTGGAATTAGACATTCATTGTAATGGTATAGACAGGGTAGACAACGATATAGGGTATCTGGTATCAAACTGTGTACCGTGTTGTACAATTTGCAACATGGCAAAACATAAACAGTCATATGACACATTCATAAACATGTGTCATAGAGTGTCGAATAAACATTCTCAGACAGTTTTGCCGCTCTTTTTGGCTATAGTGATTCTGGTTAGTTCTCCCACTCAATAGGGCATGGATACACGACATCAATCTCGGTAGGTGGCATCACAGGATTCCTTGGTCGGTTCACACTAAACTCTTCTATTGAAATAAACCATTCGAATCTATTGTACTGCTTTGCAGTCTCATGAGCATAGTCCCATGCACCTTCAGTCGTGTCAAACACACCAAGTGTCTCAGATTCGTCAGTCTCTGAACTGACCAGCTTCACTACATACATGGTCGTTGGCTGAGCAGTTCTATATGTAAAAGGCCACATCACTAACAATTAAAAGAACAATCCCTTTAATTGTTAATGGATCTCATAGGAATTCATATCTCACGAGCACCACACTGGCCTATCCGTCTCGTGAACACCTACAAGGTGCCAAACTCTACAATTCTCGTGAACACATGCAACAGGGTTCAGTACTTGTGCGAGAGAAAAGACAAACCACATGTTCTCGAGTGCTTCAGGGATTCTGGTCTTACCGAACACCTCGATATGTATTATGACAGGGAATGTGTCAGGAAGTTATTTGATATTTCATTCGGGCTAGATTCCATGAATTACGGAAACACGATAGTTCGCAAACAATTGCTCGAGGCGAAACATACGGGTGGAACCCCAAACTTAAAAAAGATCGTCTCAGATGTGGTTGGAATCTCAGAGGATCTTATACCTATTGGAGGGTACAGGCAATTCACAACTGCTATACGGTTCTTAAACAATCTTGGTCTGCGAAAGGTTCACATAGTCACAGGTGGAGAGGTCATAGGTCAGACTTCCAGACCCGTATGGGATCCTGAATCGTTCAAGTGTGATGCTGTAATATTCAGTGGAAGATTCGACAAGCGAATTGCCGAGGCTACATTCGACCCGCAGTGCCAGTTTTGTATAAATTTTAACATGAGTGCACAGACCCCAGATAAATTTACAGACTTGACGCGTTTGTTCGATTCACATGTTTCAAAGGGTGGTCCTGTAATAACAAATACACGACCAATCGCAGACTTGTACTGGGAAAAGATCGAAGAGGGCCAAGCAAAGAAACTCATGGTGAACAAAATGAAGTCAATGGGAATATCTTCTGGGGAAATCGAGGCACTATTTGACAGATCTGTTTGATAGAACCTTTACTATACAATATGCGCCGAATGCCACTGTAGGTAGTACAGTTGCGTTGTATATGACCTGGAGTATGCTTGGACGTGGAAATGGAATCAAGACATTCACCTTGGTTCCATTCTTTGTAGTTTCATATTCAGCCTCTGCTACAATCTTGTTACTGTGCTTGTCTCGAAGGATTACAGCGTACTGAGTCATTCTTTTAATAAAAATGTTGATAATTTCTAGATGGACAAAACAATTGTATTAATTATCATAATCGCAATTGCGTGTATGTTTTCCTCATCGATTGGAGGTGCTGTTTGGTACTTCTGGGATGACCTAGTCGGTACACCATAAGATGACAAAATAACAGGAACCAGCGGGACAAACAGGTAACTCCCCTACAGAAGGGCCGTTGGTCGCTAGAACCTGTAGACACACTCCCATTCGAATGACTCTGCACCAAAGCATCCTCTGATAACCTCTGCAGCCTTGTCAGGTTTGAAATCCTTTGAGCAGCAAAAAAGGTCAATGTACACCTTTGAATCTTCTGGGTATGTGTGAGCAGATAGATGGCTCTCAGAGAGTACAATAACTCCGGTTGTACCAATAGGTTCAAATTGATGAAATGCTCTGTTTACTTCAGTGAGTTTGAGTTGGTCTACTATTAATTCTAATATGGACGCAAGTTCATCTGACCTTTCAATAATCGTACCTCTGAGTACACCAAAGATATGACTCATTGTATTACTTTATGTATATTTTTCTAGAACCTGACATGACATACTTGCCACCCCTTGGGCCTGTCATGACTTTTCGGCCACTCTTGTTAAGGCCGGTTCTCGCCACAAACTTGTAGACACGCTTTCCATCAATCACAATGTACTCACCGCCACGTACGCCAGTCACGATATTTCTACCCTGAATGTTCTTGGAAGTCTCTTTGGCAAACTGCAGAAGAAGCTCTCTTCTGGTAGGCATTTATATATTGTTAATATTATAAATGGACCTTCTTATAAAGTTCATTCATATACTATTGATACTATACGTTATGTTTGGTAGTTTTGTCCTCAACGGACCAGAGTCGAAAATGCTGTACTTTTGGGTAACAACAGGTCTCATAGTTCACTGGTTCACTGGGTCAAGGGTATGCTGCCTGACCATGGCTGAAAATATACTCACTGGAAAACAGAATACAGATTCTTTCCTGTACAGAACAATAGACCCTGTATACAACCTCAAGGATACTATACCTGATGGTGATTTCAGAGAGTTTGTCAAGTGGGCAACCATTATTCTGTGGGCCCAAAACTTACTCAGAGAAGGACCCATACTACCAAGCTTAAAAGATATAGGCCTGTTCAATAAAAGATGAACTGGAAAGAGCTCGATGACGACGAGAGCGCAACGTGGCCCATCAGAGACGTCCTCGTATTGTTAAAGGACATTCCAATCGGAGAAGGTTCAGAACTCGACAACGATCTCGTGGATCTCAAAGACCTCATCGAACTTCACACTGCCAAATTTAAAGAGAAGATTGAACGGACAATTTCAATTCAGAGAAAGATGAACTCTATACTGGCAGAATCAGAGGATATATTGACAATTATGAAACGGCTAAAAAACGTGGTTGGTCATGATAAGATACTCGAGGGTGTTGAAGACTACACAAAGTCACTCGACATAGAAAACCTAACAGAGGAGTATAGAAAATGTACCATGGAAGTGAATGAGTACAGAAAGGTGTTCAAGAGTTTGAGAGAAGTTGAAAAATATACATGTGCAGTATGTCTTGAAGCTATGTGTGATACATTTCTTGATCCATGTGGCCACACAGTCTGCTCTGACTGTTCATCACGAATCAATAGAAAATGCCCTTATTGCAGGGGGTCAGTTCACAAGAGTGTTCGAATGATCTTCTCGTGACTTCCAGTATTTTTTGGGGTCCTCCAAGTAAACCTTGTACTCGTTCTCGCCATCCTGCTCTGTCCCAACCCTTGTGGACCCATCAGGCAATTCAGTGACCAGATTCACTTTGATACCTGAGAGTGTCTGACCGAGATCATATTGATTCCCGTCAGGATCCTCGATCCACAAGTGCCAGCACCCTGCAGGGCCCCAACAGGCAAATCCGTGAACCAAAGAACAGTCTATGCCCTGTCTGCACATCTCTTCCCAAATCTTAATCGTCTTCTTCACAACTGACCACCCTCTGCGTTCTCTGGCTCGAACTTTCATTCGCATCAGAGATCGCTTGTACGCAGCAGAAGGATCCTGCAAGCCTTCGGTTTCCATTAGAAAAATGAGGACTACTAATATCAGAATGGAGGAAATCCTTAGACAAAATCCAAACAAGTTTACCACTTTCCCAATCAAGTATCATGACCTATGGGCACTCTACAAGAAAGCAGTAGCCTCCTTCTGGACAGTTGAAGAGATTGACTTCAATCAGGACCTCATTGATTGGGACACGAAGCTCACAGAGGGTGATCGTCACTTCATCAAGATGATTTTGGCCTTTTTCGCCGCATCAGATGGGATTGTATTTGAGAATTTAAGCATGAATTTTGTAGATGAGGTTCAGATTGCAGAGGCTCGATCGTTCTATGCTTATCAGGGTTTCAACGAGAGTATTCATGGAGAGACTTATTCACAGCTCATCGAGAAGTACATCAGAGACCCAGAAGAGAAATCAAAACTTTTTGGGGCTCTCGAGCACTTCGATTGCGTCCGGAGGAAAGCCTCCTGGGCCCTCAAATTCATGGATCGCAGCCGCTCTTTTGGGAGCCGCCTTGTTGCCTTCAGTTGTGTCGAAGGAATCTTCTTCTCCGGGAGCTTCTGTGCCATCTTCTGGCTCAAAAACAGGGGGGTTATGCCCGGACTTGGATTTTCAAACGAACTCATATCCAGAGACGAAGGATTACATCTTGAATTTGCAGTGGCTCTTTTCAGACACCTGACAAATAGGCCTTCCAGATCAGAGATTCTCGACATTGTTACTGATGCAGTATCTATCGAAAAGGAATTTATCCAAGAAGCCATCCCAGTCAAGCTGATTGGGATGGATTCCGAGAAGATGGGTGCCTACATTGAATATGTTGCAGACAGACTCCTGAAGCAGTTGGGTCTGGAACCTCATTGGAAGACACAGAACCCATTTGATTGGATGGAGAATATCTCTCTGGAGGGCAAGACGAACTTTTTTGAGAAGCGGGTCGGCGAGTACTCGAAGCAGATTGAGTCTGCGTCTGGTGGTGTTATAAATTTTGATGAAGAGTTCTAATGAAACACTATATAATTCACAATGACGTACTTGTGGATAGGAAGAAGATACTACAAGATCAGTTGGACAAACATAGTATTACAGATGTCGAATGGGTCACAACGTTTCCTGCAAGTCACCCAATTATTTCACAGATTAAAGAAGAGACTGGTACTGTTTTGCCTTTAGGGCATATATCTTGCAGTATGAAACATTACGACGCGTTGAATCGAATGATAAACGAAAATATACAAGAGGCTATCATATTCGAAGATGATGTTGTCATAAGTGTTTTTTATGACGAAGACAAAATTCCAAAGTATCCATATGTAAAGCTGGGGCAGGGTCCACCTGATTGTAGGGTACCTCTCGGACATCCACTATGTGAAGTACCAAATGCAGGCGGTTCAGAGGCTTACTATGTTACAATTGATTTTGCAAGGGAATATCTGTTAAATGTATCACTTGCTCTAAATGTTGATCTGGAACAATACTTTTTCATGAGACGAATAGGTATGAAACCAGTATGTCTTTCCATGTGTAACCAAGAATTCAAAACGTCGTTCGAAACAACACATATTGATTATAAACCCATAGCCATTGATTATTATCATGGAAGAATTCCTGTGTTCGATATAACTAAAGTACTAAATAGTCTTTAATTTAATGGGCTTCACAACTGACTGGTTCTCTCACAATATACCAGTATGGGACTCAGTAATCCCAAAGACACCGGGACAAAACATCATAGAGATTGGTTCTTTTGAAGGAAAATCGTGTATATGGTTCTGTGAGAATCTTCCAAACTCTACGGTGACCTGTGTAGACACATTCGAAGGATCTGACGAACAATATGATGGTCTTCGCGAAGGACTTTACGAAAGATTCCAGGAGAATACTCTCGAATTCAGGGATCAACTAACTGTAATCAAAGGATACTCCGATAAGGTGCTACGGTCAATTGAGCCAATCGAAACATATGATGTAGCATATATCGATGGGTCTCATCACACATGTGATGTACTAGCTGATGCAATACTTACATTTCCACTAGTAAAGTCTGGTGGTCTTATAATATTCGACGACTATAACTGGCCTATACATGAGGGTACTCTTGCAAACCCAAAGATGGGAATAAACGCATTTGTTGCATGTTACGCAGACAAACTCGATGTCGTATCAATTGCTTACCAGCTCATAGTCAGGAAAAGATAGATGGTCTGGTACCATTTACTAATTTACTCTTTCCATCGTGATGTATTCCCTCTGATATATATCTTTCAAAGTCTTCTGTTGATTGTCCTTGATGCTTATCATCGTGTGCATGGGCATAATTCTTAATCTTGTTCTGGAGATGTTTTGCATCCCCAAACGAACTGAGATGCCAACCAGAATCTGTAATTATAGGAAACCTCCATCGGTTATACCTGAAATGGTTTGGTCCGTGATACTTGAGATCCTTCACGGTTGTAACTACGGTTCCTATCCAAGGTTCTCCAGTGAACATATAGTCGAATGAGTACTCATACATTGTCATGTGTAGACCAAATGTACCAGTGCCTCGCGGAATCCTGGCTGGATCAGGAATCTCATCAACATCAGAAATCATTATTGTTGCATCGTCAGGAACCCCATCAAGGCCAAGCTTGATGCAGTCTCTCTGGTGCTTCTCCAGATCCCATAACCCCCTCTTTTCATGACATATAGGAGCCTCTATATACCTAATCTTTGAAAGATACTGTGAAAACCGCTCTTTATTCTCTTTGAAGTGAAGGACCTTTGGATTTCCTGCATGTGTCTCTGGTGATTCAACAAGCACAAAAAGGTCCGCATGATCCCATAGGGCCTTGAGTCTCATTTCGAGAACATCAAACTCATTAAAGAACATGAATGCGTCTACGAGCATTTCTCTATACAAAGATCGTGGTATCTCTTTAATAATTCAGTTTCGTCAAATCCATTCTCCCTTTGTGCAGTATAAGCCATATGACAAGTCACTAGACCTGTATATATACCTATGCGTCTGTTCATTTCGATAGACAACATATTTATTCTGTCTTCGTCATTATCATCTATACACTGCAACAGATCAAAGTCCCTCGACATGAATGTTACAAAGTTTATGTTAAATGTCCATGTCCTGTGAGTAGCTTCATAGAACATAACCGGAATGGTATCAAGTGACCCGTCAAAAAACATATTGTGAATAGTATTCGCATGTTCAGATGTAAATGGATCTGTATTATCAAACTTTATACCCAATAGGGTTGTGCACACAGGATTATTTACTACAAAAGGTGATACAAATAAAGAATCGACATCACATGGTCTCATCTCGATGAATTTTTGAAATTTATCAACATCTATATAGACAATATCATCGTCACATTTTATAAGAATAGTGTCTTCCTCTGGATATCTTTCACGAGTATAGTACTGATAGTACTCTTTGTAGGTAGATTTGTCCTTTACAGACATGATGTTATTCGGCCATCTCTCGTTGAGCCATTCCTCGTCTTCTTGTGTTCGTGTATAGTCCCATATATGAATTTCTTCTATGAGTTTTCTCTTGTAGAGCTCATCTATATATCTTGATAATATATTCATGTATCTCCGTCTTCCGGCAAATACAGAGAATATCCTCATTTAAAGAAACCTGTCGCATTTCTCTAAATGAAGAAAGCTCTTGCGACTTTTGTCATTGGTGCCGAGTACACTGAGTTTTACAAGAGGTTCCGTGAATCTCATGTGAGGTATTGTGAAAGGTACAATTGGGAACTCATTGAAATATCCGACCCACTAGACAATGAGTCTGACAGAAAAAGTATAATAGCACAAAAGGTTCTGGTTGGTACATTTGAAGACTATGATACAGTTGTATGGATTGATTCAGATATATGGATCACAGATGACTGTCCAGAGATTGAGACAGTTGACCCAACAAAGATAGGGGTATGTTCACATACGGTATATGGTAACACAGCTTTACAAGAGTATGTTGCAAAAAAGAGAGGATGGGACGAAAATAATTATTACAAGTCATATGGGTTATCAGATGGTATACCACATATAAATGCAGGTCTCATGGTATTTCACCCAAAGTCACATTCATGGTATCTTAAAGATGTTTATAGAGATCTGTTAGATTTTGTGAGTACAGTTCCTAAAACTGATAAAAATGGCAACTATGAACACTATGATCAACCATATCTTGGTCACAGGTTCTTTGTAGATGATATATATGAAGTTCTCGAATGGAGGCACAATTGTGTTTGGCCAGTCTACAGATGCATCCTCGCAGAACCATATTTGAGTCAGGGTGCACTCGTGAGACCCATGAAGACTCTCATGGAATATGCATATTCTGTTCATTTCACTGACAGGGAGGATATAGATGTTCTTGAATATGTGAAAGGAATTAAGAGTCAAGATGTCACACTTTCTCAAGATGATATAGACAATGGTATCCTATTTGAACCCATATTCAGACTCCATAACCACAATATAACTGTACCTGCAGGAACATGCCTCAAGTTCCCTGCAAATCAGTATGGGTTTGTCAAACCGAAAAATATATGTATTGATAATAAATGAGTCATGTTAAACGAGATGGTAAATGTTATGACCTAAATTACACAATAAGGTATAATGACGGATTTGAACTGTTGGGATATGCAAGCACATTTTCATTAATGTCTAGTCTGGCTATTGTAGCATTGTTTTTTAACCGAAAGATTGCAATAGGAATATTTGTTATAGGATGTATATTTATCAATTATCAAGTGTATTCTAAAAGACCAACTGTTATCAATCTCAATCCAGATGTAGCTAAAGAAGTAAAATGTCCACCCATTGACTTTGACTATAATCAGCAAGCACGAAATATAAATGCGTGCATGGAAGAAAATATGAGGAGAATATGCCCAGATATTACCAAACCGTGTTCGGAATCAATCGATTATTCTGGGTGTGACGTTTATAAAGAATATAACTTATATGTGAATGCTTAGATCCTGCAAATGAGCAGGTTATTGTCAAATAGGTTTCTAGGATAGTGTAATAGTTTTACAATTTCTACAGACGTGAATTTAGACTTTAAAACGTCAAATGATCCGTACCACTTTTCGCAATCTGAGTGTGTAATGTCTTCCACTATGTAAAGGCCACCAGGTTTCAACTTGTGAATTGAATTCAACATAAAAGTAAACCCTGCATCAAACTCATGAAGACCATCATCAATTATAACATCAAACAGAACGTCTCCTATATCCGTCCAAAGCTTGTCAATGGACCCTGCATCAGTCTGATCAACTTGAAAAGTCCGTATATTTCCCTCGGTAAATAAGGTATCTGAATCGATATCAGCTCCATATATGTGAGCATCTGGTAACCATTCTGACCAAGCTCTCTGAGAAGCACCTGGTTTGTAATCTGGAACCCATCCCATATTAGATTTTATGTCAGTGTTAATTGTTCCGAGGCCCAATTCAAACAAGTTTACATCAGACCCTTTTGATTTCAGACAGCTCAATAGAGGGTCATAAATAGTGGTATAGTTGTGATTCGAGTTACTGTCTCCGCCTTTATCACTACCATATTTAAGCATTAGACTTCCGAGAGACATTTCTATGTATTAAATATCAGCTACCTTTAAATGATAGCTCTAACAGCTTTCGTTATAGTTATTGTAGTTATCATATTGGCTCTCAGTTTTGCTCCGAAAAAAACAGGGTACACCTCACTCGATGAGGCTTACATAGACCCCGCAGTTTACGAGGATGTCATCACTGAAGAGGAACAGCAGTACATTTTAAAAACTGCAGAGCCAATGTTTGCCAGGAGTTCAGTTGTTGGTTCAGACAAACCATCAGATGCACGAACCTCAGAGACTGCATGGATTCACAAAGATGATGCAGTAGTTGGTCCTATGATGCAGAGAATATGTGATCAGTTTGGGGTTCCTCTGGAAAATGCAGAGTCCCTGCAAATTGTCAAGTACATGCCCGGAACATATTACAGAGAACATCATGATTCTTGCTGTGATGATAATGATACCTGCAAGAACTTCAGTGCAAATGCAGGTCAGAGGATCAGGACTATATTGCTGTACCTGAATGATGACTTTACAGGTGGTGAGACTGGGTTCCCAACACTTGATATGAAACTCAAGGCCCCGCCGAGGGGTGCAGTCATGTTCTACCCAATGGCTAAGAATAATCCAGAGGCGTGCCATCCAAAAGCTCTGCATGCAGGCCTACCAGTCGATACAGGTGTCAAGTACATCTGCAACATCTGGATCCGTGAGAAAAAATGGGCCTAGAGGTTTACAGGGTATACATAGTAGGAAGCAACTCATACAATGGCAACTCCAATGATCACCGCTGATACTCTCTCTACTCTCAAGTTTTCCGATATGCGCATCAACAAGAACCGCGGTCGTTCAGTTCTACTAAGCACAGAGTCTCTCCCAAAGATTTTCGTAAAGTTGCCTCAGCTGCGGTCTCCTTACGGTCTCAGCAGCTTTGTTGATGAGAAGTCTGGGTCTGTCTCGTATTCCCTTGATCTCTCTCTGACTCCAGAGATGGAGGCTATCTTCACCGAGCTTGATGACAAGGTTCTGACTGCAGTCGCCGATAACTCAGAGGCTTGGCTGGGTCGCAAGTACTCGCGAGAGGTTCTTGCAGAGGCTCTGTACAAGCCTTCTGTCCGCAAGTCCAAGAAGCCAGAGTATCCTTCTACTGTTCGTTTGAAGGTGTACGCCAATCCTGATGGCACTCTCAATCCCAAGGCGTATGACACATCCCTGCGCCCGATCAAGATGGAGCAGCTTCGCAAGGGTCAGAATGTCAGGACTATGATTAACATTGCGTCCATCTGGTTTGTTGACAATAAGTTTGGGGTGTCGGTTCGTCTTCAGCAGGCTCAGTTCCAGGTTGAGGATGACATGGACAAGTGCGTTTTTGGAGATGAGGGTTCAGTAGTTGACAGTGAGGAAATTCTTGACGAGTAGTAAATGTATTCGTTCAAGAATCGCAAGGGTACCGTGAGGCTTGCGAATTCGGTCCAGAAGAAGAATAGTTTCATGTCTGAAAATGTAATTCGCAAAAATTTTAAAATTGTCAGGGGTGCTGTTGGTATAGGGTCCGGCACTTATGGAGATGTGTATGCAGGATACACAAACAAGACAATGCGGTTTATAGATGTCGTAAAAAAGTTCAAATCAGGTGTCCGTGATGATAATGAAATAGCTCTTACACGTAAACTGTATGGTGTTGTACCTCGTCATGTGGTACGCATAAGAAGCACTACAAAAGACACATTGGTAATGGATATGTATAGAGGCGGTGCTATTGGTGACTGGTTAAAGAAGACATCTGGCATCAATGATGGTATCATGATGGTTCTTATTTTACAGGTGCTTGTCACTCTGTACAAAATTCACCAAAAATACCCGTCCTTTAGGCACAATGATCTTCATCTCGGTAACGTTTTCATAGATGATAGGTACATCCAGGACCGTGGAGAACAACTGCATTCGTATAAGATACCACCGATTGGTGTGAGAGCTGTACTCGGCGACTTTGGTCTTGCTGGAACTCCTTCGTCTGACGTGTTTCCAGGGTATGGGATCTATCCAGGGAACGATGAGATGTATGATGCACACCTTTTCCTCAATGCTCTTCTGACTCGATATGCTAAAAAAAGAGAGAAACAACTTCCATTGACTGTGAAGTTTCTAGAGGATGTTCTGAAGGGAGGATACTCTGGAGAGACAAATACACATGTGAATCGTTTCAGACTTAAAGAAGGAGCACAATTCCCGTTTGATTTTCTTATGCTCTTGAATCACTTTTACTTTTCAGTTCCTCTGCGTAATGTTATGAAAATACCTCGCAAGACGAATCGGGCAAATAAGTTGAAAATGTACAAGCTCACCGAATCAAATATACGGTCATGGGGAGGTTCGTATGATCCTATACCTGAGCAGTTGTACAGCTTCATGCTCAAAAATCTCGGTGGTGGCGGTTCAGGTCCTAGCCCAAATCCAAGAAGAAATTCACGCCTGAGTCCGATTGTCGAAAACAACAAGGGAATTACTCATCCATACAGAGCATGGTCACCAATGTACCGTAAGAGATCTTCTGCAAAGCCCCAGACTGTCAAATACAAGAGGTCACCTCTGTCTCGGCCACAAAATCTCGAGAAGAATATTCGAGAATTCCTGAAGAACAAGAACTTTACAAAGGTTTCCCTGAAAAACATACGCATGCACCTTCAGACCAAGTACAAAGGGAATGCAACTCTCAAACCAAGAATAAAAGAGATTGTGAACAAGAAGATACTGAAGACCCCTCCGCCACAAAAGAGAGAAATTGTTAACAAGAAGCCTCTTCCAAAACTATTGAGTCCTCTCACACCTGTACCCATAGCCACAAGGGTTGCAATGTATCAGAAGGACAAAAAGAAAATGTATCCAGAGAAGGTGAGAACCTATCTGAAGAGCACTGGCGAGTATCAAAATAAAAACATAAATACATACCTAGCCCCATTTTCTAAAAAGCCACCAGTGGTTGAGAAGAAGCTCGAACTCACAAAGTTTATAGAAAGCCAGGGTATAAAGATATTACCACCTGCTCAAGGAAACTCAACAGCAATAAGCCCAGGCGGAAGACTCAGGATCGGTAAAAAACTGTGCACGGGGTACAAGAAGGATGAGCTTGTATCCTTTGCAACACGGGCAAAGGTTTCTACACAGGGTACCAAGGAGGTTCTGTGTGATCGTTTGAGAGCTCTGAAATTTATACCAGCCTAGTATAAATGTGGTACATTGTTCTCATTGTGATTATAATCGGTCTTTTGTTTTTCACACTCAAGGGGAAGCAGGTGACCGTGTACGGGTCAATGGACTGCCCCTGGACAGTGAAGCAAATCGAGTATCTAAAGAAGAAAAATATCGGTCACACATTCGTAGACTGTAATGGATCATGCCCTGATTTCGTGCAGGGGTATCCAACCACAAAGTACGGAGATGAGGTTCTTGTAGGGTACACAGAAGAATTTCCAGATGTATAATAAATGGCGAAAGATTCCTCGTCGACAATGATCATCATAATTATCGTGGCAGCAATCTTCTTCTCTTTAATTATCGGAGGTCTCTTATGGTATTTCTGGGACGATCTTTTCGGGACGAATTCCTCAGAAGAAGAAGATCAGAGTCCTGCTCCAGGTCCCGGTGGTTCCGGTGGTTCCGGTGGTTCCAGTGGTCCCGGTGGTTCCGGTGGTTCCAGTGGTTCCGGTGGTTCCAGTGGTCCCGGTGGTTCCGGTGGTTCCAGTGGTTCCGGTGGTTCCAGTGGTCCCAGTGGTTCCGGTGTTATTCCTTATCCTTCCTTATACATATCCACTTCAAATAATACCATAAAATTGTATTTTGATTCGGTTAATAGTGGTCGTAGTGTAAATTCATCTCTGATATCACACCAATTTACGTATCAACTGGTAGGAACTGATTTGACACTTGATATTGATACACCCGGTGGTTCGACTATTAAACCGTACAAAATTTCAGGTGATTTAAGTCAGATAAGTGATACTACTATGACACTTCTTAAACAAGTGATAACTACTACTACACCAACAGGCGGTGGGACATCTATACAAATTCCTTTTCCATCTTTATACACTGCTGACATTACAAATACCGATCGTCAATTGATATTTACTGATGGAAGTAATGGTACTTCCAAACTTTTCTCAAGTATTCGACCATTTACGTATAATATAACTGGTGACATACTGCAGATAATTGGAACATTTGTTAATACGTATAGAATTTCAGCTGGTGCTACTACTATTACAAGTATTAGTGGAGGTCTATTTACTACTGGTACAGTTTTCAATAAAGGAACTCTACCACCACCACCACCACCACCACCACCACCACCACCATCACCACCACCATCACCATCACCTTCTACAGTGACACTTCCTTTTTTTCCATCAGTATATTCTACTGGTAAAACAGAATCAACAGCAACAGGAGTTTCAACCTTCGAAAGAATTTATAATTTTGTCACTGCAACCGATGGTAATCAAGATTTCATTACAACCAAGATCGACAAGTCGGTATCTACTAGAAATTCACCATTCAAATATAGAATAAGTGGAAATTTGTTGACAGTTGATGTAACAGTTGCACCTGGGACTGTGGGTAGTTATCAATACACTATTTCAAATGATTTTAGGAACTTAAATGGTGTTGGTAGTAATGGTAATAATTTTACTAAACAACCTTAATTACTCAGAATCCAGAACCCAACTGCAAGCAGTAAGGTGTCAATCAGAGAATCGACTGGCTTCAGAATTGTAATGTACTTTGTGAGCACAGTGTTCCATATGTACCTGATGACCAACATCAGGACCACAATGGTAATGAGGGACACTAACAGTGCGCGGAAAAAATCAGCCTGTGATGTTGATTTAATAAGATCTCGCATCTTATTAAATGAACAGTAAAAAAATTGCCAAGATGGCTGGCATGAGCAAGAGGAGAATCACTGGAAAGGTTCCCAAAACAAATGGGAGCGAATCAGTATTCAAGTATGAGCCATGGGGTACCAAGGGTATCCATGCAAACAACTGCTACGACTATGCCATAGGTGACTACAAGTCATACAGACCCCAAAAATCAACTCCAGGGGATCGTGCAGGTATGCCTCCTATAGATACGAGCCTGAGAACATGTGCCGGCCTGAAAAAGAGGATGCTTGCAGACAACCCTGGAAACATCTATCAGTGCGGACCAAATACACCCTGTAGACGAGGGTTTTACAAGATTATGATGTTTGTTGCACCAACCAACGACTATGGTGAAACAACAGGTGACTTTCACTTTTACAAACAGCATCACCTTGTCAAGTATAGATGCAAGGCTGGAGACACTGTAGGCTCACTTGCAAAATTCTTCGAGGTTTCACCTTCAGCTATAAAAGGTGTCAAGGCTGGAAGAGTCATAACAGTCAGAGCTGATGTATTCAGTCATAAGATGGGTTGGGGAACTGGACCTCTGCTGGTAGACAGCAACAATAGGATTATCAAGAGCCCCATCACAGCCGGCAGAGATTACGGTTACAACTATACTGATTACTGCTCCTCGTACTGTGTCAGGAAAGGAAAGGCGAAATCAGGTGCGAAGAAACGGTAAATCAACTCCAATTTCTCTAATAATTTCAGTGAGAGTTTCTCTGTTCTCGACATCAAATTGAATATCAGTCATAACACCTTCATCATTCATAGCAGTAAGATCAAGCTGAAACAATCTATGGAAAATTTCAGTGGCTGCATCATTCATGGTTGTTCGTGTTGTACCAGTTGCACCATCTGAAGTCCTTGATACCGTGAGAATAACCCTGTACTCTGGTTTTACAAACTCAAACCTGCACACAGGACATGTACGGTGACCTGTGCTTTTCCACCTATCGATACAATCCGCGTGAAATGCGTGCCCGCACGGAAGACGTTTTAGAGAGCCCCTCGGGATCTGTACCAAACATACCGGACATTCATTGTGCCAAGGGCACTTACCTGTTCTCTGGCAAGGTTTTCCATCCCCCCTGATAGCCCCACAGACCATTACACCAAGCACTTATTTTCTATCGTGCAAATACAACTCAACAAATGGCTTGAATATAAATACAAGCAGAATTACCTGGGAAGAGAAGTCAACAATTGTGAGTTCCCTGAAATAGTCGGAGTACTGTACAAGTATCTTTGCATCAATCTAAAGAGCAAGGTTCCAAGAAGTAGCCATGTCGTCGATAGTCTGTTCCACAATAGATCCTATTCTAAGTGCTTGTCTAAAGTTCAAAGGTGATGTCAACTTACTAATGACTCATACTTTTGGTAATCTATTCGCTTACCAGGAGTATGTTATGCACAAGAGCACAATTGTTTTTCATTCGTGTACAATGGTCGAGTCTGCTACTTACTACACCCATATAGAGCTGGACCCGGAGGATGGTACACTCACATACTATAAGAATGGGGTTCACTCTGGAAAGAGATGGATTTCTCAATAATATTCATGATACTCTGATGAACCTCGTGAGCAGGTCGATCCGCATTCACAATAAACGACCTGTCCTTTACCAAATCGTACAGCCTCTTGTACTTTTCATCGAGTACCTGTAGATACTCTAGTGTAACCTTCGAGTCACCTGTAAACTTGCGTTTGGTAACTCGAGCGTAGCACTTTTCAGGATCAGACTCTAGAAAGATCCAATAGTCAGGATTCCATCCGATCCTCTGATAGAGTAGCTCGTATGCAATCTTTTCTTGTGTCGTCATATTTTGTGAAAAAACCTCTCTTGATGCAAGGGTGCTGCGTTCATACACGCCATTCCCATGATCCATAAAAGATGCGAGCACACTCGTCTGCATGAGGTATGCATTACCAATCGGGTCATTGTAAAACTCCTCGAGAGGCCACAAGTGTACTGGTTCCCTATACACTTCAATACCGAGCTTTGAAAGAAGATTGAGCTGTGTAGTCTTTCCGGCTCCTATATTACCCTCAATCGCAATCCTGACCATATTTTTATATTTTAATGAGTCGTTCTTCTAGTAGTCTTTCGTGTACCCCTCGAGACCCGTGAGATCTGTTGGTGTAGCCTGGCCAAACAGGGGCATGTTGCATCCAGCATCCTGCACCGTAGCCTGTTGGATAATCTCTGGTCCCATGCGCTGAAGCGTCTGTCTATAGTTGAAGTTGTCGAATGACCCTAGGCCGTTCGCCTGCATAAGACGCTCGTTTAAGAGCCGATTGCTTGTCACAACTGTCATGCACCTCCCGTCTGACATCCCGAATCTCGTCGACATTTAATGTGGGTTCATATTTTTTTTGATACGCCTTGACTAGTTGGGTGATTGGGTGACCAAACATTGTAAATTTTTTCTTTTCATTCGGCTTGTCTGGCAATATACACTTCTGCAGGCGAGTAGCCACTTTGCGATATGCAGAAGCAATTTCACCGAGCCTCTGAGCACCAGTCACAATGACAGCTCCCGATGCAAATATACTCACGGTAACTGGCTTGTCCCCTGGTATCGTAGAAGGAACTTTTATGATGACACCAGAGTACTCCTCCGGTCTGAAGTTCAGTGGATAATCACTAAACTCTGTAATCACCTTGTTAAACAAATCCAATCGATGACTCATAGTAAAGTTTGTATTGATCATGACAATCTCAAACTCCTTGATAAACCCACCCTCTGGATTGAACTCCTTTATGAGCACATTCAGTTGATCGCGAATTCTCGAACAATCAATCAAGTCGCTGCAGCCAGCAACTTGAACAGCGCCATTTGGAAATAGCTTGATTGATTTTTTGCTGCGATCGTCAGTGTACCCAACCGTAATCTGATTCATAAATTTGGTGGGAGTCAGAGTCCAGTTAAACGTCCGTGAAGCACCAGGACCGAGACTCATATCGATACCATCTCCAATAGCCTCCCTCATAGCCTCAAGATTGAATGGCTTACCAATATTGGCAACCATTGTGATGGTGGTAATCTTGAGCCACGAAGGACGCAACTCTTTGGGAAACGACTTGCGGACTCGTGACACATCGAGCAGGAACTTTGCCGTAGCCTCCATACAAAGACGCTCCAGGATGACTGACTTGTTTAATTATAGAGTCAAGCTCTTTAGTGATATATGAACACCCCTTTCGAAACGCTTTACATTTGGTCCCCTGAGGACACCCAACAAATGTACAAAAATGGTGTCCTGTCATGTCCCAAGTAATAATACTATCAAGCCAGACCAATGGATCTCCCAGGAGTCACCCTACGTCCCTATCAGATTGAGGGGGTGTCATGGATGTTGAAACAAGAGAAGCTTGGGGGAGGGTTCCTGTGTGACGAGATGGGTCTTGGCAAGACTATACAGATGCTGAGTGTTATACGAGCACATGGTGGTAAAACACTGGTAATAGCCCCAAAATCAGTTGTTCACCAGTGGGAAGAGGAGATTAAAACGAGAGGAATACGTGACACGGAGGTGATAACATATCAAAAGGCGGAAATGTTCATAGGTACAAAGTGGCATCGAGTTGTTCTTGATGAGGCTCACGAGGTTCGAAACAAGAATACAAAAACACACAAACGCATCAAGAGTATATGTGCACAAATTCGGTGGATTGTTACAGGGACACCTGTATTCAACTCAATGGCTGATTTTGCAAGCTTGTGCTCATACATTGGGATTTCCCAGATGGAAGTTCAGACATCATCTGATAAAATCAGAGATACAAGAGTCTTGAGACGCACCAAAGCTGATCTCACAGAACAACAGCTTCCATTCTGCCACGTGGAGACTGTTGATTTGGAAATGTCAGAGGAGGAGGAGAACCTCTATGTGAATATGTTTGCACGATCATCTATTCGTGCAAAGACTCTCACGTCAAAAGACTCTATGCAGCTGCTGGAAATGTTTCTTCGACTCAGGCAACTCATGATATGGCCATCCATGATACCAGATATCGAATACAAGTCTGAGAGCACGAATAAAATGGATCGGCTCGTAAGTCTCTTGCAGGAACACCCAGACGAAAAGTCGCTTATTTTTACCCAATTCCATGCAGAGTCTGATCATATTAAAAAGGTTCTCACTAGGCTCGGGTTTCCTGTTTTCCGTATAGACGGTTCCGTAGACGCTGAAGGCAGGATATATCAAATTTCAAATTTCAAAAAGGCTCCTCAACGAGCTGTCTTTCTCATTCAGATCAAGGCAGGTGGTCAGGGTCTGAACCTGCAAGAGGCTTCCAGAGTGTACATCATAGGACCTGCATGGAACCCTGCTACAGAACTTCAGGCTATAGCAAGAGCCCACAGGACTGGACAGAGCAGAGAGGTACATGTGAAGAGGCTTGTGTACACATGTTCATTTGTTCCGAGCATAGAAGAGTCTATTCAGGAACTGCAGAACCATAAGATGGTTATAACTTCTGAAGTGCTCAAGGATCAACGACTTGCTCCAGTTGGCAGGAGACTCAATGCAGTAGAACTCAAAAAGTTCTTTGTGTGATAATAATAACTGATGAGTACTCCATGTTCGTCTCCTCAGTTGAATGTTCTATTGTATGATACAACATCAAACAGATTTTATTTTAAGGCACGTGATTTCAATGGTAAGATCGTAGATGAGTTTTTTGCGGAGCCATTAACCTTATTGTACTCATATGGAACTTCTTCTAATCCTAGGTATGTAACAAGGTCTTTAAACAGTCGTACACTTCTAACTATAACTCTTGTTACTGGAAGAAATGGAAAAACAGTGATTTCGAAAACGTCGACAACTCCAGCAGGTAGTAGAACATATACTGGTCCTCCTTTATCTTTAAGCGTCTTCGTTGTTACAAATAATTGTGTACAGGGAACCCGTACTTTACAGTTCCCCCCTGTCCCAGCTCCTTCCAGTCAGGTTCCAGCCCCCAGATTCTCCCCTGCCCCATCACAGCCACCCAGATTCTCCCCTGCGCCATCACAGCCACCCAGATTCTCTCCTACCCCATCACAGCCACCCAGATTCTCTCCTGCACCGACTCCTGTAACAGCATGCAATTTGCCATCTTCAAACATGTTGTTGTACAATGAAACAACACGAACCTACTTTTATATTATTAAATCTCTAATCCCCCTTCGCGTCACAAACGTATATAATCTAGATTTCTCTAAAATGTCTTTATTAAAGGTGAGTAGAACCTCTTCGAGTATATTCTATCTTATGATCGGAAGAGACTATTATAAATTTACACAGCGTCCTGGAGTTTCTACAACAGTTTTTTACGTACCAGAAATCCCTTCAGATGTACAAGATTTTAACAGAATTGTAACCTTCACTTCTTATATAGTAAATACACCAAACTTTTGTGACTATCAGTCGACACGTCGTTCTAACGACTTGCTATTTACAAATTCTGTTGGGGCAGGATCTCCGCCGCCTCCACCACCTCCACCGCCTCCACCTCCTCCACCTCCACCTCCACCGCCTGTACAGGCACCGTGTATCAATGGAGCAAGGATAACATCTACACACGGGATTCTAGGACGAGTTACTGGAAATCCATTCACAGATAGCGGTAAAGGTTTCAAAGTACGAGCAAAATCAAATGGAGACTTTGTACTCATAGATGAGGATAGACGCCAATACCCCAATGGTAACTGGTCAGGGTTCGATATAAACACAAGATTACTTGTAATAAACGAAGGTCAGGTATATTTCAATGGAGGTACTGCAAACACTGATGACGGTATACTAGGTGTAAAAATTATAAAGACTGTACAAACAGATAATCCTACGAGATACACAGATACTTTATTGAGAGCCGCAACAACTGAAGGATGTGCCCCCCCAAATCCTCTATACACTATTCCTCCACCTGTAAGTTCCCCAGCTCCGACCGGTTTCTCTTTAAGTTCCCCATCTCCTATTTTCCAACCTGCTCCGGCTCCTATTTTCCAACCTCCTCCACCTCCTCCACCTCCACCACCGCCTCCACCACCACCACCTCCACCACCACCTCCTCCAGCCCCAGGAATGATCCAGCCTGCTCCAGCTCCAGCTCCTAGGATCCAACCTGCTCCAGCCCCTGTTTTCCAACCTGCTCCAGCTCCTAGGATCCAACCTGTCCCAGCCCCTAGGATCCAACCTGCTCCAGCCCCTAGGATACAACCTGCCCCAGCCCCTAGGATACAACCTGCTCCAGCGTTACCACCTGTTCCTGTTTCACAAACTACATGTACTAATTTTGTTGGTGCACCTTCTGGTGTACCTAATACTGATCAGTGTACATTTGTATCTACATCTCCATTTATTTTACAGGGAACATATGGAAATGCACGGTACCAAAATAGAGGATACAATGTGGTACAGTTGCATGCGTGGCAGAATTACTTGGCCTATTTTAGACATTTACCTAATAACAGAATAGAGCTTACGTTTTTAAATTCAAATGCACCTGGTCATGACATTGTGAGATGGGGCCCAACTATAAATATAACCTATGGAACGTGTCCATCATTACCTGCAATTCAACCTGAAAGTCAACCTGGATCGCTCACGATACCAGAGAATATAATCACTGTTAGACCAGCCCCTATACAAACCACACTCGTGTTTATAAACAGAGAAGATATAACAAAGAGAAGAATAATAACGAGTTCATTAATTATCAGTTCTGGATCCGCATCAGAAGCATATAACATGTTTTCTGTGAATCAAAATATATATCTGATCCAAACAACACTTTCTAAAAGATACTATTTATTAATAGTTGATGGAGACATTGCAGATATATATTCGCAGAAATATCTATATGATTTTGAAGATGATATGCGATTTGTAGACCTGCAGCATCTTCTTTATAAAAGATCGTTTATATCGTATAGTTACCTTGAACAGGATATTGGAGAAAATATAAGTGGATTAGATATTTTTGAGAGTGACCGATATTATAAATCTACACCCTGGTTACTTACTAACAGTGTAAGTATAATTCATGGCCCAGATATAGATACAGAGTTATACGATTACTTTATACAACCAGAGAGTATACCAACAATGGACCCAGTTGAGGATTGGATGTATGAAGCAAATAACAACTATTTAATTCAATTGGATCCGGTAAGTATAACGGGAACAATAAATCTTGTGGTAGGAGGTAATGTAGTAAAAACTATAAATTCCGCGTTCATGGATACAGAATATTCATGTCAGTTTAACTCTGGATTCCAGGGATACAATGTAATAACAAACAATACAGGCATGGAAAATAATAGTTTTAGAAATTTTACAAATATTACGAGTTTATACGAAGCAGCTCAGATATGTCACGATACACCAGAAGCAGTTGGGTTTCTTTATGTGTCTGGAACTGTATACCTTTTCAATTATAACAATATTAACAAGGCAAGTGCACCAGTTGGCAATGGTATGATGCCGAACATCCGACGCAGTGATATAAGATTTGTTCGTAGTGCTATAAACTCTGGATCTTTTATAGGAGCAAATACTAAGAAAAACCCAGTCACTTCAACTACTTATATGTATAAGAATATTCAATTATTTAGCAATCCACACACTGTAAATAATAGAGTTTGTATGGTAATGTCAAACATTCCTCTAAAGCCCAGATATTTTATTGGAACATTGGATCCAAGAACTTTATTGAATAGAGTGTTTTCTGGAGTTGGTAGAACAAATATTTATCCCATGATAATACGAGTCAGGTTTTCAAACCCATTGATAACTATAAATTTGAAAGTATATATTCAAGTAGGATATCAATCGTGCAAATTACAGAATGCAGATAATGGTCAGTATATTACTCCGAATAATGGGAGCACAACCGACCCGAACTCTTTAGATACGAATTGGTACTTCTTTCTACCATACTTTAATTCTGTTGGGACTCTTGTAAAAGACACATTTAATGGTACATCCTTCGACTGTGTATTCATGAATACACAGAATAACCAAAGCATACTATATGGTAATTTGGATGGTACAATTACGCGAGACTATAAAATAGATTACATGTATAGACATCTAAACTTTTATAACTCTGGTGTCTGTGAGTATTACGAGAGCAATAATTATAACATTGTAAATATTACTCTTCCTCATAGTGGCTGGACAAATAGTGGGTTTACTGCTTACATAGCAAAAAACTCGAATGGGGTAGATTTAGGAAATCCTGGCACATGGTCACAATATCAAATAGTGTCTAACAACCAACCAAAGTATATAATAACTGGCCAAGGAAATATTGATACACTTATAGCTCCACAAGGCGTACAAATAAAACTTTATATTGATAATAATATATACGGCAATGTGCCATATATGTTAATCAGAGGAACTGAAACTGGACTTATGAGCAAATATAACATAACCACAACCTATCTGAATTCCCGTACAGGATCTGTCGGGTCACTGGCAACTCACTATCAGATATTAACTTATCCGACAAAATGGCCACCTTGGGATAAAATAAACAAGACAGTCTGTATTCTTCGTAATAGCACAAACACCGTAACTGCAAGTTTAAAACCTTGTGAATATTGGGAACCGGGATTATGGGGATCTACTCTTCGAGGCGAAGATGTAACTGGAATATCTGTACTTGCTGGTTTCAAAGCAACATTGTATTCAAATGATGGATTTTCAGGTTCTCCCTTTATTATTTGGGGTCCTCAGACCATAACAGACCTAACAACCCAAACTGGTGAACAATTTATGAATGGGACTCTTTTTAGTATAAAAATAGAACCAATATTAATTCCTTCTTCAATTAATCGACCAGTAGCAAGGTTGTATCGTAACGCAAACAAAACTGGGCCATTTACAGACATTTACAACAACGACTATTTTAGAGTATTTAATGAGGACCCTGCTTTTCAACTCGTAGAATCTTATACAGACCCAACAAATAGATACTTGAATGTGCGAAATTTCGATATTTTAGAGCCGGATAGTTTTAACGGAACCATATCTGGAACTACATTTTCTTTAATTACTAAGAATGGAACAGATACTTATGTCCGGTTCAAACTAGAGGACAACTATATTAAGATATTAAATCCATTTAATAAAGATGATACTATAGATGTTTTACAATTATATTATGTGAATGAATTGCAGTTGGTCGGATTTAATAGTTCACTTATACTCACTGAAAACGCGTCAGAGGGAAAGACTAATTTAGAATATGAGGGTCCGAGACTCTCTCGTCCTTCTATACCGGCTGCAAGCGTCGGACCAGGTGGTAACAGTGACATGGATTTGGGTCTACTTGGGTTATTGTTATTAGCCGGAGTACTCGCGGGAGGTGCACTCGCGGGAAGAAGACGCCGAGATGCAGACGGTGACGAAAGACTTCTAACGACAATTTTTTCAGGAAAACGACCTTCAAAAAATAATGTTCCGACACGAACTCCGAGACCAAGTTCTGGATCGGACTATAAAATTCCAACATATACATCAACACCTCGAGTAAGTAATTCAAATTCTCTGAATTATGGAAGAACCTCACCTGGTTCTTACAATAGTGTAAAACCAACAGTTCCACCCAAACCCAATGATGCTATACCAGAACCAGATAAACATGTAAGAATTGGTCCACGATTAACTCCGCAATTTAATAAGGTATCAAGAGCAGAAACAGGTGTGACTTTAAAAGAGGATGGTACATCGCCAGGAACAGGAACTGTTGTTAGGGCTCCACCGAGCAGGAATCCTCTTTCTCCGACCCCACCAAGAGATACTCCTCGTCCACAATCTAGAAAAATACCGGATACTCCGATGTGGGACGGAGACGTATCAGACAGCGACGCAAGACCACAACCAGGTTCTGGTGCCGGCGGAACAGGACCGCCAGGTTCAGGATTCAAACATGGAATTAGCGCTAATACACTTTATGCGAGAACTACCCAAGGGGGGGTTACAAGTCTGATTCCTTTTAATCTACCAGGTGGTAATGGTGGGCGATTAGGATCATAATTTTATTCGCATCTAACAGAAATGCCGGTTCAGACAAAGACAATTGGATCCCGTGCTGCAGTACTCAGGGGGAAGGCTGATATGACTGCACAGGGTCATACAGCTGACCAGCTCACAAAGAATTCTCAGGGTAGAATCGTACTGGCCGGTAGATCAGCCTCATCAGCCTCAAAGAACAACTCCCACCTCGCAAAGTGGCGAGAGTGTGTGACTGCTACCGCAAAGCCAGGTGACACTGGGTTCCCTGCCAAGGGCTCAGAGCACTACGAGAGGGCAATGAAAATGTACAGCAAGAAAGAAGATTCGTGGTTCTAAGTAAAGGACCATGTGGTGGTGGATCCTTATTTTCACGGTAATAGTTCTATTACTAGCCACAAAACCCAGCCCGTCTCAGTATTCCACAAAGACTGTATGGCTTCTGTGGATGCAGGGTTGGGACAATGCTCCATCTCTCGTCACAAAAGTAAAGGACTCGTGGGTCACAAAGAACCCTGGGTGGAACATTCAAATCGTCTCAAAAGAGAATCTCGGAGAATTCATGGACACCTCAAAGATACCATGGGAAGCTTCAATGCAGGCACAGTCAGATGTAATCAGAATACATTTGCTCGAAAAACACGGAGGTGTCTGGGCAGATTCAACACTGTTCTGTACCCGTCCTCTTGACTTGTGGTTGCCCGATTTTGACTCTATATGGATGTACAGGGGTAGTCTGCTGTATACATATGGTAAAGGTCCAGCATCTTGGTTCATCTGTGCAAAGAAGGGTTCGTATTCCGTGCTCAGGTGGAAGGAAAAGGTGGACGAGTACTGGTCAAGCCGCAAAAGCACTCTCAATTATTTTTGGCTCGATAGCTTGTGGTGGGATCTTTATAATTCAGACAGACAGTTTGCAGAAGAGTGGGACTCTTTCGAATCACCAAGTGCAAACGCGGAAGGTGGACCAGGGATGTTGGCAGGCAAAGTGAATGGGGTATCTAAAGAAGTCCAAGATGAATTCGTGAAGCACAAGCCACCAGTCATCAAGTTGTCCCTAAGGGGATATGACGAGAATGAGAATGGTACACACACAAATTTTATACTTGAACAGTATAAATGAAGAAGGATTCCTCTTAGACAACAACTATCATTATTCTGGTCATTGTCACAATCTTCTTCTCCTCGATTATTGGAGGTCTCTTATGGTATTTCTGGGAAGATATTTTCGGTACGACTCCCTCAGAAGGACCAAGTCCAGTCGGGAGTCCTATAGGTCCCAGTGGTCCCATACAGCTTTGTACGACACGGAGTTCAGATATATGTGGTACAATTTTTAGAAACGGATCGATCATTGCAAATGAGTGCGAGGTACAGTGCGTACCAAGTATAGACCCAACAATTATACAAGGCCCTAATAGATCTCCAACAATTATACAAGGCCCTAGTAGATCTCCAACAATTATACAAGGCCCTAGTAGATCTCCAACAATTACACCTGGGCCAGCTCCTTTAAATTTACAAGGAAATACATATTATAGTTCATTTGACACAATCATTTTTACAACATCAAACTCTGGAACTTTCAGATTTACTGGCTCATCTAGACCAGACGAAAGCTTTACTTATTCGGTATCTGGAAATATAATAAATATAGGAACAGCTTATCAATATAGAACGAACGACGGGTTTCAGACATTTACAGGTGGTTCTACAGGATTGAACGCTCAACAAACTTTTTATTCCAAAAATCGACCACCAAGTCAGCCTCCTGTTATACCACCAAGTCAGCCTCCTGTTATACCACCAATTCAGCCGTCAATCGCATTGACAACAATACCAGTTCCATCATGGTACCAAACAAACATTATGTCGGTGGCGCCTTTTAATCTACGATTCGACACCTCTTCAACAGGTAGACGAATGACGAGGAATTCAACAATAAATTTTACTTATTCTATAAATAACAATGTATTAACAATAGAATGGACGGGTCCGATTGGAGAAATTATAAGAAGAAGATATACAGTAAATGATTCGTTTACACAACTCGTAACACTTGATCATACACCTGTTGACATATTAGATAAACAACCTTAGTCAAAAGCACATGGATAATGTTTCGCCTGGTACACTCTGGTAGACAGGGCCCTGGTCCCCTCCTTCTGGTAGACCATCGCAATCTCGAGAATAACGGTGAGTTCCCCTGATAGCTCCCCGTCCCTAAGGTCCTGCCATGTCAGTTTGTTTTCGCTGTCAAAAATCTCAGTGTGCTCATCAACCTTTACTGACAAAGATCCGTTCCATATTGCCGACTTGTTGCATCCCAGGTGAATCTCCAATGCTTCCCACCACTGCTTTGTAGATTCATCAATAGTCAGGTCAAGGTAGTACTTGTCGTAGCAGTTGCGCAGACCCATGTGACTCGCGCTCCTGCCAAGCTGTACCCGAAGAGCCTTGTTCAAAGGGCCATATGTGATGTACTGGTTGCCGTTGCGATTGGGCTCTGCAAGCTTGATCAGATTCAGATCAGTCTCGTGATACTTCATTAGTCTAATGTACAATAAAGTCTCTAAGTACAGTAAGATGTTGCTGGTCGTGGTGTACGTTTTGTTACTTGTGTGGCTCTGGTGGAGACGTCCTGTGATCCCAAAGATAATTTGGTCATTCTGGGACGGTGAGCAACCACCAATTGTAAAGGCTTGCATCGATTCATGGAAGAGGATGGCCCCAGACTATGAGATCCGAATACTCGATAAAGAATCTACCAAGGATATACAGTTCAAGGACACTGATACAAACCCTACGAGACATTCAGAATTTTTGAGGCTTGATAGACTCTCCAAGTATGGTGGGGTTTGGATAGACGCATCTGTGTATCTTACAAAACCATTGGACTGGATCCAGGACGGATCTGATTTTGTAGGGTACAAGTCAACTTCGCAGCAGGTTAAATCTGATTTACCTATAATTGATAGTTGGTTTTTTGCTTGCAAGAAAGGATCAAAGTATGTGAGAGATTGGTACGAAGAATTCAAACGAATGGATACATTTGAAAGCACAGAAAAATATCTTGAGAGCCTTACAGGTGTTGACTACTCGAAGATTCACGGGCCAGTTTACCTCGTGATACACGTGGCATCAATGGCTGTACGAACTAAGAATAGGTACAATGAAAAGATGACCTTGATAGAATCAGAAACTGAAGGCGGTAAACTGATGTACTCGAATGATATGAAGGCATTCTGTGATGGATCAGAAGATCAGAATGTGAGACTCATCAAGTTGGCAAGATTCAACCGTAAAGATATACCATCAGATTGCGAAAAACTTGTTGGGTACCAGTAGATATGAAATACGTCTTAATCTTTGTACTCATAGTAGTACTTTTGTTTCTAACGAGTAAACCTGTAAGTAGTTTCACGATTCCCAAGATAATTTGGTCATTCTGGGACGGTGAGCAACCACCAATTGTAAAGGCTTGCATCGATTCATGGAAGAGGATGGCCCCAGACTATGAGATCCGAATACTCGATAAGGAGTCTACAAAAGATATCCAGAAATACAAAAGATCAAGTGACAGTATTCAGAGATATACTGATTTCGTGAGGCTGGACAGACTCTCGAAGCATGGCGGGATATGGATAGATGCATCTGTGTACCTTACGAAACCATTTGACTGGTTTTACGGTGATTTTGTTGGATATAAATCTTTGTCACAGGAATCTGATCCAAAATTGCCAGTAATCGATAGTTGGTTTTTGGCGTGTACTGAAAATTGTGAATATATGAAAGACTGGTGTGAAGAGTTCAAACGAATGGATACATTTGAAAGTGTACAGTCTTATCTAGATAGTATCAAAATAGATATATCGAAAGTATATTCCCCAGATTACCTTACAATTCATGTAACTTCTATGGTTGTTAGGTCAAAAAAAGACTATCCAAATATGCAACTACTTGTATCAGAAGATGATGCTGGATTAGTATTGTTTGATAAGGTGTCGCTCCAAGAATTTTGCGATGGTACAAGAGATTCAGAAGCACACATGTTTAAACTTAGAGGAGCTAATAGAGATGCTCTTCCGAAAGATTGTAAAAAGTTACAGCCCAGATTTAAAGACGAGCCAGGAGAAAATAAGTCATGGGTGAACGCAATAGGTAATGTATTATCAAACTACTTTTATGGTATGGGAACTGCATGGCATAAAAAAGAAACTTACAAATGCGAATGGATAAGTGAATTTGTGAATGATTTTTACAAGGCACTTCCAAGAGAAATACCATGTCCACCAGGGTTGTATGTACCAGAATACAAATCACATCCTGGATACGAAGGTGTGTCTGCTTGGACTGTAGATTCAAATGAAGGAAAGAAATTTTGGGAAGTACTTAGACCTTATGTTCATGATATTATCGATAAAGCTCTTAAACAGTCAGGGCTTTTCGTCGAACAAAAAGTGCCTGTTATACATTTCAGATGCTCAGATGTACCATTTAATAGAATGGGATCATATCACCTTGTAAAATATAAGTTCTATAATGATGGTCTACGAGGCCAAAGTGATGTAGATATTATTTCTTGTCATACACATCTTTCAGACGAAAAAAATGCAAAGGCGTGTCAGGAGTATGTAGATTTGCTAGTAAATGAGCTTAGACCCATAAAATCTAATATAAAATGCCGGCATTATTTTGAAGATTTCGCACACATGTTCTATGCTCCACTTGTATTATCTACAGGGTCTTCTATGTCCTTCATGGCTGGATTTTTTGGTCACGGTAAATTCTTAACCGCTGGACATATGTTTGACGAATATGCTAATACACCAGATTGTACTATATGTTCACATTCAACAGCTATAAATTTACGACACTCTGAAGTAGAAGACTATTATAACATATCATCTGTGCATAAACTTCTTCTTGGCTAGACATAAATGATCGGCTTGATAGTATTTATAGTGACAATATTCGTTTTATTTTATATATTTAGACCTAAAATTGTATTTGTTACATTCGCAGATACGAAATATGCTCAGACCCTTCGTAGGATCAAAAACGAAGCACTATCGTTAGACATGTTTGATGAGGTGCATGCACTATCAGAAAATGATCTTGATAAAGAGTTTTATGCGAAGCATGAAGAATTTATAAGTAATAACCAGAGAGGGTATGGTTATTGGATATGGAAACCTCAAGTCATAAAACAAGTATTGGAAGGTGTACCTGAAAATTCAGTTATTGTATATTGTGACGCTGGGTGTTCGATAAAGAATAAAGACGAAATATTAAAACTAGTATCACAGATAGATGACAAAGGAATTTTAGCTTTCAAGTGGGATGAAGACATAGAATCGTCGTGGTCTAAGATGGATACTATAAATAATGTATTCCCTCCTGGTTCGGAAGATCCACAGATAATTGCTACAGCTATAATTGTCAAAAAATGTAAATTTTCTGAAAAGTTTGTACACGAATGGCTTTCATATTGTGAGGATTATCATTTAGTAGATGATAGCCAATCTTTAGAAAAAAATACAGAAAACTTTAAAGAACATAGACATGATCAGAGCATATTCAGTTTGTTATGCAAAAAGTACAGAGTAAAAACAATTCCAAACACAGTTGACAGAGGAGATGGTCCTATAAAAGCGGCTCGATTAAAATATTAGGAATATATAATATGCATGTTTTATGTGTGTATGCAATATTTAAAAATGAATCACATATTATGAAAGAATGGTTGGATCATTATATAAGAGAGGGTGTTGATCATTTTTATCTCATAGATAATGGAAGTACAGATAATTACAAACACATATTGGAAAACTACAAAGGACGTATAACATTATTTCACGACCCAGAAAAGGGGCATAAAGTTCAGGGAAAAATTTATCACCGTAACATATTCCCAGTTTTTAAAGATACTATATGGATGTTATGTGTAGACCTTGATGAATTCATGTATTCCAAAACAGGTACACTTAAAAGTGAACTCGAGAAGAAAGAATATGAAAATGTCGGTCAGATTATGGTTCCATGGAAAATGTTCGGGTCTTCCGGGCATGTTAAACAACCAGATAGTGTAATAAAGTCATTCTTGTATAGAAAACAATTGCCATTCCAATGTTTTGGAAATTACAAAACAATTTGTAGAACAGAATCTATTGATGATATAGATGGAGTCCATTGGTATGAGCATGTGAAGGATGGTTATAGAACTATTAAATACCCTGAGCAATCCGAACTATCTGAAGATGATCAGAAAGATATACCGTTCCAACTCAATCACTATATTGTCCAGTCGTGGGAGTGGTATAAAAATACCAAAATGACGAGAGGAGATTCAAACTTTGAAAATAACGGTCGCACAGAAGAATCATTCAAGGAATGGGATAATAATGATGTGTTGGATGATGAACTATCGTTAAAAAGTATTGGTAGTATATCGTATTTAAATATATTTATAATAGTTATGGTTATGGTTATGGTCGCATTTTTATTTTTTATGGCGCCTTTATTAAGAAGTCTTTTTCTATAGGATGAAAAAAAGCTCCCCATGATCTCTCCACATAATGCCCTACTTCTGGGCTAATATGAGTTTCTAACTGTGTTAATATTTGACGATAAGATTCTAAAGGAAAGTTCCTTATATGGTCTCTTGAAACTGCAAATATTCCTTTCACTCCACACCCAGAATATGATCGTCTTTCTGGTCCAATATATGTATCGAACCAATTCTTAAATGGTCTTACATTAGCTTTTAACATCGGGACGTGGTCCTCGCCATCTTTATTTTGTAAATCTTCACTTTCATAATAATCTAATTGGAATTCTCCTGCATGTGAAATCATATCAACTTCACAATTGGCCATACATGTATTTTTAGTAGTATTAACATTTTCTATCAATTTTTTCATATATGATAATTCAAGGTCTACGTTATTAGATGAACCTGTCGTAAATAAAGTAACATCTGCTAAATTATCATAATTAGTTACTATATGGTATATACACGTGTGTTCACATTTACCAACGTTAGGGAGAGTTATATATTTGATGTTTAAATCGGCTGGTCCCTTGTTATAAATTACTGGATTGCATTTATTAAATGGTGCATCGTATACCCATGAAATATCTTCCTTGTATCTCGCTACAACTATATCGAAGGTGAATGGCTTATAAAAAGATGCAATGGCTAAGACGATCAATACGAATACAAATACGTATATCATTACTATTAAAGAATATTTTTTATGTTTAAAAACATATCATTTTTATTATTTCTCACAGACTGAACTCTCAATTTTATTTCTTCATAAAAATTCCAAGCCAATGGAAGTATAATAATGTCTTCGTCTTCTGGTACGTCTTTTAAATATGATATAGATCTTATAGGAGCAGAGTTACCTGGTGAGTAAGTATTCTGTTTCAAAGGATTATCATCTATTATAAACTCTGGGACTATACCACAAAAATTAAGAAGTGTGTTGCCCTTAGCGGCAGCTCCATACGCTATAACTCTCTTACCGTCTAGTAGTGCATGAATTTTGTTTTTAAATGATAAAACTCTGTTTCTCCATTTCGTATATGTTTCAAGTTCATATAGACCTTGACTGTATTCTTCATCTAATAACACTGGCACATTAGAAGATTGTTCTCCGGTTTTGCACAACGTAAATACATAACTCGTACCGTGGATCGGAGTTTTTTTAACATCTATAAGTTTAAATCCACTTCTTTCAACAAGTTTAGACATTGACATTATATTGAAAAAATTAATGTGTTCATGATATATTGTATCAAATTCGCCATTCTTTACCATTTCAGCCTGGCTAGTTTGTATAAAAATTTTGGTATCGTCTCTACATATTCTCATGCAATTGTTTAGAAATTCTAACGGATTTTCATTATGAGCAAAAACATTTAAAGCGGTTATAATATCAGGTTGAATTTCATCATATTTTTCATCAAAATACCCAACATGAACTTTATGACACTTTTTTCGAATATCAACTAAATTCACTGCAGGGTCTACACCATACGTTTCAAGACCGTGATCACTATAAATATCTAGGAGAGTACCATCATTACATCCTATATCCAAAATTGTTTTTGAATGCCCCTTTGTATAATTAACAAACCATTCAAAATAAGTTTTAAGAGTATCTGTTGTTCCACTAACATATAAATAATTTTTAAACATTAAATCAGGGTTAACTATGTGTAGAAGCTGAAGATGAAAACATGAATGACATATATCTACCCCCAATGGATATGCTTCCTGAATGTCATCTGGGCAATTTTTATAATTATTGGCAAGTGGATGTTTTCCCAAGTGTAAACATTGATATACATTTATAGAACCACATGCGTTACAACTTTTCATATTATCAATAACAAAAGATTTTAAGTCGTGTTTTAAAACGTAATTAACCTTCGAACTTTCGACGTTGTAACACTTCTCGTGACCTGCGTTACCATTGCATTGCGTGACTATATGTGGTTTATTTGTAAAACTTAGTATGTCCGAGTTCGTTATTTTTTCACCGACAACATTGAAAATTCCAGTTTCTTTAATTAACCATAGTATAATATTACATAAATCATACACGTGAATATAAGAACGTATACCGTCATGTAAGTCTATTTCATAATTATTTATACATTTCATTATATATTTGTTTGGATCCATATCAGGTCCATAAACATTACATAATCTCAAAATAAGTACTTCTATTCCGTACAAGTTTTTATATGCTTTACACAATTCTTCGCCGGCAATTTTAGTCGCGGAATACATAGTTGAAGATGATGTCGGTGAATTCTCATCTCGTATAAGAGATGAAGGTCCATACACTTCGATAGTGGATATATAGACGATTTTTTTTATACTATGTTCTATCATAGAATCTAAAATAAATTTAGTATAAGTAACATTGTTTTCTATACAGTTTACTTTACTAGCAGCGATGTGAATTACTATATCAGCTGTTTTGAATTCATTTTTTTCACGAGTTAATTTTATTGCATCATCACCCAAAAAATTTGTTACATGTTTACCAATAAACCCGGATGACCCGGTAACAATATATTTCATTCTAGTAATCCACAATCTTTTTTCCAGGTGGGCCAAAAATCTAAATCAGAGGGAGTCAATCGTCTAGTCTTTCGTAAATCATATAACAATTTCAATCTTTCATCTATTTTTTCACCGGGGGTAGGTATAAGAACCGCGCCTTTTCTAGGAGAATCTAAAGTTTTTTGTGTCGGTTCGGACATATAATATACTCCAATAACCTTTCTATATATATTAGATGGACATTTTATAGGATCAGGTATACCGTGATAATTTATTTCGTTCGTCTTGAATAAAATTGCAGTATTCCACATATCACAATCGACAACAGTTTTTGACGTAAGATTTTTATCCCATAACTCTAATTTTCCGCCATATTCAGATTTCCAGTTGTTGCACATGTACACCATTAAGCTTACTCTTCTTTCTTTATAGGTAATGGGATGAATATTATAATCTAGATGCAGACCACATTTACCATTACGACCATACGCATGAAGACCTCCTGCATGAAAATATGGATCATTCTCCAATTCAGGAATATTAGTTATATTTCTTAATCTTTTAAGTACAACTTCTGAATTTACAAAATCAAAAATATCTTTAAGATTGTCAGTAAACTCGTTCAATACATATTTATTTTCGAAAGGATTATCGTAAACCCACCAAGATTCATTTGGATCTGGCAGAACGTTATATATATCATGTGCTACATCGTCTGTAAAAAATTTAGGTATAATGACATACTCGAATGGTTTTGCTGTGTTATATTTGCTACGCAAATCTTCTATATCCCAGTCAGATAACAGACACTCCATTTACTATTACCCATTAAAAAAAGGATCAATAGTAAATGGCAGGTGGTCTCTTTGACAATCACCCATTCGCACTCAACATAAAGTGCATCATATTCTCACTCTTGCTTGCTGCGGGCTACTGGTTCCTTCCCCAAAAGAACCTCATAGTTATCGTGGCACTGCTCTACTTCCCATACCTGGCTCTCGCATGGTACGACTACTACTACGACTGCAGAAAAGGTCAACTCCAACCAACCGTATTCCCATTCGGTGAATACGTCTACCTTCCCTTCAAGCCCCCAGACTACCAGCAGAGATACAACGAACTCTCTCAGGAACGAAAAGACACCATAAAAAATTACGGCCGTTTCATTGCGGCAATCATACTAGGCATTGTAGGCCTCTTCTTCGTCTCAGCCACTGCCTAGCCACTGCATGAGGTACAGTCAGGGTTATCCCTGCGGCAGGCTGGTGCCGGTGCCGCCTCTGGTTCCAGCGTAAACTGAATAGCCCGAGCCTTTGGTCGGGTCCTGAGATAGTACATACCAGTCTTCAGACCCTGCTTCCATGCATACATGTGAATGCTAGACAACTTTGATGCTGTTGGATCCTCTACATGCAGGTTCATAGACTGAGACTGGCAGATATATGGACCCCTCTCTGCAGCCATATCAATAATGATCCTCTGTGAAATCTCCCACACAGTCTTGTACCGATTCTTCAGATCCTGTGGGATGTCAAGAGTCTGGACAGATCCCTGGTTTCTGATTATCTCATCCTTAATCTGCCGATTCCACTTTCCGAGACCCTTCAGATCCTTCACAAGATGCTTGTTCAGAACCACAAACTCCCCTGCAAGTGTTCGTCTCAGGTACATATTGGATGTGTACGGCTCGAAGCACTCATTGTTCCCCATAATCTGAGAGGTGGTTGCAGTAGGCATGGGACCAACCAACAGACTGTTCCTGATTGGTTTACCCCTGATAGACTCCCAATCGTACCTGTCACCTGGAGTCACTCCCCACAAATCAAACTGGAAGAGACCCTGTGACCAAGGGGATCCCTCGAAGCTTGCATGAGGACCCTTGATCTCTGCAATCCTGACAGACTCTGAACAGGCTGCCCAGTAGATAGTCTCAAAGATGGATTTGTTGATGGTACCAGACCCAAAATCAAGGCTGAGCATTTGGTATACATCTGCAAGACCCTGAACCCCAATCGCAACTGGTCTGTGCTTCGTATTGGATCTCTCCGCCTCTGGTACAGGGTAATAGTTTACATCAATAATCTTATCGAGATTACGAGTAATAGTCCTTGTAACCTCCTCAAGCTTCTCATAATCAAAGGTACAGTCAGACTCATTCACAAATTTGGGCAAACAGATGGATGCAAGATTACATACTGCAATCTCCCCAGGTTCAGTGTACTCTATAATCTCTGTGCATTGCCCAGTCAGGATACCATTGAATACACCCATGTGTCTCTTGGGTTCTGTGAAGCAATATGTAGCATCTCGTCTTCCATGCCATTCCACAGACTTCACTTTGACAAGAAGATCACTTCCGAATACTGGAACCCTGTCAACTCCTGCAATCAGCTGCTTTGCAGGTACTGGTCGGTCCCATTTGTTATTCACGTAGAACAGGTGAACAGGTGTACACTCAAGTGTCTTATCATCTACGAGGGTCACCTTCAAGAGTTCTGTATCCTCGCAAGTCTTACGAACAGTAACCTCTGACCACTCCTCACCATTCCAAACCTCAACCGTCTGATCTAACAGGGATACAATGGGAAGATCACCCTGGCTTGTCTTTACGAGAGTCTCTGGAGCGACGCACAGGTTGGAGCTCTTGATTGTTCCCAGATGTCTCTGGTTGGACTTGCGGTTACAGTGATCCTTGTAGAGCATGTAGGGTGTGCCAGTCTCAATCTGTGATTTCAGGATTGAAGACCATAGTTGTTCGATGGGTACACTCTTATTTGCGAGACCCATTGATTCGTACTTGAGATACAGGTGTTCAAAATCTTGGCCCCATACATCAGAGAGACCAGGTGCCTTGTCGGGGCAGAAGAGTGACCATGGTTTACCTTCCGCCAGTCGTTTCATGAAGAGATCAGGGATCCAAAGGGCTGTGAATAGGTCCCTACAACGAGCCTCTTCGTCACCCTGATTCAGGCGCAGTTCCAAAAACTCGAAAATGTCTGCGTGCCATGGCTCGAGGTATGCTGCAAAGGATCCTTTGCGTTTACCTCCACCTTGGTTTATATGACGAGCAGTTGCATTGAAAGTCCTGAGCATAGGGATGATACCATCGGATATACCCTTTGTACCCCTGATCTCAGACCCGTTTGCTCTGACATTGTGCAGGTGGAATCCAATACCACCAGACCACTTTGATATCTGTGCACAATCCTTGAGAGTATCATACATACCAACTACCGAATCATCCTTGATCCCAGTCAGGAAACAGCTGGATAGTTGTGGGTGCTTTGTGCCGGCATTGAAGAGGGTTGGGGTTGCGTGAGTAAAATACTTTTGGGACAGGAGTTCATACGTCTCTCTGACCGTCTCAAATTCAGAAGATGCTGTACCATGGATACCAAGTGCAACCCTCATGAACATATACTGAGGTGTCTCGTTGGGACCGAGATACATTTTCATCAGCGTCTTGATTCCGAAATATGAAAAGTCATAGTCCCTGTCAGGGCTGATGAGGCAGTCGTATCTTTGAATATCCTGGTAATCGAATTGTCCAGAGAGTCCCATAGCCTCTGAGAACGTCTTTGGTCTCAGTTTGTGCATATTGCTTACGATTATTCTGGAAGCAAGAACCTCGTAATCGGGATCCTCTGAAATCATGTTGATGGCTACATCTGCGGAGAGTTCGTCAATGACACTGGTCTCGATACCATCAGTCATTGAGGAAAACACCTTTTGGGCCACCTTGTCTGGGGACACGTCGAGTCCTGAAACAAGTTTTGAAATTCTCTCAGTCACCTTATCGAAGAGCATGGGAACATACTGACCGGAACGCTTGGTGACCTTCATCTTTTCTGTTTCAACTATTATATTTTTTAGTACTAGGACACAATGAACTATATAAAGGAGCGAACCCCTCTGTGGCAGACTTTCTTTTCTGGTCAGAACATTTCCGCTATTCAGATTGGACTCAGGGATACAGTGATCAGGGATACTGGATATCGCATTGATCCACAGAGTGAGGATGATCTCAGGGCAATCATGGGCAAGGTGTATACAAACTACTACAGATCAACTGGGTCTGTTCCTGAGCTAGTGAGGACCATGAACATGGTTGTGATCAAGGAGACATCTGAGCAGGTCAAGTCTGGTATACTTCAGCAGATGTATTACCTGAGGGATCGTTCAACGGGTCTGCGGGTTCTTGATCAGCCAGTGAATACTTCCACATATGGTAAGAAGGTGCCCATAAATGACAAATTTCTCTTCTCACAGTAAAGATGGGTTCACCAGGTAAAGTCACACGAGAAGAGCTCATGGAGATTCTATTCGGATACCTCATGTTCTCTGGTCTTGACAAGATCGTGACAGTTATATCAGGGTTTGTTTGGCCTCCAGCGAGTGAAACTGAAAAAACTGAAACGAGGAAAAATCTCATGCAGCTCATAGCTATAGTGCTCGCAGTACTAATTCTTTTTTGGTACAAATTTAAAGTATAAAATCGTAATATCAATACAATGAATGACCAAGAAGCATATGATATGGCACTAAAGAGTCTTCCTCAACAAGGGTCACGAGGTATGTATACAGAATCAAACGGTGTAATATTACTCAATGGAATACCGGTTGGAGTTCATGGGTTTTCGGGATCAAAACATGCATGGGAATTGTTCCATTGAGAGTCCTGGAGTAACATGAATCAGTGGACAGTGTGTCATCTTTTCTGGTATTGCCGTCGTGATTCTTTTATGATACAAATTTAAAGTATGAGTTCGAACAACAAAATGATAATTTTTGTCGTGATCATTGCAATTGTATGTTCTAGTTGTGTTGGCGGAGGAGTCGCCCTGTGGCTCAACTGGGATACACTATTCCCCGCTGACGCGTCTTCGCCTTCAAGCAACACCAATCAGACAAGGGGTCCAACTGGGGGCCCTACAAGGGGTCCTACAAGGGGTCCGAGCGATACCAAAAGAATTGTAAAATTGAAAAATAAGAAGTCTGATACATGTTTAGATTTATCAGGTGGAAATGCTTCTAATGGAGCAAAAGTACAAGGATGGAATTGCGCATCAGGTAATCAGGATCATATGACATGGGAGTATGATTCAGTTACAAAGAAATTGAAAAATAAGAAGTCTGGTACATGTTTAGATTTATCAGGTGGAAATGCTTCTAATGGAGCAAAAGTACAAGGATGGAATTGCGCATCAGGAAATCAAGACAATATGACTTGGGAGTATGATTCTACTACAAAAAAATTGAAAAATAAGAAGTCTGACACATGTTTAGATTTATCAGGTGGAAATGCTTCTAATGGAGCAAAAGTACAAGGATGGAATTGTTCATCAGGAGATCAAGACAATATGAATTGGGATATGATCGACGCTTCCTAGAGATACCGTGAATATATAAGTTAGCATGAATCAGTATAGGGATTGGACACGGGACATATGTAGGATCAAGGGCTGGGACAGGTTGCCCGTAGACACAGTGTGGCTATTACTGACCGAGGAGATTGGGGAGCTTGCGTCTGCAATCAGACAGAGGCAAAAGACTTTTACAAAATATGTTCGCAGGGATGAGGTTCAAACTGAAATGGGTGATGTGTTCAGTTATCTATTTCAGTTGGCGTCTATACTTGATGTGGACCTTGACAAGATGTGGGCAGAGCATGTAGTCAAGGTTCAACAAAAAATTTACGTATAGTAATATGGCCACAGAGCTTATGCAGATTGATGACTTGCTCATAGACAAGTTCAACCCCTATTCAATTCCAGGTGCGGATACATTCAGTCCAGGGATACCTCAAATGGGTGGATACAAAGGACCGTCTACACTTGATTGGTACGAACCAGTTGACGATCCCCAATTTAAAGACGAGTCACCTGCGTGTGGAATGCCTTCAGTTGGCGACTACACAGTTGATTTTTGTACAAAAAAGCCACAGGTGCACAATAACCAGCCTGGTTGGGCTATGGAGTTTGATGGAATCGACCCTTTAATTACGAGTAGCTATGGCCTTGTGACTGCGAAGGATCAGATGAGCCCATCAAAGAATGGGTTCATGTACAAGACGTTCAGGATACCTGTATCTGACAATACGTTTTTTATTCTTCTGGCAATGCTAGCACTTATTTTTCTGCTTTTCAGAGACAACTAGTGGGTTCTTCTGTGCAAGGATCAACTTTTCCTGATTCACCTTCTGAATCAACCCCGAGCAGTTGTGCAGTTCCAGGAGCAGATGTCTCGCACAGCAGTTGTTCTGACACATCTTGCATGGAAGCAGGGTCGTCTTGGGGCACATATGGCACTTCATCGTCTTCAATCTCACACAATCCATAAACGCGCTTTCTTTTTATATCCTCCCAAGTTTCTTCGAGGACCGGTTTGATTTTTTCAAAGAATTCCCTGTCTCTCTTAAACTCTCTGATAGAGTACTCGAGTTGACCCGTCTTGGAGTGTTCTGCAGGTCTGTACTTTACAAAATCGCAAACCTCGAGATTGAGGATTTCCATGAGAAGCTGTATCTGCACAAGATATACTGGCTTGATTGTCTGATCAACCTTGTCTTTGTAAGGGCACTTAATCTCCAAGAGTCTGCCAGACTCCGTGACACCATCAGGGCTTCCAGCAAGCCAGGTATACACCTGATGCTTTACGAGTCCAATCTCATGAACAATCTCACCAGTCTTACTGACGTACTCATCTCTGGCTTCATCCTCGTACTTGCAACCGTATCGTGTTGCATCTGACGAAAAGTCTGGTTTCTTGTCACATTTTACAAGTTTACCATCAATCTCAAAGTAACCACACTTTTCACGAATAAACTGATCCCTATTCTTGAAAGGCTTGTTGAGACCGAGGGCAGATGCTGCGTCACTGGCAGTTATGACTCCCTCTCTGAGGGTGTGCCACTGTTGAGATTTTTGAGGTGCATACTCTTGATCCAATAGGGCCTGTACCACGGGATGCATTAGTGATTATACCGCGGGATTCCTTAATACGCACATAGCTGAGTTCTGTTCAGCCTCCTTTTTTGTCTTTCCAAACCCAGTTGCGAGAATAGTTCCGTTAACCTCAACAGTTACGGAGAATATCCCATTTGCTAAAACATTCGACGAGTATACTGGCAGTGCCATCTTTTGGCTCTGACACCACCTCATAAGTTGATCCTTGTAGTTGTCATCAGTCAGAGGAATATTGTCAATGTCAAGAGTTCGGAGAACAAACTCTTTTGCGTACACCATGCCAAGGTCAAGGTATACCGCACCAACAAGAGCCTCATACACATCTTCTAGAATCTTGGGGTTTGTATTCCACGAATTTCGCAGACCCTTTTCATCCATGTCTATGAAGGACGAAAGTCCCAACTTTTGTGCAATACCTGCAAGAGTCTTTCCACGCACTACAATAGTCCGTGCCTTGGTGAGAAACCCCTCCTGGTTCTTTTCGTACGTGTCAAAAAGATACTTGGTTACTATGAAATTTAAGACGGAATCCCCCATGAATTCCAAAGTCTCATAGGAATCAAGAACATTTGCAGCAGATTTGTGCGTAAATGCCCGATTGTAAAGTTCAAGTGTATTTACGCGAAATCCTAATAAATTTTCCAATTCTGTTCGGGTAATACCCATGATATATTATTTGGTGTCTATGCCTTAACCTTTGGACGAGTCTTCTTCTCGACGACGGGCTCAACAGGCACAGCCTTTACAAAATGAGGGCTCAGGTACTTGTTCAGCTTCAGGCTTGTCAGAGTCGCAAGCTCACCAGCTGGCACCTTGAGCAGGTTCTGCAGGTTCTCATCAGGGATAATCTGAGGACCATTCTTCAGATTGTTCGTCTTGACATACTCGTTCACACGCTTAGACACGTCTGCACGGCTAATCTTATCGGTTGGTGACAGAGACAGGAAAGTGCGTAGCTCTGGTGTCACGTCAAGAGGGCGCTTGAATGTAGAATTCTCTGACCGAATGCGAGCCTTCTCACCGTCGGGATCGTCGAGATGCTGCTTAATCTTTCGGATATCACGGTGGATCGCCTTCAGCTCGGACATCAGGGCATCGAGGGTGATAGTATCAGCGGCCATTCCTACGTTGAAAGGGCTTCTTTTCTTTAAGCATGTTTAGGAGGACAAATAGTATGAGTACAATGAGTGCTCCTATTGCGAATGGTACCCATACTGGTCTTGACTCGTCAGGCTTTTTTTCAACGAGTTTCCCTTGTGTGAGCGATCCTCTTTTCGATCCACAGTCCTCAGAGCAGCACCCCTTCTCACATGGGTACACATAAGGTCCATCAGTATATCCACACATTGACTTTTCTGCACCATGTAGCAAAAGACATTCACATGTTCTTGTAGGACACGTGGTATTCATCGCGTACTTATTATGCACAAAGATATATTTACATGTAGTAGAATGTCAACCCCTCAGAAGGTGTCTGATGGCACATACTTTCTTCGGATGAACACTCACAGAATCCAGCTCAACTGTGTAGATACCGATGATATGTGGAAGACAATATGTGGCATCAGAGAGAAGGACCTGATTAAGATTCAGGAAGTTGATGCACTCATCATCAATCAGGCGAAGGAATCATGCCTTGAGTGGTTCGGTAAGAAGCTCAGTGATGAGTTTTTGGAGAATGTGTACGATGCATCTCTGAATGAGACTGGTAATCTTCCTGTATCTCTCGCGAGAACCGCAGATGGGAAGCTTCTCACTCGTTTTTTTGACGAGACCAAGACTCCGAGTGATGCGGAACTCTCAGGTCCGTTTGATATAATTGTCGAGCTTCATGGTATCCAGTTTATTCGTAAAGGGTACACCCCAATATGGAGAGTTTTACAGGTTCGTGAGCGACCGAAACCCAGACCAGAAGTTCCTGATCAGTACATGTTCCAGGATGATGAAGAGTAAAAAATATACTGCACATAGTAAATGACAACTACCCGGTCTGTATTTAAGTCACTCCTTCTGATTGGTGTTCTGGCTGCACTTGTTTACTTTCTGTCTCAGACCAAGCCTGTCGCTGCGAAGAGCATGTATGCTGCTGTGACTCAGGAGGCCATACCGCCCGCAATGGTCCAGCAGCAGGCAGAGCCAGTAGTCATGATGCAGCAGGAAGAAACTCAGGCCCAGCAGCTTGGGGGCGTATCTAGTGGCCTTCTCCCCAAGGAGCCGGTGAATCAGGAGGATTTCGGATCCTTCTCTGCAGAGTCTATCCTCTCTGGTCAGAACTTCCTTGATCCACGTGCACAGATAGGTTACCCAGAGACGGTTGGTGGAACTCTCCGTAACGCGAACCTGCAGCTCAGATCCGAACCAAACAATCCCAGAGACCCAGTATCAATCTTCAACCTCTCTACAATTGTGCCAGACACCATGAGACCAGCATTCGAGATTGGAGCGATCTAAACATTTGGAATGTGTACATCCTAAATGTCTTCAGAGGATGTTGAGTTCAAGAGAAGTATGCACGAGTGGGTAGGTATAAAAAAGCAACTTAAAGAAGTCAGGAGAGACGTCGGGGTCCTGAACAAGAGAGAGAAGGAACTCAAGAGTTTTCTGGAAAAATACATGAAGAATCACGAGATTGACACATGTAACGCACAGGGTTCAAAGGTTACATATACACAGCGTAAAGTAAAGGGGTCCTTCACAAAGGCTATCGTCAAGAAGGGTCTTGTTCAGTTTTTCAATGGGAATGAGGACCAGGCTGACAGGGTACTCGAGATTATTGAATCGTGTATAGAAACTAGTCATAAAGATTCAATCAGTATTAGACTCAAGGAGGAGAATGGTGTGGAGTGAGTACAGAGAGGAGGCGACAGGTGATCATACGATTGACACTGGTAACGACTCTGATTCGTTTGACGATGCTCAACCAGACCCTTTGAGTCCAGAAGATTGGGAAGATTGGCACAGTAGAGACCTATTGAACATGTGGATGTCTATTCAAGAGTATCTTGAAACATATGGTCTCCGGAGTGAATTTCTTCAGGTTGCATCTTTCAATGATTTTTGTACTTTTGTTCACGACTACTCATTAAAATCTCGCCAAGTATAAATGCCTATGCCAGACCCAACCTCCCCTCTTGTGCTTGCACCGGCTGCACTGTTTCTGCTTCTGAGTCCAGGAATTCTGCTGCAGCTCCCTGACAAGTTCAGTCTGATGAGTGGTCAGACAAGCAGACGCAGTGTTCTGGTACACTCACTCGTGCTTATGCTGCTGCTGTTCATCGTTTACAAGTTCCTGTTAAAGACAACTATTACTCAGGCGTCCCTCATTGTACCAGCAATTCTGTTTATCCTGCTGAGCCCGGGTATCCTGCTGACTCTGCCACCGGGTTCAGGTGGAGTGTTTATGAGTGGTCAGACCAGTGTACAGTCAGCAGCCGTTCACACTCTGGTGTTTGCACTGCTGTACGCATTCCTGCGTGGCCAGTTCCCACAGTTTTATTCCAACGCTTGATAAATGAGTCACGTGATCGTCGGCCCAGGTGCAATGGGGTTCTTTGCAGAACTCGGAGCATTGCACGCGACACTCAAATTTGACAATGTACTTGAAATTTCAGGTTCTTCTGCTGGAGCACTTGCAGCATTGTGCTTCATACTCGATATACCCCTCGAAAAATGTCTCAAAGTAGACACCAAATCAGTATTCAAACCGAGTATAAAGAGCTTTATTAAAAACTATGGATTTCTGCCCAGGAACCGTATATACAAAACATTTAAAGACTTTTTTGGTAGAGACTGGACATTTAAAGAACTCTACGAAGAAACTGGAAAAGTTCTTTATGTGGCTGTATCAGTTCTTCCGAGGAACACATTATACTATTCCGTAAAGAATACCCCAGACGAATCAGTCTTGCAGACACTCACAACAAGTGTAAGTATACCTCTCATGTTTGCACCTCTCAGGGATGGACCAAGAATGTTTTTTGATGGATCAGTCTATGAATCAAGCCCAGGAGCCCCTTTCATGAGTGTGTCAGAGGAAGATGTCATCCAGTTCCAAATAGATCCAATAGATGCGAACGATAAATATCCGTCATCTCTCCTCGAGTTTATGGTGACGTTGATCAAAAACATAATTACTATGCGGTCAGACTACCACTACAAGATTGTATCGGTACCAATACAAACCTCAGATATTTACAATTTTTCAATGGATGACGAAACAAAAATTAAGTTGTACGCACGTGGGTACAACTCATGTAGCTCTTAGGTACATCTGGACCTAACCACTCAGTGATATCCTTGGCCATCTTGCAGTCATAGTCTGCGTGATGAGCAAGATCATAAATGCGTTCATTTGGAAATAGAGTCCTGTAAATATTGCTCAGAGAATACCTCCCATTCCCAGGACCTTCTGGGATAACCTGATGCATGTAAGGTGCGCCTGACAGGATCCATGCGTACACATCAAACAGATGGAAGTGTGAAATCTCTGGAAAAATCTTCTTCCAGAACCACTCCTCATAGTACCACGGATGACCAGACGTCACAGTCACATCATACCCGAGCTTTGTAGACTTGTAGCAATCAACCTTCAAGTCCCTGCCAGTAAGCTTTGCAAGCGACTCTAAATCGCCTGGCAGGTTATATGCATATATCGTTGTTCCAGGCTTGTGCCTCTTCAGGTACGTCAAAATGTCTGATCCAGAACACGTTTTGATATCTGGGCCAGTCATGATACGGTTCACCTTCTGTGATGTGCCTGGATCACCAAACTGTGCAATTTCGAGAAACTCTTTGAATACGTGCTGAACAGGCAGTTCATTATTACGCTGGACACACACAATCGCAGGATAGAAGTTCCCATTCTGCAACTTCGAGCACTCGATATCAAACTGGATCTTGCTGTGGCTCATTTTCCCTACTTGTTTCAGTGGCTAAATATTTAGGCGCGATCTTTTCTGCTCAAACTCTTGCTGCTCCCTCTTGTTTGTAATTGGAGTCCCATCTCGAATATACTTTATTTCAGGTCCACTTAGTGTAATAGCATCCAGACGATAGTCCTGGAAAGCCTCGCAGGATATGGGTACATATGGCTTGATCAGGTTGTACATTTTTTCAGCCAGGATTCGAATCTCAGACTGTGCATGGTGATCCATGCGTTTCTGCAGAAATCCAAAGAGGTTGTGTAGGTCCATCTTCCAGTAAAATTCAGTGTATGTGCCCTGAGGCAGGACTATACGAGCCTGTTCACGAGATGCACCCTCCTGCAGAAGCCGGTTGTAAAAGCTAAATGCAGTTGCTGATACTGATATGCCATCTAATGTAAGGTGCTCAGGAATCTGAGTCTCTGGATCTGATCCCTGCTTGTTATTTGAGGATTGTGCAGAATATGGACTTGGGACGTAAAAGTCATCCTGAATCACAGAGTATCTCGCAGACAGTTCATTTACACTTGCTGTCCTGTGACGCAGCCACTGTCTCGCAACGAAAATAGGGCACCTGATGTGAAACTTGAACACAACCATCTCAAACGGGGTTGTGTGCCAGTTACGGAGAAGATATCTTATAAGTGCTCGATCGTCACTTACAGTCTTTGTCCCTGCACCATACGATACTCGTGCAGCCTGCACAACTGCATCGTCAGATCCCATATGGTCGACAAGACGTACGAAAGACATTCTTCTGCGTATAAAAAGTGGCCAATCTTTAAATGACAAAGTTGCCCAAGAGATACTTTTCAGGTCTCAGTGACTATATGAAGGGTATACGCAAGAAGGAGTTTGAAAAGAGAAAGACGACCAAGCATCCAACCCTGCAGAGATCTGACGCATTTGCAAAACCAAAGAAATCGAAGTGGACCCTTATGTTTCACAAGGTATACCCTGATGTACCATTCAATAAGAACATCATAGCAAAAAGAACTGGTATCAATCGTAAAACCCTGAATATAGTCTATGACAGGGGTATGAAGGCTTGGAAAACAAGTGGTTCGAGACCAGGTGCTACTGCTCAACAATGGGCTATTGCAAGAGTATACAAGTTTGTTCTCGTCACAAAGAGAAAGGCGCCAGAAAAGAAACCCGACCCAAATTCAAACCTCAGAGCCCGAATTCGGAAATGAGTTCTGCTACCGACGAATAGTACCTCTTCAAGTCCTTTTGGAACCTTGCTGTACCATTCTGACCATTCTTATACAGCCATGCAAGGTTTGACTTTGAGTACTTGGTTGCAGTCTGGTTCTCCGTAGGAGACCTTGCAGTTTTCGCCTTGGTCTTTGTATCCGCAGGTGCCTTCTGGTTCTTTGTAAAAGAGAGAGCCTGCATCATACAGTCTGCGAGATCATCCTTCTTCTTGTGCTTGTCAAAGAAACCAACAAGTTCTGACTGGTTGGTTGATATGAATTCTCTGCACCTATCCACAGAAGCTTTTTTACGTTTTGCGTACTGCCTCTTCCCTGGTCCCACGATATCAGGAATCTTGTGTCTCGCATCCCATATACGAACCTCTTTACATTGACACAGAAAGTACGTGTGCAGAAAGTGTTCTACTGACTTTATACGTTTGTTACGATCAGGCTGCTTCTCTATGAGTACAAGTTCAGCCTGTGACAGCCATTCCTTTGCATCAAGATGAGTCTTTAGTGATTTGAAGAGGCCGTCATCAGATTCTGGTGGGACTCCATCACAGACCCACTCGGAGATCCTATTGGTCGATGAGTCCAAGAGAACCATAGCGAGGTTGCGAATCCCGACATCTATGCTGAGGAGAATCATTTATTTTAACATGTATGGTCACTTTAAATGGAACTCAAAGATATATTTGGCAAGCCACGAACAGGTCCTCATGCTATACGTATATTCGATATAGCCATAGTCGATGTACTCGGCACATTTTTGCTTGCATGGCTATTTGCCAGATGGGCTCAGGTTGACTTTATAGTCGCCCTCATCATCATGTTCATCATAGGATCTATTGCACATGCAATGGTTGGTGTGAGAACAAAGTTCACAGAGGCTGTATTAGAGAATGAAGATCTTTAAGTATGAATGTGGTGCTGGTGGTGTTGCCACTCATTTGAGTCAGAGCCATTAGGATTTCCATATAAATATGATGATCTCAAGGATCAGTTTTTCACAACGGGTCATTTTTGTTCTTTTGATTGCGTCAAGGCGTACAATCTTGACAGAGACTCTGCGACAAAGGCTATCAATGCAATGTGGATTCTTCTTATGAAGAAGAGACTCACGGGATCTCTTGCCCCAATTAGAACTGCTCCAAAGAGACACACACTCAAACAATTTGGAGGACCATTGACGATAGAAGACTTTCGCAGTGGATCACTGGAAGTTACTTCGAGACTTCCAAATGAGATACGTCAGCCACCCGAAATTACAATAAAAAAGGTTTCTCAGGCGCCCGAAGAGCTTGTTCTGAAACGTCCAAAGCCACTAAAGAGAGAACAGAGCCTACTTGAGAAATCTCTCGGATTACGCAGTAAATGTCAGAGTGGGTCTTCTCTGGTGGCACAAAAGTAAAGGCGGCAAAGTATACTGATGCTGTAGACAAAATGTATCATTGTGATTTTACGAGGCATTGGGCAATGGAGGAGGAACCTGGGAGATGGGTCGTTTTGTTTGGATCAGATGTAGAAGTTGATGTCTTATCAGCAACTGACTCATTTGATGCAGCCAAACAGGCTATAATTCAAGTCCGACAAGAAAAGACCTTGGTCAAGGTGAGACCGGTCCCTAGAAAGATGGAGAGTCGACGTATGTGCTGCTTCCTGCAAAGGATGTGCGAGCCCGACTAAAATAACCAATCATACTAGTGCAAAGCATGGCTAAGCGTCTCATTGTCAAGGCGACGATCAGAGTCATACGAGTCTCAAGGAACCCCAAGATCAAACGAGTTGTCCGAAGGGCGACACACGGAACGGCAGCATCCCTTGCAACCTGCCTCACAAACCAGGCACTGTTCCACAAGGCTGAGGTCACAACAGGTCTTGTCACTGATTTTGTAAGCTCTCAAGTTATTTCCATTGCATTTGAAGTTGCTCGCCTACTTATATAAATGGATGAGTGCAGAGAATACGTCAGGGAGTACCTGGGGACGATCTTTTCAGAGCCTGTCGCGGTGAATATTGAAAAGAGTATATTCAATTTCACAGTGAGGCACATGAAGGAACACAAGAGCCCTGTTACGTGGGAGTATCACGGGTTTCGCAGCACATACAAGTGCAAATGGGTCGGTATCAAGAATGCATTGGAAAATGGACCTCTTTTTGACCTTATTGATAATGGGACTATTTCCACAAAGTCGGTAGCGAGCGTTTCCCCAGATGTTCTGTGGCCTGGTGGTCCCTATGATCTTACGAAGCAGCTCATTGCAGCAAAGGAGACCAAAACTGGAAAGGAGGCGGCTGGCGCCGGTCTTTTCAAATGTGGCAGATGCAAGTCTGACAAGACGACATACTACCAATTGCAGACACGCTCAGCAGATGAACCCATGACCACCTTTGTCACGTGTTTGAACTGTGAAAAAAGATGGAAATGTTAAGTAAGTATGACGTCTGGGTTCATCTTTGTAGACTCGAACAATAGGACCACATCAGACCAAAGCAATTCATACAAACTTGATCTCGTTTCTCCCATTCACAATATTACCAGAATAGATTTAGTATCTGCAAAGGTTCCAAACACAATGTATAATGTTACGATAGGAACAATAACTGTAAATGGATCACAGTTCACCGTTACTCCCGGGTTTTACGAAGCATGCAGACTTGCGAGTGAAGTCACAGCCAAAACCTCTTTATTTGTAGATTACTCTTGCGATACTGGTAAATTTACATTCTGGTCAACATCTGCATTTACAATTGATGCATTGTCGTCAGACATGATCAAGGCTCTCGGGCTTGACTCAAGGGTTCACACAGGGATTCTCAACTCAGGGGTATATAGTGTAGTAGCAGATAATGTAGCTGATCTGTGCACGAATGATTTTGTATTCCTTGATATCGAGGAATTCCGAAGATCTTCTATGGTTGACTGCAAATCTTTCGCCGGGAACACCTTCTCAGGGTCTACTGTGAATACACTTTTTGGAGCTATACCCCTTGATGTACCCTCAGGATCTGTCAAGTTCTTCAAGGAGAACACAGACTACAAGATGTATGCAACCTTCAAAGCACCTATTGGTTCGATAAGCAGACTGACTATACGTTGGCTCGACAGAAATGGAGTACCACTTGTGTTCAATGGACTCGACGATAATTCAATAGTACTGAGATATCACACTGTTAAAGAACCATCCGCAGAACGTATCGAATTACCAGAACCAGTACCAATTGTGGAACTACCACCAGTTCCAAAGAAGAAGGTGAACTATTATCTGATGGGGGGCGTAGGGGTTATCATTGCAATCCTACTATGGTTTTTCTTGTCTAAATCTCATACCAACCAATCTTTGCCGCAATCTTTAAATTATTCGAGAATCCCGATGCGGCCAAGGTGAAAATCTCACTCGTCCCAAAATTTTGCTGGCCGATTGGTACTGCGTTTAATGGATCAAATTGGAGTGTACCCCTGGACACAATGTACCCTCCATTTACAATTCTACCTCCAGACAGATTGGTTGCACTTATGTCGAATTGGGTCATCGCACCAATTGGATGATTTGTCCAGTTTGCACCAGTCAGGGTTGAATTTGCTATAATGTACCACGCAATACCATCGGAGGAAGACGTCACATATATGTCAGCCTGTTTGAATACTGCTAGACTGTAAAGCCTGTCTGATCGTAACCTCAAAGAAATAATTGGATATACTGTTCCAGCATTTGAAAGTGTCACAGAGTCAGCAGTTGTTGTTCCTCTTTGTTGAATGATAAAGGGGTTCCTTGGTTCATAGCCACCCTCTGAAATGACTGTTGAACAAATCTGCTTCAGTGTCCCTGCAGTACCAGATATCTCATATCTTACTGGTAATATGGCAGTGGTCATGTATACAGAATCAATAATATTCGCATGATTCATTACATGACACGGTATAAATTCTCCATTTATACAGAACCCAAACCTGACCGAACCTGCACCAAGCCACTCTAGATCTATCCACAATATTTGAACCTTTGCCATGTCAAGTGTGAGTTTGCTAGGACCAAGTCCATCCATTTTATCAATGTTCCATTGAGTCTGTGGCACCTGTGTATCTGTACCATCGTTTCTCTTTACGAAATAAGTGACCCCACCAGACCGTTCTATGAACAATCCGTTCAATTCGTAGAAAATTCCAACCCTCTGAGTGGCATTACCCGAGTCCATTACAAATGTACTCATGTGTAGAAGAGATTTTCCTGGCTGGTAACCAAATACATTTCGAGACTGTCGAATAACAGTACCAGATGTACCAGTGTTCAGGACCGCCGTACTTTGGTTTGCTATATAAGTGACATTTCCAGTTCCAGACACATTGCTGAAGAACAAATCAGATATATCATATCTATTCTGTGAATCAAACAGGGTGAATGGATTGCTCACTCTTAACCTCTGAAAAGCATCTCGATTGATGTCTGTGCTCTGAAACATTTTGAGGGTTGACACCTGAGAGCAACAGCTCGTCATTGTTTACTAAAAATTGTACCCGAAAATAATACAAGGGCGATGGGTCGGTGTGAAGGGACCACAAAAGACGGAACAAGGTGTAAAGTTGCCGCCATGGGAGACCAAAAGATGTGCTTCCAACATTCAGATAAATGTCCCATTTGTTTGGAACGTTTGGGCCAAGGAGACGATACTTCTTCTCTTGCCTGTGGCCATTCTTTTCATGCTACATGTGTGTACCACTGGCTCGATAGATCAACCACCTGCCCCATGTGTAGATTCCAAGTGAAGAGCATGACTATGGAAGTTGAGCACGATCCAGTTCTTGATGACGTATGGTCCACTATACCAGGATTACTCAGAGAATTAGTAAATGACGGTACACTCTTACTCAGTGACAGGGTGAGAATAGGTGCAGTATTCACAATTACAAATATAGAAAGTGGACAAATAATCAGGACGAGCAATTTCACCTAAACAAATATATGGTATGGATAACCAGAATGACTCTTGTAAAGGTGTATACTGATGTTGGGGGGGTAAAACCAATCCATCTACTTGCAAAGATATTCGACGTGAAGGATTCTACATATTTCATAAGATATCTGAGCCCAACTGACAAGTCTGAAAAGGGAAAGAAGATATACGCATATGAGGACGAGGTGTATCAGATTGACGAGGATTCTATTTCAGAGTATATGAATACAGGGGACGAAACAGTAGTTGGGTTTGAAGAAGTTCAGGGCGGATTTGTGCTCGCAGACTCTGACTCTGATTATACCCCCTCAGATGAGGAAGACGACGACAGTCAGACGGACGAAGACGAAGACGAAGATAGTCAGACGGATGAGATCGAAGATGAGGATGATGAGGACTCATGGTCTGACGAGTGAAAAAATGTGTGATACTAGTAAATGAAAGACTGGCAGAAGGTTGTGCTCGTTGCTCTCGTGTTTGCTGCATTCTGGTTTCTCTTTGTCAAGAAGAGCGGATATTCCCTGTGTAATCTGGCGGAGTACGCGTCTGAAATGACAGGTACATTAGCACCACCAGGAATGGTTGCTGACATGGGTATGTCTACAGCACCAATGGCAATGCAGACAGTGTCATCTGCCATGGTGGACACAATGGCCATGGGTACCTCAGGATACATGAAAAAGGGTTGTGGATGCAACAAATAAAGAAGAGTTGCTTTAAAAACTGAATGAAACACACAAGCCCATCGGGTAATGTGTTTTCTATAAAAATATGCGAAGACAAGTGGAAGGTTCGATTTGGTCCTCATTGGAAGGTGTACAGGGAGTTTACATGCACCACTGACGAGCATATTCGCCAATTATTTTTTCATCTTGATTCTCTGAAAAACTGTATAACCTGCCAAAGCAAAATGTCTACAACTGAAGCCATGTGCAGGGAGTGCAACGCACTGGCACTGAGTACACAGCGTCCAAAATCAATAGGAGAATGTCCAGTCTGCTACGAGCACCTGCTCGATATATTAGATAATCGGGTATCACTTGTGTGCGGACACGAGCTGTGTAAGAGTTGTACAGTTCGAATCGGGGTGCTTTCAGGGGACATTGCATGGGAACCAGATGGTGGAGCAGCTGAACTTGTAAAGGTCAAATGTGTCTTGTGCAGAAAAGAGACACATGTGACCCCCACATACAGACCTGTATATTTTCCAGATATGTACTTTTAAAGATTAGTACACATGTTCTTTAAATGTCAAAGTTTCTCAAAGACTTTGATCCTTCGAAGGAGAGCCATGTGTGCTGGCTCAAAAAAATGACGCAATCAAAAGCGCGAGACTATGTACATGTGCTCGAAGACAATCCAATGGGACTGCCAGTCGGTCCAAATGACGCACTTGATTGGGCACAGGTTGTTCTGGTTCTGTGCACAAAATATACAAAAGAATTGTTCAGTGGAAATGCATTCATTCCTGAATTCCCCACAAAAAGTTGAGATGTCTCGCAAAGTCTTCTGTGGGAGCTTCTAACATGAGATAATGGCCTCGTAGGTTTTTATCTGAAATAAAATCGTCGATGAGTATCATGTTTATGAACCGTGTAGCACATATTTTCTTGAGGTCGTCGAGCTCCCATTCTAAGATGTCGATAATTTTGAGATTCCTGCTACCGTTATCATGAAAGTGAACCCTGCCACTTGACAAGTCTGGCCACTCTTTCGTGGCGGATCTATGAGATTCTAAAAGTCTGGCGAACTCATACGCAGAATATTCATCTGTAAAGCTAAGCGCGGCTGTTCTTCGGTCTGGAGGAGTTAGTGCCAACATTGTATTTGGGGCTGCCCGTAAGGTATACACTATTCTGGGCTCTTCTATTATTTGTAGCTTTTGCCTCGTTAGAGTTGTTGACATTGATGTTCTTGTTGTTTTGAATGAAGACGACACTGTTCTTGGACGTGCGACTGCGAGGCTTCCCATCAAGTTTCAACTTATATATAGTATTCATTATAAGTTCTAGGACTTCTATGCGTATATTATCGAGCCACGGCTCAGATTTCGGTAAACGAGCCTTTTTTATCTTTAAAGAGAGAGCTTTGAAATATGGTATCACCTTCTTAGGATCACGGGACAGTCTCCCTGATCCTTTGAAAGCACCCAGATTCTTGTGAGTTGCGTGGTATGTCTCAATGAACCTATCAATGAGGGCAGGTATAGCAGTGTAATAGTCCTTGAGAGCCATATGCGTAGAATAGCTATCCGTCACAAGGTGAAAGATGTGGGCTTGCTCTTGAGATTTTATCAAAGGATTTACGAACGACGCCATTTTAATCTGTGCACATATAAAAAGAATGAGGAAGGAGGTTGCATATCAGGCTATAAAACAGACTCATCGCGCTTTTCCGTCTCTTACAGGAAGGATGATTATTCTCACTGCTCAGCAGAGACTTGGTCCGTCATTCAAGCATAAGGATTTCATGAACGCAGCCATAAGATACTATGAAGATCTTCGTATTCAGGGAAATGGTAATTCTAGAAAGATTCTGAATGGTGTCACAGACTATCATAAAAACTATCTATTGAATCAGAAGATTGCGAGAGCTCTGAAGAATTAGATACTCTCCATTGATAACATGTATCTCATCGAATCCAAACCACCTTGAGAGTCCATTCTCGAGCCCTACGAGAACCTTGCGAGTCTTATCGTCTGGTTGGTACACTACTATTGCATGCATTTCTCCATTTGGCCTAACAAAATAAGGCATCCCTAATCATAGAATGGAAGAATATCTTAGACTTTCTCTGGTGCGAAACATTGAAAGATGGGCTCCTCCAAAAGGTACGGAAAGAAGAATTGAATTTTTCTTCACTTTGAGTGTACACCCTGGTCTAACTCTGCACGTACTTGAGTTGTACAGAGATGAACGATGGAGACCTGATCAGCTCGTGAAGAATCCGAATTTTGAATGGTCCTGGGTGGAATCATTTAGAGAGTGGTCATGGAACTGGACAAAGCTCAGCAAATGTTACCCAACGATCGACGTTATTTTGCGTAATCTTGACAAACCATGGGACTGGTACATCCTGACAGTGGAGGCTGGCACAACCTTCGCAGATATGGTCACGTATCCAAACCTGTCATGGAGAATAGAGGAACTCATGTTTCAAGATATTTCTGAACCATCCGATATAGAATTTCTACGACTGTACAAGCACAGATACGATGAAACTGCATGGACAGATCACTCGAAACGAGTAAAATGGAAACTCGCCAAAGATTCTCCAGATTTGCCGTGGCAGTACCAATATATAAAACCAGATATACTCGATCAATCTGATGCGCACGCACTCGAAAGAATCCAAACGAGCATAGACTGGATGAAGATGTCACAGACTGTAGACGCACACATTATCCTCGAAAACAAGCACCTGCCGTGGTTCTGGAAGATTGTGTCTATGAACCCAACTCTCACTTTCGAGCAAGTCATCATGAACCCAGACATTCAGTGGTACTATGCAAGGGTCCCTGAGCAAACGCTCACTCCAACTCTCGCACGAAAATGGATGGCGGCTCTAAAAATTCAAAAAATATGGCGAAGGTGCATTTCGGACCCTTCTTTTGAGTTGTGCCGAAAAAGACTCCTAGAGGAATGGCGTGAGTTTGAAGAAAATGTGGCCAAGCGGTGCGCTCGCAGACATCTTGCGTTCGATGAAGGGGTCTCGTATTGAAACGAGTATGAGTGACTATGAAGAGTATCTTGATTCGAGGGGTGCAAACACTGTGTACTGGAATTTAGATTCAATCTCTCTTGCACTTGACAGTGGTATACATTCGAGAGAGGTTATTTATATACTTGAGATTATGAAGAGCACTTCATGGTCTGATGAATTTGACAATTTGCACGGTATCATAGACATTGAATACGGACCCGAGTTGGCCGATATGTTCAATGTGTATAATATGTTGCACCTCCTAAAATTTCGGGGCTCTGATATGTCAAATGGGTACGTTTGCAGAGCTCATTGAGGCTCAGATTGAGACGGAGATTGAGAGGCGCCTGGCAGAGTATGTTTCCAAACTCGCTTCTCATTTTTTCACCACAGAGAGAGAGGTTTACAAGGTGATACGCGCAGACGCGCCACCTGAGAATATGCCGTGCAAGGGTCATTCAAAGACTGGTAAGCCATGCAAAAACAAAGGAAAACACAGTGGATATTGTCATATTCATAGACCAGTGGCAAAAGCTCCTAAGAATAACAAGACACGTGAACATAGGGAAACAGATGAGCAGATCAGAGATTCTCTTGGAGTCATTGACGCGATTTTTTGACGAGGAGGAAAATTACAAAATTCTTTCAGATGTATTGTCCCACAGAATGGGTATAAGCCTACGAAGTATAGAGTGGTTTGTAACGAAACACTCCAAATCTGAAGAGGTTCGTATCATGGGATTTCCCGTGCATGTTGAATATAAGAGCAGTCTCAACGGCTACTCTAAAAAACTGTTTGACCCATTTTGTCGAACAGAACGCATACAGTTCAAAGAGTTTACCACAACAGTCGGTCAGCTCAACTTTATAAAGTGGTGCATTGTGAATGGTATCATCCGACATATGATAATGACCCAGCCCCTCCCTGAAAAGTCAGAAGTGTCCACCCATAATAATATATGTACATGTTGAAATTGAGACTGATTTGCGATGAGTACTTGTCAACAAAGTCTATGCTCAAATTTGTCTTGGATGAATCAAGTTTTGAAAAGTCTGCAGTCCCTTGACCTGAATCGAGACCAAATGAATACATGTAGATGTCCTTTATTGGTACAGAAAAGCCTCGTGACATTGGCTGTTTAAATCTGTAGTAGAGACCACCCTGAAATGTGCCGAGTACATTTATGCCGTTGAGGTACAGAGTAGCCTGTTTTATTGCGTCGTTGAACTTGGTCCCTGTTCCTGGCAGAGGTAGACCATATCTGGAATTGTCCTTGTATCCATATGTATACCTATTTGTGTATTCCGAAGCATCTATTTCATAACTCTTTCTCCTGAAGAACCAAAAAAGAGTCTGAACTGGAAAATTGGCAGTAAGTGGCACCGACAGTGATCCAGTGTTGAATGGTGCGACAGACTCTTGCTTTATCCGTGGTATGACCATGTCTATCTTCCGTGTTCTGTAGTATATCCTCTCTTCGTCTGTGAGTTGTATCTGCTCGAGTACGAGCTCTGGTCTCAAGAGTTCTATGTTTGGAGTTGTGCTGAACCACGAGCCAGGATTGAATGTGATTCGTATGTAAATCTTTTGAGATGAGAGTGCACATAATGGGAAGAATTGACTCGGTCTCGTCTTGTCATGTGAGAACCGCCTGCAGAAGAAAAAGTCGAATGGAATGTACATCTCATTCGGGTCATCGCATACGCTCTGTATATTCACCTTTTCATCGCTATCAAGAAACGTTTCGTCTCTTATATGGTACCAATCGTCCGTCAGAGATTCTATGATTTGATCATTTATAATCATGTCAACTCTTTTCATAATCGATCTTCCGACGTTTGGTGCATATGTTCCAGGAGGAAGTGAACAGTGCAGGTACATATTACTGAGAAGATCGCCGAGCGTTGTCGGCTTTAATTCAATTGTTACAGTGTTACCAAGGAACACCCGTCCATCAATTGGTACAACTATATGAGATAGTTCAAACTTGGTGTGTTGCTTGTATACTGGATCCCACAATGACTCAGTAGAGTGTATGTTCTGAGGCCCTATCGCAAAAAGAGGTAGACGCTCCATCCTAATGATCCTCAAGAAAAAGCATGTTTGAAGCTCGCCGAAGTAACGTGCACAAGCCTAAAGTATACAACCATGGCTGAGCAGGCAAAGAAGAAGTTTCTCGAGCACCACGATGCTCTCAAGCAGGAGAGAAGAAAGATCATTGTGCTTGACACACTGCCTCCTCCACCAGGTACACAAAAGTGCAAGGCGAAGACTATGGCTGGTGTCCCCTGTTCCTTCAGGGCGATCAAGTGTGGTTTTTGTTCTAGGCACTCTATAAAATGAATCGTCTTCTGGTGACTTTGATTGTAACCTCAGCAGTTGCTCAGCTACTGCCCAATCTCAGCCCTACGGGTACAGACGTGATTGACGATGCAGTGATGTACACTGGGGTTCAGAAGGAGATGATGGTTTCAACTCTTATTATAACGGCCCTGGTGTACTGGATTACAGACTATATACTCAACAATTGGGGGAAGGCTCCCCAGTAACTGCTTTGTACGTGTGTGATCCCATGTGCAAATGTCATTCTCATAACAATGCTTCATGTGGGCCATGAGAGATTCAAGTCTTGGATGTCCCCATGACATGTTAGGCTCGAATAGAAAGTCGTTGTACCCAACCAGACCCTTGTCACACTCTATGATGAATGGGGTATCAACATACTCTTTGGCACCCCCATATTCTGAGAGAATGATTGGTTTGTCGTGTACAGCAGCTTCAACTGTACCCATCCCAACACCTTCCGAGTGACTACAATTTACATAACAGTCACCTGTAGAGTGAATTTCCTCCATGAATGTATCTGATACAAGACCCTCGTTGATTACCGTCACATTTGGAATGTCTATGTTAAGGTTACTCGTACAGCTCGATTTTATCAGAAGATGAGCTCTCGGGAGATTCAACCGCACAAACGCTTCTAACAACAATTTCAAATTTTTACGCGGATCCTTTACGTTTCCTATCGTGTAGAATACGTATGCATCTTCAATCAATTTCACTTGCGACTTTTGGGGATTTGGATCTGTCCAGTGACGAAGCACTGAAAATTTATGAGTTTTGAATTGATTCTGCAGAACCTCTTGACAGAATATAGACGGTACAAAAATAGTCCTATCAGTCGGTAAGAGACTGTAACTCTTATGAACAGTATCAGTTTCGCATACCGTCATAACAGTTGCATTTTTCAGTTTGTGAAAGATGTCTAGTACCGCGTCTATCGGTATTATAAATATAAAAGAGACGTCATGATCAGGAACCTTTTCGAAATAATTAATATATGTCACTTGATGACCTCTTTCGACAAGTATCCTCTGGTATTTGAGCATAACCTGCCCAATCCCTGCGAGGGCTATTGGTCCTACGAGTAGGATCTTCATTCCTACTAGTACAGAGTCTTCAATTTTCTAGCTTCTAACGCAAGGGTGCTAACCATTTCATCAAGTGTTGGTGGACCACGAGGAACGTTACGAAGTAGATGTATTGCCCATAGCACCAGAACAAGTTTCTCTCTATTGTTACGTGGCATATTACCTTGAACGAGCTCTGAAAATATCAACCAAGATATTCCATCACTGAGGCTCAGACCCAGCGGTTGGCCACACTGTTGATTCATACCTCTTTCCATTCATTATATATACTATCTTCTTGTCTTTATCATTTTTTGTATACGTGAAGAACGGACCTTTATTTGAAGCAGAAGTAGTGAACACGTGTCTGTACCCTGTACCATCCTTCTTGTATACGAACTGTACACTTATTGTACTTTGACTGCGTGTTTTAAAAGTTATAGGGGGTGTCAACATAGTTTCCGGGAACGGTCCCTGACTGACAGAAGCTGGAGCAGGTTGGATCCTTTGAGTTGGAGCTGGAACAAATTGAGTCATTCCTGGTGGAACCTGACTGACAGGAGCTGGCTGGAAGGTTGGGGATATAGAAGCTGGCTGGAAGGTTGGGGATATAGAAGCTGGCTGGAAGGTTGGGGATATAGAAGCTGGTTGGAAAGTTGGGGATGGCTGGAAGGTTGGGGAAGGCTGGAAAGTTGGGGATGGTTGGAAGGTTGGGGATGGTTGGAAGGTTGGGGATGGCTGGAAGGTTGGGGAAGGTTGGAAAGTTGGGGATGGCTGGAAGGTTGGGGAAGGCTGGAAGGTTGGGGAAGGCTGGAATGTTGGGGATATAGTAAATGGTGTCAACGTTTTAAGTGTGGATATATACATTTCTAATGGTGTTATCTGTAAAATTCCACTGCCTGGACTCGGCCATGTTCCTTTTACTAAATAAAACTTGATTACATCTTTTGTCAAATCTATTGCAGCTAACTTTCCTACGAGAATGTTATCCCTTGTATCGCGTATATAAATATACTTAGAGCTGTCACTCGAGTAAATATTTTCATCCCAGTTATTTATAATTACATCGTCTCTTTGTATATAATATCCACCTCTCGACGCGGACACATATAATCCAGGAAAGACAGTAATAAATCTATCGTCGGGTGGACCATTTATTTTCATTGGTACCAGTCCCGAACTCGTAGTTATAACTTCTACTGGATCTCCATCTTGATCAATTTTGTATATATATGCGCTGGATGGATTGGATACCACATTTGGTAGAACTGCAATTTCTTCGAATACAGAATCCTCCGTAAGATTATAAACTACTGCTCCGTCGTTATTATATGCCAAAGTCTTGTATATATACGAACCTGTGCTATCTATAGAGGTTACAAATGATTTACGATTTGTTACATGAGTAATAACTTTACATCTTAAAAAATCTCCATTTGGATTAAATTTATACATTACACTATATACGCTTCTTGGTACTCTCGATGGGCCATCGGGAATTCTTATAGATGAAAAATCAACTATTACATTTCCACTCTCGTCTTCTATATTATATGGTTTATAATCTACATCTACATATATATTGTTTGATACATCTGTTATACAGTTTTTTATAGGTCCTCTCAAAGTTCTTATAAATGTTGGTATATTACCTATACACTTAATAACAAAATTTGAATTTGTACCGGCCCCTATTCTATACGTGCTTCCTGGAGCTGAAGGGAACACCAAATCAACGTTTCCAATGGTAGATCCAACTATATAAACTCCTCTCGATGTGTCAGAGTCTGTTGATATATCTACTATGTATGACCTACTTGCAACGCAATTTAAACAAAATCCGTTATATACCCCTAATTTGTCTACTCTTACTACCAGCCCGGACCCGGAACCTCCGCTTTTATCGTAAGATACTACTTTGGTACCTGATGCATCCACAAACCCGAGACCAGATCCTTTATACATTCCACCTACATAGATGTCATTTTTGTAGTCTATATTTATAGTAGAAAAGACCGAAAGTGAAGAATAGCATGTAAAAACGTGCGTTCCTGTACTGTCCAGTTTTATTAGAGCTCCATATGTAAAAGATCCTGCCGAAGATGGAAGAGTTGAAACAATTATATCTTTGTCATCCAATATATTTGTTGATCTATTGTATACTCCAGTGAAGCATATACTGCCGAATGAGTCACATTTTATATCATAGTCTACCACAACACCTATTGATACTGAATCATTTGACGAATCATCAATTTTAAAATATGGTATAAACCTTCCATACAAATAATTACCATTTGAATCAAACTTTAGAATGAAAGTTGATGAAGTACTAAGCGTCTTTTTATACATTGAACCTACAGAATCTAAAATTTCAATAGAACTTCCGTACCCCATGACATAAACATTTAGGTCTGTGTCTGTAGTTATTTTGCATTTACTATTATTTTGTGATAAGGGTTTTATAACCAAGTAAAACTGTAGAATACCATTTTTATCAAATTTGAATAATGTTCCCCACCCACTAGTCTTAATTGTGGACACAATTGAATACGAATCATCTTTTAATGTAACACTACTTTCTCCCGTACTTATTAAATATAAGTTTCCAGATGCGTCTATTGTAGAGGATATAGGATACACCCCCTCTAATATAGAAACAGGTGTTTGAATAATAGCTGGTCTCGGGGGTCTAACTATATTAGGAGCAGGTGAGATTATAGGTGATGATATAGGATTTGAAGAATGAGAATAGTTACCATCGCGGTCAAATTTTATCATATATGCATCTGGATTATTCCCAGAAAATAGAGGTAATGTTCCCATAGACCCTCCACCTTGATTTCGTATTGACGGAGTACCAGAATAACTTCCAACTAAATAAATATTATCTAATGAATCTCCCGTAATATTTTGACAATTAACGAGGGTACCAGCAGATGATACTACTCGAGAGAATATATAATTTCCAGATGAATCAAATTTGCATAAAAATGCATTGGTTTCTGTTATCCTTGCTGTTGTAGTAGCTGTAGCAGGTAATGTTACAATAGTCGCTCCAAATTGATCTTTTATTGTTGGAGAATGATTGTATGTACCTGCAAAAAATATGTTATTCATCGAATCTAAAAATACACCAGAACCATAATTATTAATCACTTTTCCATTCGGAGATGGTATTATAACCCTTGAATATTGAAAATTACCGGACGAATCGAATTTACACATGAAAGGTGCTGATTCACCAGACGTGGGTAATGTAGCTATAACAGTACCACCCTGATTTTTTATATCTGCACTCGTGTTATACGCCCCAGTTACATAAATATTATTTAAAGAGTCGCACGCTATACCGCTTATTTTTTCACCGGAACTACCTGCCCGATCTATTGTGATAGAATATATAAAATTCCCAGACGAATCAAATTTGCATATGAATGCCGCACCCGTACTAACCCTTGGAAGTTGACCAAGCGAACCTCCAGATTCTGTGAATATATTAGAAGTTACTAAACAATGGCCTACAAAATACACATTATTTAACGAATCGCATGATGCATAAATCCCACTTTCATCGGCATTTGAGTTTCTAGCGTCTACAATTCTGGAATACTGATACTGTCCAGACGAATTAAATTTACAAGAAAACGCAGCATAATGTGTACGCCCGGCAGACTCACTTGCTGGTAATGTCACTATCAAAGTCCCAAATTGATCTCTTAGCGTCGGAGTTCCAAAATAACTACCTACTAGATAAATATTATCAAGCGAGTCGCGTGTTATGGAAGGGATTGACGAATTACCAGTTCCAGAATGTTCAATAATTCTATAATACTGATACCGTCCAGAAGAATCAAATTTACACATAAAAATAGTAGAACCTGTACTGTTCAATAATGTCCCAAGAGTAGTTCCAGACGGATCTTTTATTGTTACAGAAGTTCCATGGTATCTACCACACAAGTATACATTTCCTGCAGAGTCGCATACTATACCAGTTCCCACACACGTAGAGTTTGAACTAATGAGTCTATAATACTGATATCGACCAGAAGAATCAAATTTACACATAAAACTACTAGAACCTGTACTGTTCGGTAGAGTTACAAGAGGAACACCAGATTGATCTTTTATCGTTGGGTTTCCTGAATATTTTCCAACTATATACAGGTTATCGAAAGAATCTCTTGTTACGTTATAAATAAGATCGTCTGAACCTGTACCTTCAATTATCCATGCGGATTTTTGAGCCACAGAAGGCGAAGGCGAAACCATTCCTGGCGGGGTCTGAGCCATATTCTTATAGAGTACTCTTAAAAAAATCACGACTGTATATACCAGGAAGTAATGCAGATCTTCGTAAAGACTCTTACCGGCAAGAGTATAACTCTGGAAGTCGAGTCTTCCGACACGATAGAGAATGTAAAAGCAAAGATTCACGACAAGGAAGGCATCCCAGGTGATCAGCAGCGGCTCATTTTTGCAGGGAAACAACTCGAGGACGATAGAACACTCGCAGACTACAATGTACAGAAGGAATCGACTCTGCACCTCGTGTTGAGGTTGCGAGGTGGTTATATTTTCATGTGTACTAATAACCATGAAGGTTTATGTGATCAATCTGGACTCGGAGACGAAGAGAATGGATGTTCTCGACAAGCACTTGAATGAATGTGGACTCTCTCACTACGAAAGGGTTTCAGCAGAGACTAAACCTGCAGAAGACATGTCTACCTGGATGCACACTATGTGCCCGAAGGGTGTTGGAGGTTCAGCTGCAAGCCATCGCAAGATTTGGAAGGAGGTTATCTCTAAAAATCTTGACATGGCTATGATCCTTGAGGATGATGTCAGGTTCGTAGATGGTGCTATGGATGAACTTGACAAGGCTCTTGAAGATCTCCCAGAAGATTTTGATATACTCTATGTTGGGTCAAGTGGACTTAATAATGCAGAGATTCAAGAGCCTAAAGACCTACTTTTGTATCCCGTGTCTCTCTATACTGGTAGAACTGGCAAAAAGATATCTGACAGATTGGTTGCTCCTCTCGCACCGTATGATATACATGCTTACATCATAAGTAATAAAGGTGCTAAGAAGCTTCTCGAGCAGGAGCAGTTTCTGTGTTTTTTAGATTCAGATATCAACATCACGAGAGGAATCAACATGTATGCGTGTAGCCCGAGTCTGGCAAGTCAGGCGGATGAAGAGTTTGGGTCACATAGCGCAACTACATTTCCATATCTTGTGACTGGAGTGTTTGGCAGGGGAAAGGTTGCTCCAAATATAAAGTGGCTCGAACTATTCAATACGTTCCCGATATCTATATGGGTCGTTGTATTTGGTATCATTTCAGCCTTTAATCCAATTTTCCTTCTTGTACTTTTACCAGATGTGTACTGGAACTTTAATATGGTGATGTCTACGCTGTTGATTATGTTTTTAACAAAATTAGTTTTATAGTGTCTATTGCTATGATTGGTAAGATAAGTGACAGGTGAAACTTTCTACGTGTCGGGTAATCCATGACTATGAGATGGTGATCCTCTTTTCTGTACTGTAGAGAGTTGTTCATGTATTCTGAGAGTATGCAGTTCCCGTTGTGATTCCACATTGCTGTTATGATTAGTGCGGAGAGCAGATGTATAATCGTTTCACTTCTGCTCGTGAGGGTTAGCCCAAGTACCATATATGCGATTACAATCTGATGGAAAAAGAGTATCCCCTTGTCGAATCCTGATACGTCATAGTTCCTATGGATTACATTAATGTCTACACCGTACATGAGTGCAGCTGCCAGAAATATACAATAATACACCTGTAGACATGTGCTCATTCTTTCTTAACAATAACCCCCGATTTGTTTCTGGGTACTGATGGCCCAGGCCCTGATTTTTCTGTATAATTTCTCGTGTGATATTTCCACATCGATGGCCCTCCTATCCTGAAAGGTGGTCTCACTTTCGCCTTGTAGTAAAAGACACAGTCCTCAATCTTGTTGGATCTGCTTGTATTGTCAAGAACGAGGCACTCAAAGTTTTCTGTGCACGCATCCATCACATCATTGAACATGTGGAACGTTGGAAATATGCCAAAGAATGATCTCCACAGCTTCTCACGGTTACTGATTACTGGCTCTCGAAGTATAAAAACATAGTCTACATTTGCTCGAAGATCTGGACTGAGATCCATGCAGTACTGCATAGTCAACATGAAGAAAATCTTCCAATGGCGGCCATTCATGAACGACTGCCGAATACATGTATCCTTTAGAAATGACTTGTCGTACATGCAATCGTCGAGGAGGATGAATGCAGGAGAAGTGCTCCCTTTTGAAACACACTTCTTCTGTCTGTCAATTACTCTCTCAATAACAGCCTTGTTATAGTCACCGTGTATAAATAGGTCAGGTATGAATTGCTTGTAGTAGTGATTCCCATCCTCGGTCGCTGACATGACGACCCCTATAGGTATGTTTCGCTTGTAGTACATTATGTCTGTTACGAGCGTACTCTTACCGGTTCCTCTCTTTCCTATGAATACACACACCTTGTCTGACCCAATTCTTGAAGGATCGAATCTCTTCAGATTGAGCTGAACCATCACTGTAGTTTGCAGATAATTTTCAGATTGATTTTCTGCGCAATTCACAGGATGGTCCAGCTGATATCGGACGGGACACAGGATGCTTTCCTTACAGGTGCACCTAAACTCACGTATTTTCAATCAGTCTACTACAGGCGTACCCCATTCTTTCTAAACGCACTACAAGTTCCATTTATAGGTGATGCTCGGTTTGGTGAACAGGCTATCTGCAAAATACCACAGACTGGGGACATTATAACTGGACTTTCGATTCAGGCCACCTTACCAAGTCTCGGTTCCCCATCAGGTGTATACTATTACATAAACCAGATCAACTCATTTGGCATCACAGTGAACGGGGTGACAACGACAGTACTTGTACCCGCAGACGCAAACACGGGAAACCTCTCATGGCTCAATGTCGTCCCTGGTCTATCTTTCAGTGAAAATCTCACCATCTCCGCAACACAGACAAGTGTATTGGATCCTTCAAAGGCGGTTACTGTCGGAACTGACAATGTAGACTATCTGACGTATACAAACGACGCAGTCAACTTTAAAGTTTCAACTGTTCAGACTGATTTCGAAGAACTTGTCAAGGGAATTGACTGGCCTGGTCTTGTATATGGTGGGTACGATGGTGTTGTGCCAGACAATGGGTTCATTTCAAGACTCGAGAAATTCAGAACCCCTCTACCCCCTGGGCAAACCCCTGCAACACTCACAGGCTCGAGTGTATTACAGTCGAATGCTGGAAGCAATGTGTATGGCGAATCATTCACATTCACATTTGGCGCTGCAAAGTCATTCACAGAACTGTATATAGAATCTCCAGTTGTTCTGCAGCTTCCTGGATGGATATTTGTACTTGGGTCGAATGATGGTATCATATGGTCACTTGCAGGTAGTCCAGTCAAGTCTCTTACGGTGCCACTCTATGGGAACAGCTACACCAGGTACAGGATTGTTGTGGCGTCGACTCTTTACTCAGACTCTTTCAAGGTGGTATATTTTACACTACGAAGATCTATCCGTACAACTGTGACCGTATCATCTACTGGAGCAGCGGATCTCTTGTGCAGATCGTCTACAACATTTACAGTTGATGGCACAAGTGTCATCGATACACCATTGACACAATCTCCTGTATGGTCGTATAGCACCGAGCAAAACATTTCGTATATTTCGAATGCAGGAAACATCCTTGTAGATGAAGCCATCCTCAAACTCGGCGGTCAGACTATAAAGAGAACCACAGGAGAATACATGAGCCTTCGGCAGGATCTCAATGTACCGGAGGAGAACCAGATTGGTCTTACTGCGCTCGTTGGAAAGAATGATACGCAGCTGGTCACTGAACCAAAAAACTATCTTGTACCACTTGATTTTGTGGAGAATCTTCCAGTGTGTTCTCTTGATAGACATGATATCGAAGTTCATACAAACTTTTCATCCTTTTCAAATTTATTGCAATACAGTGGTCTCGGTGAGTTTTCTAAAAGCTCATATTCGAATATATATGGTGTATCGGCAGAGTCAGGTATACTCATAGGTCCTACTCGGTTGTACACATCAGGTTCTAGTAATATTGTACTGAACAATGGTGCAGGGTTTAGCAATGTATCTACATTGATTCCATCTGGTCAGATTAGGAACATATACTCGAACCTATTTGTGTTTAATGGTGCTTTTGTCACTCGAGATGATGGCGATTTCATAAATGTGCCAACTGGCAAGGCGTTTGGATCTGACACGATATCAAACTTGTACGTGTTCAATCAGGCTTCCAACATTTACCAGGCTTACAATTCATCTCTGGTAAAAACTGGAAATGCAGTAACTTTCAATGGTCCACCTGGTTACATAAGTGCAACTGTTGGGTACACTGACACGTCTCTTGGAAGGTACAGAAAAGTAACAGTTCCTTTCAGAGTCACATCTACATCAGTGAACACAACCTCGAGCATTGTGCAGATATACACGCCGAGTGCGGGTGAATACTACGCGAACGCACTTGTTCCATGGGTGAATGAGATTATATGGGACTCTGACTATAATGCGAATGCATACTATTCAAACAATTTCACGTATCAACTGAATCTGAACAATCAATCGACGAGTAACACTTCGGCAAATCAATCTCTCGATTACAACTTTAGATGGAGTGTTCAGACGGACGATCTTACAACGTATACTCTTCCGGGCGGAGAGACACTTACAAGTACAGTCTATGTGACAGGAGGAACAGATCCAGCAATCAGAGGAAGTGCAGATACGTGGTACGAAGGGCAATTTATTAGTAAGATGACATATGTACCAAATAAAGATCCGTCAGATCCATACACTGCGACTCTTTATGATACACAAATGTATTCTACATTTGTGTATTCAAAGTCCCGAACCGGTCAGTGGACAACTATCAGTTCCAACGATCTATCTGGGTATCTTGTTCAGGTAGCTAGGGCATATCCAGAATTTGTAGAAACTTCGAATGTACTCACAGACTTTCAAAGTATAACCTATACAGGTGTAGATACAACCACGTCGAATGCAATCATTACATATATATTACCAGGTGGTTTATTCGAGACTCAAAATGTAACTTTCGGATCAACCTTTCAAGACTTTGGCCCGAATTTATCTGTGAGGGGCTTGGACGATACGGTTAGTCAGATACGAGCAGATTATGTATACTCTGGAACAAACCTCACCATATCAGGATGTGCTGTATATTCAGTTACTGTAAATGGGGTACCACAGGTTCATATACCACTGGGAAACTTTTCAGGTTCACGAACATTCACAGATGTAACATTTCCTGCTGTATTCGATACGTTTGTTGCAGACCAGGATTCGAGTGGCAGGGTAGATGACAGGACTACATGGACATCTGATTCCACTAGCGTAACTGTATATGGGCTTGGATCTGTTCATCTGCCAAATAAAAGCCCCATCGTTGTGAATACCATTACAAATATCACAGAAGCATGGGACAATGGTCTCATTGTGTTGAGTTCGAGTACACCATGGCAATCTAGAATATTTGCAGAGACGGTGTACTTTACACCAGGGTACTGGAAGACTGTGAGTAACATATGGCCGACTACACTGAGTGCAACTTTCTATGACTCGAATAACAATGGCGAGACTGTGACTGGTACGAATCAATCATCATTTACATCGAACCTTATCAGTTCTCCATATGCAACGTTTGATGGGTCATCTCTGAAGTTTACATTTAGAAACTGTACATATTTCACATGTTCAGACCCACGGTCCCAGAAGATTCTCGGTATTACATCTCCCGTTGTTCCGGTCACATACTACGACAGTACATCTAATGTGTATCTGAGCCCGGGTGGATCCCCAAATTTTAGTCTGAGCGGGACTCAGCTCTCGAATATATCTGGTGGGTCGACTACGGATGAGGAGTATAGAGTGTATTCTGCATGCAACTCGAACAGTTTCCTGGTTCAAGTGCTTCAAAACGGGACTGTGAATGCTATAAATTATGATGATTCTGGTCGCACTGCAAATGAACCACTCGTGACTTCCGGACTCAACATCATAAGTACTTTGCAGGAGAGTTACAACGTGTACTGGGTATCCTCTACTGGGACTATATTAAAGTACAATACTAAGAAGGAGTTTGGTGCTGTTGGGTCAATGTCAGTTTTGAGGCTACCATTTGCTTTTGGTATTACTGCTTCAGCCATAACGAATAGGTACATAGTCGTTCCAATGTCCACATCAAATATAGGATTTGTAGACAAGAATTCAGGGGATCTCCGGGTCATGTCGGGATTGAACGTACCAGGAGGTCCCCTGGTATGGGATGGTGCAAGATACTTGTACTTTTATCCGCAGGCACCTTATTCAAATGTTTTGCGTCTCGATACTATACTGTATACAAACCCAACGTTTGTGAATGCAAGTATGCTTGTAGAGTATGCCATCATCTCGGAAGGTGAGAGGGCCTGGTTCAAGAGGATACAGAATGATCACCTCATGAAACAGTTGCAGGGTTATAAATTTGTGATAAAGGCTGGTGCGACAGAACAGCAGTTTGACATGAACTTGAAAAACCTGGTTACAGAGCTCCTGTTTACACTTGATGATGATGCGATAGAAGCAGTGTCCCTGTATTTTAATGGTGTACCCGTCATAGATTATGATGATGCAGGTACTTTACTCAGTCTGTCTAAGATACAACCGTACGAACATCATATAAGAGTTCCTGATAGACCATTCTGCATGTATTCGTTTGCAAAGTTTCCAGATTCCATGAAACCTTCAGGGTTTGTGAATATGAGCAGAATTGTAGATCAGGTTGTATCAGTGAGGGTCACTCCAAGTGATGTAGACAGAACATTTAGTGTTTGGGCAGACTCTTACAATGTAATACGCTTCAGGGATGGTCTCGCTGGTATGCTCTACGATTATTCTACCCAGTAGTAAATGCAGAGTCTTGTTGCATTGGGTACAAACGATTTTTCTGGCCCGATTGATATTTCTTCGTCGTGCTTTATACGCAACTATGCGGGAGTTACTCCTTTCGCTCGAAAATTACATCGTGTTCAGTTTGATCAGCCTCTCATATACGGATCTCAGTTGTGGATAAATATACCTCACCAAGGTGATCTGTTGACAGATGTATACCTCGACTTTAAAGTTCCACCCAGTGATTTAAAGAATGTTATTGATCGTATCGAAATTTTCTACGAGAGGCAGATTGTGGAGAGGGTCTATATGGAGGCTAGGGAGATTGAGCTGCAGTTGACTGTTCCTGGTTGCAAGCAGGGGTTCCTTGATTCAGGCGTATTTGTAATCCCGTTCAGTTTTTCAAAGCATGGTTTACCTCTGGTCGCTTTCAAAGGTCAGCCCGTATGGATCAGGGTCACTGCGAAGCAGGATGGTCAAGAGCAGTTCTCTGGGGCGTCTCTCCTGTGCAATTATGTATACCTGTCAGAGACTGAATCAAAATGGTTCTCCAAGCCATATGACATGCTAATAACGCAAGTGAGGCTGCATGAAGAGGCTACTCCTGATTCAATAATCCGCACAAATTTTCTAAATCCGTGCAAGGAGCTCTACTTTACAAAGTTTGATACAATGTCCATATTGTTCAACAATATTGAGCAGGTTCCTCAGAGTTCTTGGTTGTTTTATCACAACCTGATACCTCTCGATTTTCACACCAGGGTTCCGACAGGAGACTATGGTGTCTATACGTTTTCAATAGAACCTGAGCAGGGTAATCCTGCGGGATCTGTAAACATTGGTCTGATTCTGCACCAACAGTTCAAAGTGACTGGGGCTCAGGCACCATTTAGAATTTACGCAGTTACTTATAATATACTGAGGATTCAAGATGGATCTGCAAGAGTCTTATTTAACAACTTGCAGTAAGCTTATTGCACCCGTCTTTGAGATGGCTATGGTCACAGCTGCAAAGTACTGCAAGGCTACTGGAAGGACGTGTGTGACTGCAAAAGATGTTGAATACGGTATGAAGTTTAGTACGAGGAAAGTTCTAGGGGTTCAGAAGGAATCTCTTTTCCCTGAAATTTACGAATCTGATGACGAAGAAGAGTCTGAAGAAGAGTCCGAAGAAGAGGAGTTTGTGAGATATACCGGAGACGATGAGACCCTGTGTATCATAAATGAGATGTATGATACATGGGATTCTTGGGCGCCAGATAGCCCCATTGGAATTTATATGAAAAATGCTATAGATGCACAAGCCTCGAAAGCTGTTTCCGTTTCAGACGGGTGATACAGATTCTGACGAGGACGAGGTGGACAAGAAGAGGGTGAAATATTCAAAGATTTTGGACGAGGAGGATGATTTTTGGCCAGAGGAAAATTTTCCCTCCCCAAAGTAAATGGCTACTATTGGATCTCAGGTTGTTCAGGAGGTCAGGTCTACTTCTATGAATGCAATCGTTGCTGGTTTTGCATTTGCATCAGCAATTGCATGGTTGGATGTTGTCAGATGGGTTGTCACAAACTTCGTCGACCTGCCCAAGACATCAGGTGGATACTATGCACTCTCTGCACTGCTCACAACTCTGCTTGCAGTGCTCGTGTACATGATCTTCAGCCGGATTGCAAATGGTGTACAGAAGCCTCAGACTGTATATGCTGTCACTGCTGGCGCATCCGGCTTTTAGATTTAGGAACAAAAATTATAAACAAGAGTGCGAGAATGCCGAGACCTATGATGATTAGTTTGTTTGGAAACTGAACTGCTGGTTTCGATACGACTGGACGCATGACTGGTTCTGGTAATGGTTCTCTTTCGTAAACCATGTGATGATCAGACAAGGTCAAATTCAGAATCATGGTTACATTTGATGTACCGAGTGAAACTGGTGTCCCTGTAAAGTCTACAATCTTTACAGTGATACGAGATAGCTTCTCGATTGGATTTTCGTATGTAACCTTTATAGAAGTACTCGAGTTGGGGTTGTAGAATATTCCGTTATTTGGTATAATCCCTAGTGAATGCCCCATTGTTCTGCCACTCGGGGTATCAGTCAGAACATTGTCAACTGTAGTTGTTGCAGTGAGCTCTGGTGCATCCTTCACCTGATCAGACCGAAGCTCTGGTATTTCTACAAAGAGGTAATTCTCAGAAGCGGGACCGAGTGGGATCTTTGCTGCGATTATCTCGGCGGATGTGATCATTTTTATTGGGTCTGCAAGGGTCACGACAAATGTGTTTGAAAAGGGATACTTTGTCTCGTCCCTGTTTCGAGAGTCTATGTGCAGGTAGACCATCTCCTACTCACGAGCAATATTTTAGCTTTTCTGCATTGTGCGCCTGATTGCATACCCGAATCATGAAAGAGTTATCATCGAGTCCATTAAAGTTGACTGTATTTCCGTCCCTGTCGAGCCACCGAATAGTGAGCCGGCTCAGGGAAGGTACGGGGTGCTTAAACTTGATGGGAAGTTTGAAATCGCTTTCTTTGAAGGATTTGAAAGTTCCGAATGCAGTATCTAAAGGAACTACACCGAAGCAGTGGTTCATGAGAACAGCAGAGTACGGATTGGATCTGGTGTCGTGTATGTACGGTGATTTGAGTTCGTCTATATCGAGGAAGATGTAGCTCTGTGGTATCGGGTCAGAAACTTGTGGGCTCTTTACAAACTTTGTGCCCATTGGATACGATGTCCAGTTTTTATACACTGGGTCTGCTGACATGGACGTCGCAGCTATCAAACTGTCGATTCCGATGAGACTCTGTGCCTGTGTCGTGAGAACGTTTACACTCACAAGATTTGGGCTACTGAATAGAAACTTTCCTTCGTACTGTATAAACTCGGTAGTCCATGTGTCTGATGCAGGGGTGACTGCAGTTATAACAGTTACAAGGTCTGATGCGGTGTAGTAGCCAGGCGGTACAGTCACATTTGAAGTTCCATTTGTAGTAACTACAGAGAGTACATTTGTACCAGGTGAATGTGTCATATTGTACAGTGTGTTTGGTACCCTTGCAGACATCAGAGCAACTTCGGTAATATCCTTGATTGGCTCAATGAGGTCCATGACATATGTGTTTGAATATGGATATACATTGACATCTCTATTGTCTGAGGTGACATATATGTATCTTGTATCCATCTCTACAGGGTGCACTTATTTTTCAAGCAGACTTCCACCGATACCACCTGTAATCTGATAGCTTCTCATCTGAGCCTTGACCTGCTCCTGGTCCCCACAGATACCGCCAACATGCTCAGTTGAGTAGTAAGCCGCCTTCTGTCCTGGTCCAGCCGTACATTCGAGAGACACGGGCAGGCTGAAGATTGACTGCACCTCATCTGGGGAAGAAGTCTCGAGCTCAGCATAGCCTGATGGGGCCTTCATAGATACAAAGTACAGGACAGCAAACAGAATTCCAAAAATAACAATTGCAGTGATCGTCTTGTTAGCCATTTAATAGGACGTTACATTTTTTTGCGTTAAAGAGTAGCCCTTTTTAAACTTAAAGGCTAGTAGGAATGTCTGCTGAGATTACGCTTGACAGGGGCTACGGAACTACAGTCGAACTCGATGACTTTGAAAAGGCGCTCATGAATGAGATTGAGATTACACCAAGTCGAACTCCTCAGGCTCCTAGGAAGAAGCCAATGGTACCAACATTCAAGAAGATGGCGTCCCAGCCAAATATCAGGGAGGAATCTGATGTAGACGTATTCGCAAATCCTACTAAATCACGTGGTCCTCCTCAATACCAACCCACTGAGGGCCCTGACGACGGGGACATGGACGACGAGTTTCCTATGGATGATGAGGGCGGAGCCTATAATGCACCACCTGCTGTTCCGTCTGCAGGTTTTGCAACCATAGAGGATGAAAAGGCTGCCCTGCTGACAAAGATTGAGCGCCTCAAAAAGAAGGGTATAGCATCTGTAGCACGCCTATCAGGATATTCAGAGATTGAAGAGATTCGGACAGAGTTTAAGCGTATGATGTATTCTGTTGAGCTCGATCAATCTACAAAATTTGCCCGTCGAATGCTTGTCGCGTGCTGCACGGGAATAGAGTTTATGAACAAACGATTTGACCCTTTCGATGTTCAACTGGAGGGATGGTCAGAGACCATCATGGAGAACCTTGACGACTACGATGATGTGTTTGAGGAGCTGCATAACAAGTACAAGACAAAGGTGCAGATGGCTCCAGAGCTCAAGCTTGTTATGATGGTTGGAGGGTCTGCAATGATGTTCCATCTGACAAATTCAATGTTCAAGTCTGCTTTCCCGAGCATGAATCAGGTTGTAAAGCAGAATCCAGATCTTGTGAAGAATATGGTTGAGGCCATCTCCAAGACACAGGCTGGCGGTGCAAGCGGATCTGGCGGCAGACAGGAAATGAAGGGTCCTGGTATAGATCTGGGATCTCTTCTTGGAGGATTTATGGGGCCGCCTCCACCCGTAAACACACATGCTCAGATTCCAATTGTCGAAGAATCAGTAGACGGATCAATGTCTGATATAGTTTCAATCATATCTGCAGAGGGCACCACAAAAGATATTACAACGAGCGGGCCAGCAAAAAAGAGAAGAACAAAGAAAAAAGAGGTTAATATATAAATGATTGCATTTGCACCTTTCATGGATGAAGTTCAGCCCCCTCGTATTGTTCAGAGAGCACCTCCTCCAAAACATGTATGCACTGAATGCAACATGCTTGTGCTTGCATTTATAGCAGGTATATTCTTGATGGCTATTTTTGACGCCCTAAAGTAAATGTGGAGGTATCTCCTACCGTTATTACTTGTATTGCTTGTGTTGCTTTATTTCACCAGACCCCCTATAAGAGTTGGAATTGCGTCGCTTATGAAAGACCCTCACCACCTCGACACGTGGATAGACTTTCATCTGAGATCGAAAGTTTCAAAACTGTACATATACTGGGACAGTGACGAAGATGTTCCAGTGTACTCTGACTCCAGGATACACATACAAAAGGTGAATGATGATTTCCTCAAAGTTTCTGGGTTTGTAGACAATCCAGACTGGGACAATCCCCTCAGAACAAATGCCAAGCAAGACCTTGCAGTGAATGATGCACTCAAAAAGGGAGAGGTTGATTATATGTTTCATATAGACTGCGACGAGCTCCTGTACACCCCTGATCAGGATCTCTCAAGAGTTATGACGGATCACGAATCAGCAGATGTAGACACATGGAGAATTGAGAATATAGAGCTCGCACCAGATTCTGCAGATTATGAAAATTGCTTCACAGAGGGCACTAAATTCAGACGTCACGGTCGTAACTTTGTAGCATATGGTAACGGTAAAGGTTGTGGAAGGGTTGGTCATGTTGCATCACATGGACCTCACTACATGCGATCTCTACGTGAAAAGGCGGAGGGAAATCTGCCATTCGAGAGAATTCGAGTATTGCACTTCGTCAGCTGTAACCTCACAGAGTATCTAAAGAAGTATCAGCAGTATGGAAACTTCAAGGATGACAAATGGGAGTGGGCACAGTTCCATCTCAAGTCCAGAGATAACCTGACAAAGTGTTCATCAGAGGAGGATTGTAAACAAAAGGCCAGGGAAATGTTTGCGGATAGACTCGTGAAACCAGACGAGAACGACCTCATTGAAAACCCTGTACCTGTACAAGACGTTATATCTTGAATGCGCACTCCTCTTGCTGGTCTTCTGAAATTTGGTTAATTAAGAACCCCTGTGTCTTGTATATAGAACGTCTCTTGTAAAACATGGGTACCATGACTGATGCTCGGTCCACAAAATCTATAATCAGGGGATTGTGCTTTTTACCGGGAGCCTCTCTCAAAATTCTGCCAATAGCCTGCCTCACGTCCGAATGAGGAGTAGTCAAGAGTATAGTATCAAGCTTTGGTATATCAAGACCCTCATGAGCCTGACTAAAAGTGGCCACTATAATTCGAGCCTTTTCAGCCTCTTCAAGCTGTTCTCTTTTCATTCCACCCATGTACAAAGACGTCTCGTCGAGTTGACTTGCAATCCATTCACAATGAGATCTTCTATCCGAGAGCACCAATATGTTTCTAGTCTTTTCAAGGGATGTCAGTATTCCTAGTATACTCTGATTCCGTTCTTCATTCGTTGTGAGATCAGTAACAAGTTCTGGGAGAGACACCTTTCCAAACTTGTTCAATGGAACATGCAAATTTTCATGACGAACATCTACGACCCTTACCTCAACCCCTGACTGGGATTCCCTCTTGGCTACAAAATATGTTGGTCCCATGAACCAATTGAGAATGTGTCCGAGCCCATCCTTTCTGTCAGGGGTTGCAGTAAGACCAAGAGTCCACTTGGTACACATTTTGAACATTGATTGTGAAAAGACCCTCGCACCTATGTGATGAGCCTCATCAACTATGAGAAGACCAACCGATTCAAAAGTCTTTGCAGGAAAAGGTCTCTGACTCAGAGTCTGGATCATTGCAATTACAAAGTCACAGTCGAGTTCGAGACGATCCTGTTGAACTATTCCAATTGTAGAACCCGGACAAAATTGGTGTATCCTTTCTGCCCACTGATTTGCCAAAAACTCTTTGTGCACTATAATCATAGTCTTCAGACCTAATCTGGAGGCTATTGCAAGTGCACACACAGTCTTTCCAAATCCAACATCAAGACAGAGTACACCGCCAGAGGTTGTATCAAAAAACCCATCAACCGCCTTGTCTTGGAAGAGGTTCTTTTTAATCTTTCCTACAAATTTAATAGAAGCCTTTGCGGGATCTGCTCTTTTGTCGGTTGCTGGTCCTATATGTTCGATACCAAAGTGCACAGGGACAACGAGTTTCTTTTCATTCTCCTTGAACACTTTGAATGGTGCTAGTTTAAACTCCTCCATTGGTGCAATGGGTCTCACTGTGAGTTTCTTTTTTATTTCAGTGTCTCTGTCTGTGAGGTATCCCTGTGATGTAAGCATATAGTATCAAGAACCTTGTAATCTTTACCTTGCCAGATTTTTGTTTCGAGTGAAACCTGTACAATGTCCCCTACGAGAAGGGATTGCACAGGATTCAGACCGAGTACTCGACATGTGACTCTCCCATATTTGAATGGAACTTTTACAGTATGAGTCTTACCATCAATCTCAATCTCAATGTACATACGCATACCATGCATCCACGCTTTTTTTGTTATACGAGCCAGAATCATTTTATATTAAAAAGTTTGTATATTTAAGATATGTTGGTACTCATATTTATATTAAGTATGTTATCGGTAATTGTTTCGGTCGTATTTGTCTTATTGGTATTGCGTAGACGACGAAATGAAGAAGATATGATAGAATATAGAAGAAGATCTTTGGGTAATTTTGAAGATACTCCAGAAGAATTTGAAAATATGACACCAGAAGACCTTACTAATTTTATAAATAAAACACGAGACGAATATACTGCATGGGCTGGTACACAAGCAACACAGAATTCAAATGAAGAAAAAGCAGGTCAGTTGTCAAAAGACTTGCCCCTTGATAAAATTAAAATTGTTAAAGATGTCTTTATTGGTATAGCAGCAAGCCCAGATACTATACTGTTTGTTGTAAGACTCTGTTTAAAATACGTATTAGTGGGGGGTTTTGCTGAAGCCGATAAGCGGCTAAGTACTATTATTGCGAAAGAAGAACTGAAGAAGAATGTAAAAAATATCGGTAGATTGTTGGTTAAAGGTGCACCCTCTGCCGGAAAAGCTGCATCAACTGGTCTTAAATCTGGAGCCAGAGCTGCAATTTCAGCGGCTTCCAAAGCTGCGACAAGAGCCGCTTTTAGAGCTGCTTTACTCGCAGCTGGACCAGCTGGCGCTGCTGCCGAAGCAGGACTTTTTGTGATGCAAGCAACATTTGGTATGATGGATCAATTTGGTGTTGGTGGATACGAAGAACTTGTAAGTGAACGTATGTATGCTGGTATGCGAGACTATTATGACAGAGAATTAGAAGCGGAAGCGAAGCGAATAGGACTTACTTACCCTATACCATATGGACCTCTTGAAAAGCTGGACTCTGAGACATTGAAAAGTGAACATGCGGCAGAATGTGCAAAAATTATGGAGAATGAAAATCATCCTGGTACGAAAATGATACAATTAATAGTAATTACTCTTTATAGAACTCTTGGTAGAGATCCGACCGACAGCGAAATAAAAGATGCTGTATACAAAGATCCTACAGGTGTAATTACAGTGATCAACAAAGCCGCATATAATGAACTGGCTAAGAAATATAATGGCAAAATTGTGATGGTCGACAATACATATGTTAGATCATCTTATCTTACCAAAGAAGCTGCTGAATCTAGCTTTAAATGGCCTCTTTCTGACGAAAAGGAATATTATGTAGAATGGGACGACACTCAGAAAATATCGTATATTAGACCCAGTGTTATGAAAGTGGTGTCAGAGGGTCTTGGATTCGGGTGTACATACGATAAGGTTCGTAGACTTCCATATATAACTGAAAAATATTGTTTGGAAAACGGGTTATACCACGATGGCCAGGGTAAACAATGTAAATATAGGGAAGGACAAGAACTTGCAGAGATGATTTTCGGAAAAGCATTCGTACGAGGACTTTTGCAAGTTTTTGACCCTAAGATGTATAAAAGCTGCTCAGACATGGAGTGGTGCAAAGATGGCAAATGCAAAGACGATGGTGCTTATTTCTGCACAAAGAATAGTTTATCGTACAGTAGAAAACCAGAAGAATTGGAATGTCCCAAAGGATATAGTGATAATAAAGCTGGCATGTGCAATCCTGACTGTCCACCAGGATTTTATAGACTTGGTATAGAATGTCTTTCTAATGAGTCTAAAAATAAATTGCCATCCATACCAGCTACAAGGGGGTGTCCATCTGGTTATTTTAGAGATGCAGGATTGACTCGGTGTTACAATAAATGGTGTGATCTTGGCAGAGGTGAAATACACAGCCGGTGCACGCTAAAACCTAGTCCGTGCAAAAATGAGGCTGCATGCTGGATAAACCCAGAGTTTTCATGTCCGACTGGATATTCTTTCGATGGGGTAACTACGTGCAACAGAATTCGTAGACCAGTCGACACAACAGCTCCAAAATCTAAATTAGAGGTTGGAGTTTGTCCATCCGGTACAAGTAAATATGCGAAAGGAGACGCTCTGTGCTATGGATCATGCAAAATTGGGTTTGATTCATGGCCGGCGGGTCTATGTAATTCTAAAAATCCAAAGTTGCAGATAAAACCAAAAGAAAGAAAAGCTCCGTACGGAGAAACTGATTTCGAAAATTCTCCCGTCGGTAAAAGAATTCAAGCTATAAAAGACAATGTAAGAGAAGGCGACGTAGCCGGAGTAGGCGCTGGTATGGGGGCACTCTTTTTACAAGCAAACCCTATTGTAACTGGGCTCGGTCTGCATGATTTTGCCAATATGATACCTAACGTTTGAGTAACATAATCATCAATACAACGCACAGAATACAACTCGATATAATAGAAGAAATTACAAAAAATGTTCCTACAGACCCTAAGGAATCCAAAAGACCTTGAAATGGATTTGGAAAGTTGCTAAAGGGGTTAAATTTATCATTTGCTTCATCATCCATATGATTTTCAAAATTTGTATGAAGAGTGATTTTACCCTTCTTTTTCACTTCTTCTTTCAGTCTATCATCAGCCTCAAATTCACATTCTGTTTTTGAACCTCTTTTTTTTGTAATGCTATATGTATTACCATCTAAAAATGTATCCGTGCCTTCGAAAGTTATCGTATCTCCAGCTACTATACCATTAGGTTCTATAGATGGAGTATATTTGCACAATATCATGTTTCCGGTATCCTTTTGGTTGCTCAGACTCAATATATTATACTGTTTTCCATCATTTCCAGCGCCTTTCGCAGCATCTTTAATCATCTGTGCAGTGAGTATAATTGCAGTTAAAACAACCGCGGCGCCAGCAACATATTTTACTGGTTTCCATTTGTCTCCTGGGCGTGCCACATCGTACGAATCTCGAGAAGCATTTTTACCTGCTGTATCATACGGTTCACCCCCTGCATTTTTTGCGACATTCACTGATGCTGGAGGCACATTTACACGCGCAGCTTGTAATTTAGCAAGCTGTTTAGGTGTAAGATTTACATTTGTTAGAGCATCTTTTATATATGCTAAAGAGTCTGGTGCATTTCGTGCTCCTTGTATAATTTTGTCAAATCCTGCATTATCAAGAGTCCGTAAATCTCCAGTTTTAGGAATATTAGTTAATCCAACTCCGTCTAATGATAATCCAGGTACCTCGTCTAGAACACGGAGTCCAGATAACCTAGTCATTCTTTATCTGGTCAATCATTATTTTTATTCATCAGGGGCCCAGGTTCAGGCCCTGGAGCCTCCTCTCTACTCACGTATGAGTACCCAGACTTTGACCTGAGAGTCAGGAATGCAAACAGGATCAAAAGACCCCACAGCCACCACATTTAATGTTAGCACATAAAAATGATCGTCCACAGAAAAGCATACACCCGTAAAGACGGAACCAGAGTAAAGGCTTCAACTTTCAATATCAAAAACAGAGGCAAGCCTGGCAAGGGCCCTAAACTGTTCACCCTGAAAGAAGGTCGCCTGGAACGATTTGGCTACCCAGAACAGGGAAGAATTGCTCTTTCCATGGCGGTAAGATCAAATTCCGCTCTCACGGTGTTCAGAAGATTACAAGCTCTTGCAACACTGACAAAGAGGACAGATCCCAACAGATCTAGGAAGTACCTGTTAAACAGAAACTGGGTAAAGAAGACATGGATGCAATAGCATCTGAGATTTACGATACCCTTGGTCCAGGGTATACCGAGTCCATGTATCACAGAGCATTCGAGGTGGCACTCAGGGATCAAGGAATACCATACGAGACCGAGCGAATCGTGCCAGTCATGTTCAAAGGGAAGACGATTGGCAATATTCGAGCTGATCTTATTGTGAATGGGGATACAGTCATTGAACTAAAGTCACTGAGAAGACTCACTGAAGAATCAGTAACACAGTGCAAGAGGTATATGACTATTCTTGGACTGAAAAAAGGGTATGTTATGAATTTTGGAGGAGACTATCTGCAAGTGAGGGAAATTGACTCGGCGAGTCAAGTTGACTAGTCCAGGAATCCTAGCTTCTCCCCATTGTTCTTTGCGAGCCGGATGAGACCCTGTCTAACCTTCTGATTTGTTCCTATATATTTACAAAACTCAGTGACAACCTGAGAGTGTAAAGATATAGACTTTCCCTTGACCTTTGCAAACTCCCTGGGTCCTATGACTGTGCGAGTCACACGAACAATTGGTGCAAAGACTTTCATTTATTAGTAGGACCCTTCTTTTTTCTAAGTGCTGGTCTTTTGTATGCCCCTGTTGGAGCAGGTGGTATCTTTCCAAGTGTACGAATCTTCTTTGCAGTAGCAGCCTCTTTCTTTTCCGCCTTTTTAATATTCTTTACGAGTCTCCTGCCCGTTTTCTTGTATCTGGGCATGTAATACGCAAGATTACTCTTTCTGTTGGTGACGAATGTGATGTCGTCTGGCTGTACCGAAAGTTTCTGCACATCAAACTTGTACCTCCCAACAACCTGCAATTTCTCTCTCATAGCCTTTGCACAGATGGTCACCTGATCCTGATCCCAATAAGCCCTGTATCCATCTATTCTCGGCTGAGTTTCACATATCTTCTCTATCAACTTTATGTCATCAAGACCGAATGCTTTTATTTTGAGTCCGAGTGAGTTTGCATATTCAATCTGTTCTTTAGATGTGTCAAAGTTTAACAGAACGAGTGGTTTTTTTACGCGAAGTTTTGTGAGTTCAACGTACCTGTCGGGATAGTACCCAGTAATTTCTATTCCGTGTAGCAGAGCCTGAGAAATCTGTGGGCTCGTGAACAGGTAGTCTGGGCTCTTCATGACGTTTCTGTACTCTGATTGAGTTTGGTATCTAGCGTGCCACAATATCATTTGTCATATGGTTGGAATATATTCCCATCTGAGTTCTGAGGCGATCTTCTTCCATATCTGGTCCTGACGCCACAGTTTGTCCTTTGACTTGAGGAGAGGAAAGCACTTGAGGTAGTCATCCTCTCCGAGCAGTTCACAAAATTTGTAGAGGACGTACGAGTAACTCAAAAAATTCTTGCGGTCCTTTGGGCAGTTATTCTCGAATGGCTTTTGAATTTGTAAAAACATGAGGCGCAATTTTTCTTCGAGTTCAAGAGGCATTGTCGGAGGCTGGACACCGCAGAGAATAGTTGTAATATATGGTGTATGCTCGTAATACTTGTTGAATCCGAGTTTTTTGAGGAGTTCTCTGACCCGCTTATGAGTAAGATCATCTGGAGCTTTGAGTCGTTGCTTTGTCATTTCAATCTTGAGTTTGTCTATGATGGACGCAGGAACAGATGTTCTTTCTTTCGCCTGAAATTGAGCAATCCATTCGTTAAAGTGATTCTCCCTCTTGTATGAGTAATTAGTAACATTGGTTTCCTGTTCTTCTTTGAATCCCATGTATGATCCGAGTACATACTCTGAAGATGCACAATCGAGACAGATTGATTCGCTGAGATCCTCTTCGAATCTTATGTTCGACGACCCACAATTGTAACACCCGAACGAATGTGTCTGTACGGGCTCAGTTTCTGCTTGGTGACCCTCAACCTCAACAAGATATCGTTTAAAAAGATCACCCCTCTTATTTGCAGAGGTCTCGAGGTCTTGCAGAACAGGTATGCAGTCAAGAAGGTACTCGTGAAATTCTGATTGGTCACCACAAGAAAGTTCTCTAAGCCTAGAGTTGAAGCGAGCTTCCATTCTAAATGATTATAAGGACCATTCTCTTTAGTTTGATAGACCTTTTGATCCGTATCAGGCCTAAAGACGGTACTGTTGTACACCGGCTCAAGAATGTAGAAGGAACACACAAATGGGTTCCGGCTGGTCAATCTTATGTTCCGGATATTCATACTGAAACCTGGTACACATTCGGAGGAAAAGTATATCGTACACGAATATGGCCTGCAAAACAGACGGGATTTGTGATCCCATGGGTCCGGTCAGAACCTGAAGTGCCCTGGTTCCACGAGTACGCTGGTCCAAAGAGAGATTTTCATGGCGGTCCGGTGGTGGTACCTTCAAAGATTCGGAGGTTTCCATACCCATATATAGAATTCACAGGGAAAGGATTTAGGTTCACAATAGGAATCGGATATCTGTTTCAATACGATCCGGAACAAAAAATTATAAATCTTCTAGGACTGAGCAGTCCCAATAATGGTCTCAAACCCCAAATATTTCCCTGAGCGTCTCGACCGATTCTTCATTCCCCTTGAATGGGAGAGAGATGCACTCTTTGAATCCGTAGTAGACCTCTATGGTTGTACCATATATACGGATTGCATAGATGGAACTTATGCGAACAGATAGAACAGACCCGTACGACACAAATTTTATGGTACTCATTCTTAACATATCTTGAGAATTAAGTATTTATCCATACAATGGAGACGTGCAAGCAGTGTAAGTTTTACAAACCTGGTCTATTCACAAAGCCAACATGCACAAGAATACCAAATATAGCCCTTAGAAGTGCAAAGGTTTCGTATTTCGAGATACCTGCAGCATTCAAGATTTGCAAAGGGTACTTTTTTGAGCACAAGGATTCAGACTTGTACAAGACGAAGGATGATTCTCTGTCTGGTGAATCATTTTTTTCTGAGGACACTATAAATGAGAAACACACGCCTTGAAAAGAGACTGAACGGGTCCAACTGGGCATACACTGGAAGCCTTGCTATGAAGATTCACGCCAACAGGCTCGGTATCAACTTTCCTGAGAACCGCGTCATAGGAAATATAAATATAGCAGCAAAAGAGCCTCTGTTGCTTGTTCCAAGTATAGCTCAGAATGGGTGGTATCTTTTGAATGCACCAGAGCGCAAGAGGACCAAGTTCGGACATCCGAACGGCAGAACACTTGATCTCTTTCCTGCAAATGGAAGACTTGCTCCAAATTTCTCTCATGTAAAAAAGTACAAAGGATACCCGCCTGTCATGAATCTAAAGTCACTCTTGAACCAGAAGAGGCTTGCAAACAATAACAGTGCAAAACTCGTCATTAATACAAAATTTTTAGAATTCCTTATGAAGCACAATAGTCCACGCAAGGCTTCACCTGTAAAGAAAAGACGAAACATAAATATGAAACCCAAAAGACTATTTTAACATTCATAGTCACGAAGAGCAAGCTCAGAGTATGGTTTGCTTGGAGGCTGCTTCTTTCGCATGTTTACAATTCGAACAGCTCTCGCATACTCTTCAACCTGATCCCATGCGACTTTACATTCAGTCGCATTATTGGGGATTTTGCATATAACGCGTGCAACTGCAATTTTCTGTGCAAGAATGTGCTCCATTATTAAATATGTATTTCTATATTTTTAAGCGATTACACTCGTCTATGACCGAGAGCCTAAGAAAAGATTCGCGTAACTTGCGCCCGAATACTCTACCCAGTCATTGACGGTAAAATTATCAAAATCGTAAGGAAGTTCGTATCCTTTCCACTCGTTCGGATGATCTACAGAGTCGATGGTGCTCATCATAATACGAACAAACTCATCTGGTGTGTGTACACCGCCCGGCTTAGCACCTATTCCGGTGTAGTAAATCATCATAATATATTATTAAAACCTTCCTCTTTAAAAATGGCTAGGAATTGTAAACCTTGAGAATTTTTTCCAAATACAAAATTGAATCCATATGTTCTTCTTGTGCGTGTTTAATCCAATCAGAAATATTTAAATCGGTTCTATCCAAATCTGTTCCATATTTTTCTTTTCCCATCTTAGCTCTCTGCTCAAATTTGTTTATCACCGAAGTAACAATAGAATCCATTTAATAATTAAAAGACCTTTTTCTTTAAAGTTTTTCGATTCTGGTGGGGAAAAGGCTATCCAATTGATCCACAGAACCTATACCTCTAAAAGGTTCTGGCTGACACCGGCGGGCTATTTTAAAAAAAAGTTTGATAAAATTAAATGACATCTCCTCAGGTCGGATTTAAACAGATACTCGCGGCAAAACGCGTTGTTCGTAGATCTATGGCGAAACGCGCTGCCCGTAAATATACCCATGTATGGGATCAGGTAATAAAAGAAGCGATGGGCGTGGTTCCAAAAACAAATCAGATCCCACCTAATTTTAAAGGAACTCAGAATGAAAAATTCAGACGTGCTCTTTTATATAAGAACAGACTTGTGAATTATGCATTGAAACACCCAAGAAGTTACTATGGTCCATTGTACAGAGGTATAAGAGGCTGGGAACTGAATAAATACCTAAAAGGTGAGATAATAAATAAAAATACATTAACCTCATTTTCAAAACGGAAAAACGTAGCTAAAAGTTTTGCAGTTAAAACAAAAAATACTAATAAAAAAGTTATACTCGTATTGAAACCAAATAAACGTATACCATCTATAAATTTTACAACTGGTAAATTTCAATCAGAATATGCACCGGGTGGTAGTAAATTTACCAACGGCGATCTTAACGAACGAGAGGTGTTGTTACCACCTGGTAGATTTACGGTTAAAAACGCACGACGCGCCAAAAATGTCATAGAAGTATTTGTATCGTTCAATGCGCGTAATTACGTTCCTCCAAAACCAAAACCACCAAAATTCAACTTTCCAAAAAATCTTTAAATTTATCGCTTAGAATGATATCCGATTATGTTTTTTCTTAATTTTGTTGTATTACGCGTGAAAAAGTTTCGATTCTGGTGGGGATCGAACCCACAACCTCTCGCTTAGAAGGCGAGTGCTCTATCCGATTGAGCCACAGAACCTATTAAAAAGGAAATTTTTCAGTATAGTAAGAATGCCCCGTCTTGACAAGGACATTTTTGATAATCTTACAAACATCACAGCATACCCAACAACAGATGGTAAATTTACAGTATTCCAATATTGTTGGATTGATGAGAGGGATATCTTCTATGTCCCACGAGAGCGTATAATTCACCAGTACAAGTACCCTCTGAAGACCGGCGCAGATGGTGCTTGTGGTACTTTAGACCCGGATATGGAAGAGGAGTTTGATGTAGTTGTCATAACAGACATAAAATGGGATTCTGCACAAATGAAACCTGTCCGTGAAGCAAGTGCCTGGCGAGCGAAAAGAGAAGAAGACGTAGAAGCAGGGAAATTTTAATCTCATGCGAATGGACATTTGGAGAAATGCAATTAAATATTTTCTACTTACATTTTTTTAGACCAATTTTACACAATACTTTATTAATTTGTGTGATTTCATCGAATGTAAAAGGAGGTGCTCCTCCAAAACTTTTCAACCAAGTATCAATAAATTTGTTTTTTTCCAGAATTATATCATTATTATATTTCCAACTAGTCATTTCATCTCCAAATATATCAGGCCACCCTTTTCCTACGTTTATACCTAATCTCACTGATTTATACCATGACTCTGGTACTTCATGTGAAAACTTGTACAATATACCACCTTCAGCAATACGTTCAGGTTCAAATTTTGTCGTACATGTATCAAGTGTTTCACATAGTTCAATGAAATCGTTTTTTGTTATGTCTTTTGTAGAAAAATATGTAAACCCTTCTCCGTAAGTTGCAGGGAATATTGGAGAGTTAGGAACATGATATCGTATATCAGGTTTTAATTCAGTAAATTCATCGATACTATCTATTATAGTATCGATTTCCCTTTTCATATCTTTCACATTACCTTGAAACCATTCGGTACCTTTCATAAGATTGAAACATAGCACGAAAACATCCTTGATATTTTTTTCAATCGAATTGAGCATATACTCATTTACTTTCCAAGTATTGTAAACTACGGTTCCCTTAGAGTATGCCCGAAAACGTTTTAATTTCCTAGTATCTCCACCTGTCTGTACAGTTCTACCAATTTTATATATATTTGTACCTATATATTCCCCGTCTTGTAAGAGATATATATAAGCCATTAAATATATTATATTCTATTATTTTAAATGCTTCTTCTATGTGAAAAACTCTGTGATTTTTACACTTTTGTATTTGAATAATCATATGTATAAACCCGAGATACATATGATTATTAAGGAAACGCCGGGGATCGAACCCGAACTGCAGGCTTAGAAGGCCTGAGTGCTATCCATTACACTACGAATCCTGTTAGAGAGGACTTCTCTAAAAGGATCCGCATCAAAAGCCGAGGCTTTGTTTGACACCGGCGGGATTTGAACCCGCGCGTGAATAACACAGAAGATCTTAAGTCTTCCTCCTTGGACCAAACTCGGACACAGTGTCTTGTTCCCGGCGGGGTTCGAACCCGCGACCTTCGGCTCATAAGACCAACGCTCTAACCAACTGAGCTACGGGAACTGATTGAAATCTTTTACCCAAAGATCTCATGAAGGGCAGTGGATGGCTAATCCTCTGAATCTTCGCTAAGAGATTCGAACTCTTGACCTGTGGATCTACAGTCCAATGCTCTACCAACTGAGCTAAGCGAAGATGGTGAAGTCAAGAGACTTCGCGCTCGCGACAGGGATCGAACCTGTGACCTCACGGTGATCTGGACAAAGGCATGCCTTTGGACTAACAGCCGTGCGCTCTAACCGACTGAGCTACGCGAGCTTCTGGGGTGATGGTGCTACCCAATATTATAATGTTGTAAGTCTTTAGGTATGTCAAGCACGAAGAGAGAGGTGATGATGACTTCAGACGAATTGTATGTGTCACTCGCACACGGCGGTTACGAAACGAGTAATGTGCGCCCTTATGTCATTCCAGACAATTTATATGTTGTGTACGTTTCAAAGGCGTCAAGATATCTTGCACAGACAGTCATAGACTCTGATTTCTATCGGTACTTTGGAAGTGTACCATTGGTTAAGAATTCTATACGAGATGCTCGGTCATGGAAGCCATCTGTACTTGATGGTATGTTCCAGAGGGTATATGGTCCAGGGGATGTAATAGCAAATATATTGTTACAATACAGGGATCCAGAATGGCCAGGAATGGGCATACATAGACTTCCTATCCAACCAAACCAATTGAGGGTGATCCCAGGAGATTTCCACAACAGGACTATGCACATATCAGATGTACTATCATCTACAACGTATCCAACTCCGACTATAGTGTTTTTTGTAAATTGCAGAGCAACTACAAACACACCATCCAACTACATGAGACAGAACATAAACTACAATTTCGGTGGAGGAACTCTGGAAAATAAGCTCATACTTCAAAATATCATTTCAAGTCGGATGAACAAGAGGCGCAGAGGAAACAATGTGAACTTTATGAACATAAACATGAACGCAATGAACGTGAATAGACGCCGTATACGAAGAATACGAAACAGGATGAATATAAACTAGTCTACATTCGGGGCTAGATAAAATTTCAAATCCCCAAGGTTGGCCACGCAGTACCTCAATATAATTGGCATGTCCTGCCCTTGAAATATCTCGAGGCTCTGTGACATGTTCGTAGCCTTTGTAAACATGTTGATGTACTTTAATGAAAATACATTCACAATGTCCCCATCAAACTCTTGGACACTTATGATTGTCTTTTGGTTTGCAAAGTCACCGTCGCAATACAGTTCGAAATCTGAACCATGTCTGTGAACCGTAACATACTGTGACAGTTGACCCATGTCCCTGCAGATTTTTTGAAATTCTGCCGATTGAACAATAGTCACGTTATCAAGCTCTATGTCTGGCACATCAAGACCTTCATCGTTTATGTCGAGTAATTTAAGTTCGTGTATTGTAGTCATCTTCTTCGAGTCATTGTGTACAGTCACCTTGATATTTTCATTATCTGTGAGATCCATCACCATAATGTCAGCCCCTGTGATGGATTTCAGAATCTTGTATGTATTGCTTATGTTGACTCCGGCCACTATCCGTTTGGCACAGGAGTACTCTTCAAAGTTTTTCCCCTCCAAAAATACATTTACGAGTGCAACCCTCGCAGAATCGAGTGCAAGTATTCGTATTCCGTCTGGTTGAAATATCATATTCACATCGTTGAGTATATCTTTGAGAACCTCAAAGATGCTCTTTATTGCACTCGCCTGTATAGTTTTGAAGTGCATTTATTAGAATAGACTATTTCTGTTTAACCTCTGCATATGCATCCTGAACACTCCTTGAGATTTTAGCCTCTAGATCGGGTGTCATGTTTGGTTTGAGGGATTTACCATATTCGTCAAACAGAAACATATCATCTGAGTCATCTGTAAAGTCAAGATTGGACATTCTGCATCGTGGTCCTGAGCACTCCACCTCTGGTGGTGGTATCATCTGCTGCAGGTATCCCTTGATGTCACCTCCTATGATGATATTACCCTGAGACGTTACAATTGATGGAACCCTTGTCACACCTTTGGGGATCCCCTTTCTGATGTCATGGAACCCTACTATTCTACCAAGCACTGGTGTATCATTGATATATTGTATGACATCAGCACAAAATTTACAGTTTTCAGAGTAGACGAGAGTCGCCATTATCGGTTTCAGCGAAAAAAAGAAACCTAATATAAATGTGGTGGATACTAATTTTACTTCTACTCGTGTTTGTGTTTCTCACGGTTTTTGAGAAAAAGTCGACTCAAAAAAGAGGGTACTCTGATGAATCTGTGGATGGTATCCTGATTCAGAAGGTGCTCCTCGCCACAAAGAAACAGTTACCACCTGGGTACGAGCCCATAGATACGGTATATGTTAACAGATCCTCTGATGGTACAGTCAGTGCCAGATTTCTGTTCCTGAATCTTGGAAAATACAGTGGAACACAGTACGATGTAACTGCAAACATGAATGCTGACGGTACAGTCACAATTCAATCCATCGACACAAGCGTACCAAGTGAACTCGAAGCAGCCTACAAACCATTCCTGCCGGATCAGGCGTTTGCGCAATACCAACCCATAAAATCAAGTGACTTTAAGTAGGATGTTCTCGGTGAAGGATATCAGTATCATGAAACAGCAGAAACTCAATGTAAAAAAGGAGACGTTCAGGGTGATACTGAAGCAGTTTACTCTGAAGATTAAGAATATTGTTCAGCGTGGTGGATCAGATGCCATTTTGAAATTGCCAAATTTTGTAATCGGTTACCCACCATTTGATAGTGCATATGCTACAAAGTACATTGCGAGACAGCTCACACGACTGGGATACAATGTGAGTGTTCCTATGATTGGTACCCTGTATGTAACATGGACTACTCAAAAGGTGAAGACCCCCATGTGGAACTCTGACCCTCAAGAAGACCTGAGTTCGTTACTTTATTTAAAAGACGCTGCGAAGAAGATTAGGCAAAAAAAGTAATTACACAGAGTAGATGGAGGTTCTTGTGGAAGCCAAACGCGAGTACACTGATCAGCTGTGCGAATACGTTCTACCTGTAGTCATTCAGACACTTGCAAAGATTTATCAAGATGCTCAAGAGATAAACCCCGGTGACACAATGAAGCAATTCCAAATCCTGTTGCAGGAGGTGAAGCACTGGAACCAGACACTCGTGAAGGAGCACACTGATGTTGCAATGAAAACCTGTCCTTGTTTCACTGAGCTTCTTGCTGCCGTCATGGTTGCAAATGTCAAAATTCTGTCATCAGTAAGACTAGTGTCGGAACAGAAGAAGATTTCTATTCGGATGCCAAGCAATGAACTCTTTGTGCATTCATGCTACATCAACTGTGCAAGAAACGTGTACTACGATCCAGTAGTATTCAAGTCGAATGCGAGTGATGCAGAGAAAGAATTCCTTCTGAAAGCACGTCTCAAGCCTTGTATCGAGATTACCATAAAGGAGCTTGTACCTATTCAGCAGATCCTGACCACCTATATAGGTTCTCAGAACGAGCCAACCATGGATATAGGAAATACAGAAGAGGATGCACTCGATCCTGACGTGGAGGAGGATACACCAGAGGTACCTCCAGAGGCTCCAGTTGAAGAGTCTTTTTTTGACGAGGAAAAAACATCAGATGAGAGTAAATGGATAAACTCCGGGAACCAGCCTATGCCGCAGCAGCAGCAGCCATCATTACAGTCGTCTACATCTGGGGAAAATCCAGGATCAACGGAGATGATGACAGCACCACAAATTCCTCCTTCATCAAGCCAGCCTTCCTCAACGCAGTAATGGTATATTTTATAGTGCAACTTGGTTCATCTACGGGGGGGCAGATGAGCACCGAACCTTTTTGAAGACCAATTAGTAAATGGAGGCACTGAAAGACGGTCTCGACTTTGGGAATGACAATGAAAAGTCATTTCTGTCAATCGGAATACGATCTTTTGCTCTTTTGATACCTGGCATGATACTCGGTCATCTCATGGATAAGTATATTAATAAATTGAAGCAAGCGGACAAAGGAGGTCACGTAATAAAATATGTACTTTTACAGTCGATTGCAAACATAGCAATTATAACAATTCTTCACAAGCTTCATCACCGATATACGTCAGAGTTTCAGAGAACACTGCCAGGTCTTTACTTCAGCGGTCTATTTTTCGGACTACAGGTTAACTATATCAGGAATATCCAGGAATTGCTAGGTGGCAACTCTTAATCGCTGCAGGTCCCGTATGTCAACTTCTTTTTATACTGGGAATTACAGTCTTTCTGAATAATTCCAGAAATGACAGACAGAACAGATGACGCAATGAGAATGAGGGCAAGTTTCTCCTTGAGGCCGAAGATTATGTAAATCATAACAGCGCAAAAGATGGGGGTGATGATATTCACAAGGCAGGGCATGTCTAGAGATTACAGAGATTATATTCACAGGAGCCATGGCAACCATTGCAACCTTCAATGAGATGATGGAGCAGTTTCTGACAGAGCTTATTCAGACTTTTCCAGATGAAAAGGCGATTAAAAAGTATTTTGTGGCATTTGATATGGCTCGCAAATCAAATGCACGCATGTGTATGCAGGAGTTTATGAATTCTATTGGTCCGTATTCTCAGCAGATTATGGCTCGTGATGAGAGCTTCTTCATTGAGCACAACGATGAGATTCCATTTGTAAATGAGCTCAACCTGAAGACGCACTGGAATGAGGATCTCTCTGAGAATACAAAGAATGCCATCTGGCAGTACCTTCAGACTCTGTACCTGATGGGTATGACTATTAGCTCTCTGCCAGAGGAGACGCTTACTATGATTGAGACTGTTGCTAAGCAGTGTGCAATGAACCTCGGCGAGGGTGGTCTCAATGAACAGGCTCTCCTCTCTGGAATGTCAGGCTTGATGAGTACACTTGGTGCAGTAGCCTCTACCAAAAAATCAAAGAGAAGTATAAATGGACCGGGTCTGGTTTGAAGATCCTTCTCAGTTGATCAAGTCTGATTCAGTGATGAAATTTTGGCCGACTGGATCTCAGACGAGCGCAGAGCGTGTAAATTCTACAACTCGATTTGTTGTCTATGCTACGTGTATTCTGTACCTGCTAAACCGTGATCTCAGAGTATTTCTGCTTGCAGGTATACTTTTGGCCGTCTTGTACATTATGTGGATTTCAAACATGGTACCCAATGACTTTAGATCACCTACAGGGCCTGGTAAGTGTCTCGATCCTACTTTAGATAACCCTATGCAGAATATTCTGCCAGGAGATCCAGATGGTCGTCCAGGGCCGTGTTGGTACCCTGACGTGAAATCCAAAGTGGATGCTCAGTTTGACCAAATCTTTCCACATTATCAGAAACGTTCAGCCCAGCGTAATTGGTACAGTGCTCCAGTGAATGATCTTGAGCCATTTAAAGAGGCTCTGAATCCTGATCTGTACGAGCCCACCTGCAGAGACTCGCAGAGAGCATGCAGTGATTTCAGAAATCCAGAGTGGGCACAGATGAGAACGTTTGGCTAAATTCTCTGCTGTAATTAACTATGAATCACGCTTCAGTCGAGATGCTTGTTATGGGTGATGATGCACTGAGACCACAAGATACAACTGCATTCAAGAAGAATTGGCAGCAGTACACATTCGACTTTCCCAATAGTCATATTAGTGCACCACCTCCAATGTTTTCCAATGAGGTTTTCCCAGTCAGCACACGAGCTGATATTGAGAACCAACTCTTCAGTCAGAGGTACGGAGTTTCTTTTTCAGGCTAAATGTAAATGGATCCACTGTCCCTGCTTGCAATTGTAGGTCTTGCATTTGCAGGAAAAAAGTTTAGTGATGAACCGTCAGATACGGTAGAGGTTTCACCAGCCCCCCGTGTAATTATGAATGATTCTGTGAATCGGGTTGTGAATGGATATACAGGAACGTATCAGAAATCAGACCCAATCGCCGGAGTTTTAAAACCAGGAAAGGAAATTCAGGGAAACTTTGGTGAGATTTCAACAGATGGTACCAAGCCAGTGTTTGGACAGCCAGTATACGACCTGTACAATAGGCAGACTATAAGCAGCAAAATGAACAATCTTGCACCAGATGAGAAGCAGCTGGTTGGGCCTGGTCTCGGCGTAGGTGCAAATGTAGCTTCCTTCGGAGGGTACCAGCAGATGTTCAGGGTTCTGCCAACAAATACGAATGTGCAGAGACTCACTCAGTTACCTGGTAAGGCTGGTGGACCTGCCCGCCTCGTAAAGAACGGTCCGGACAATCTCGAAAAGACTGTTCTTACTCAGGATAGGCCAAACAGAGTAATCACGTGGGAGCCTGCACAGGGCAGGGCTGTTGTTACAGGGCAGGAGTCTGCAGCTGCTCAGTATGTCAAGGGATCCCAACAGACCCTGAAGGACCAGCTGGTTGTAAGATCAGACAATGATGGACTTGGAAATCCTCAGTACACTGGGTTCGGCGCTGGTCATGTGATTGCACCCAAGGATCTCAGATCTGTTCAGAGGACATCTGGTCCAGATATAGTCGGAGGTGCAGGAAGAATGAATGTAAGAGCCGGTCCAGATGCAGCACTTGGGGGTGTCACAAAGCAGAGGGCTCCTCCACAGTCAGAGTACATAAATCACGCAAATGGCGTATTTACACAAAAATATATAGTTCCGGAGTACACAAATTTCAATCCATTTAAAGAGACTGTAACTCCCAACCAAGATTTGAATCTTGCAAAAACACAGCTTCAATCAAATCCATTTAATCATCCGCTCTCTGCTTAAAATGATTTTCTCGCAAATCAGTAAATGTCAGGTGGTCTTGTACAACTTGTGGCCCTTGGAGCTCAGGACGCGTACCTTACTGGTGACCCGAAGGTTTCCTTCTTCCGGTCAAACTATCAGAGACACACGCACTTTTCAGGCGTGACTGATAGACAGCTTATTCAAGGTGTCCCGACTGCAGGCGGTATTTCCACCATTCGATTCGAGAGAAAGGGTGATCTTCTGAGCTATGTATACCTGAATGCACTTGGTTCGACTGGCGCCGTTCAGAAGATTGCATGGAAGACAATAATAGACAAGGTTGAGCTGCTTATTGGCGGACAGGTGGTTGATACACAGGATTTTGCATTCATGGATAAGATTGACCCTGTTCTCCTGTCAAGCTCCTGGTCAAAGAGATACAATGGTGACAACCTGGAGACTTATTTCTTCCCACTCAAATTCTTCTTCTGCAAGGATTGGCAGAATGCACTCCCGCTGGTAGCCCTGCAGTACCACGATGTAGAGATTCGTATTACATGGAGCAAAGATCTTCGCACAGAAGACGCTGTCGGCTCGGTTCCACTGGTAAAAGGAACTGCACTGCAGTACCAGGCGTATGCCAGATACATCTTCCTTGACAAGGCGGAGAGAGAGTACTTTTCCAAGTCCAACATGGACATTATCATCGAGCAGGTTCAGCGTGTGCTTCTGCCCCCAGCTGGTCAGGACAAGGCGGAGATTGTTCTCAGTCACCCAGTCAAGTTCATCGCAGCATCCAATGTTATTCAGACCAACTTTTCAAATGTATCAGTGAAGCAGCAGATTAACGGTGTTGACGTGGCTGACTTCAGACCACTTCCACTGTACGTCGATCCTATCCAGTATTACCACACCTCATACGGGTACATTGGTTCAGGATCAGGATTCGACACCAACCAGTCAAACGTTATGATTGTTCCATTCTGTCTGGATACATGCAAACTGCAGCCAACTGGTACTATGAACTTTTCACGAATTGACTCTTACCGTCTGCTGGTAAGTGGTCTGCTTGACACTGGTGTGAGCGCAACATGGGACAAGGTTATCGACTCTGACTTTTCCAGCTACTTCTACGCAGTAAACTACAACATCCTAAGAATTCAAAATGGCATGGGATCTCTTTTGTATGCCAATTAAAAATGGTTCCGCAATGGGTATGGCTTGGTTTTCTTGCAGCATTTATATTCCTCATCACTGCGAGGCCAGGAGCGCTCACTAAAATATAGTAAATAGTAAGGATAATGGATCGCCACAAGGCTATAGCAATTGTAACCTCAGGCTCTCAATTTTTAATTGTAAAGGATCGAAGGTTCAACGAATGGACGTTCGTGACTGGCGGATGCAGAAAACGTGAAGTTATAAATCCTCTGAGGTGTGCAGTCAGGGAACTTGAGGAGGAGACAAGGGGTATAGTGAACATAACTCATGGTACATATTCATACTTCAACTTTGTAACTGATCAGGGCTTGGTATATCATGTATACATCATAGATGCAACATTTGATAGGGATCAGATGGATGCAATAATAAAAAATTTTGACGAAGAACGCCACAAGATGGACACAAATCAGACTGAATTTAGAAAGCCCTACGACGAAAACACGCATCTCGATTTCGACACCCTCGAAGGGATCAAACAGAGAAATGTTTGGCCTTTGATAGGAAATCACGTCTTGGACAACCCTGAATTCTACAGGGCCCTCCAAGCAAATAGACAGACATTCTCGTTGGTGAGATACTAAACAGGTTATTATTTTCTATGTTAAGATACAATGAAGAACAAGGCGTACTTTATCAAAAATCTGGCCAGAATAAAAGGTTTACCAGAGGATGATCCTTGGATAACATCTTTTCACGATCGTCAGATTCTTGATATCCTTATTGCAATAAAAGAGGCGAGAGAGCCTCAAAAACCCATCGTCTCTTACGAATCAGATGACCTGTGGGACCGTGTTACAAACGGAACAATCTAGAAATATATACGCAGTATATAGTAATGGGAAAAGTCACGCACGTGGTCATGACAGGTGGTACTCTCGAGATTTCTGATGAAAAGGAATTCCATGGGAGGTATATTCAGAGAATACTCACGGGATCAAGGCAACATATAGTAGAATTGAAGACGGAGAAGTTCAAGTTTTACATTGATTTTGACCTGAAACTCGATGAAAAATTGTCGGATGAAGAGGCGGTACAACTTTTCAGAGGGTGGGAATCAGTTGTGCAGGGACCAGTATACGTTGCAAAAGCCCCCGTGAGAATCGTAGAAGGAAAGTGGAAATGTGGGTTTCATCTGATATGGCCAGACAGAGTAGTGACAAAACAGACATATACAAAGCTCCGAAATAGTATAGTCATCAAGTCTCCAGAATACTCTGATTTTATAGACTCTCCTTCAAGTGGTCTTCGAATGTTATGGTCACATAAGCATCCGGTGGGTAAACCATATGCACCATTTATACGTATACACAATGGATCAGTGTCGCATCTCGATACATCCCCAAATACTCAGATGCTCGAAAAATTCACTATACGTTCTGCAGAGTGTGAAACCGCAACTGTATCATCGTCTACTGATTTACTCGAGCAGTTTATCCGTAAAAATATAAAGGGGCAAGGTGCTTGCAACGTAAAAAAGCTCGTCTCTCACAAGCAGGGTACAATCGTACAAACAGATTCTTCATACTGTGAAAACTTGGGAGATGTTCACAGATCGAACCACATATGGTTTATGATTAAGAACAACCTCATATCACAGAGATGTCACTGTAAATGTGACGTCACACGAAAGTCTGGTAAAAAATGCAAAGACTTTGTTGGAAAGTCACACATACTTCCCCCGAGTATTCTTGAAGAACTTGATCCGGTCAGTGTGGATGATCAGGACGAAACTAATATTCTTGCCATGTTCTAAATGCCTATTCAGTCTCAGACAAAAGGTTCTGGAATGATGTACATTGTGATTGCATTCATCCTGATATCATCTGCTCTCGGAGGAGCCTACTGGTACTTTGTCATGAATAAACCAAATGCTACACTCTCAGTGAGTCCCAAGGAAAACGAGGTGGCGATTACACTATCAGAGTATGACAAGCCAGCGTATATAATAATAAAGAGCGGTACAACTATTACACACGGAACGTACGTTTCAGGGAAGCAAGCAACCATCTCAGGGCTCTCAAAGGATACCGAATATACAGTGTATGTAATGTCAGAAAACTTTGAGAATTTACTGGCAGAAACGAAATTCAAAACGTCAGGTACGACTGTCAAGTCACCAGACGGCCCCAGTGGTCCCAGTGGACCAAGTGGACCAAGTGGACCAAGTGGTCCCAGTGGTCCCAGTGGCCCCAGTCAGGCAATCAGTCCCAGTCAGGCAATCAGTCCCAGTCAGGCAATCAGTCCCAGTCAGGCCCCTGGACCGAGCCGGGTCCCCGGTCCCCAGTAATTTCTATGTAAATTAAAGGATGTTTCTGGCTGTTTTGGCGATGATACTCATTTTCTTATGGTTTGGGATGAAAAAACAATCGAAACCCATTTCCTTCGAAGATCTTAGATCAAAAGTGCACAAATACTCCGGATTGGATCCAGAGTCGTACGGAATGTTTGACGAAAACATGACAATGTTCGAGCAGACGAAACACTCAGGATATCTATATACTGCAGTGGAGTATGTTCGCAGAATAGGTCTTTCAATAATCAATTCTGATGATGGCCACATTACAGCAGAGTTGAATACCGTTGCAGATGAGATTGGTTATCGAGGAGAATTCTTGATAAACAAGCCTCACAAATACTTAAACAATAAACTTGACTATTCAATAGAAGATGTCGACTTATACGACCCGTTCTGGGCGCGCCGTGAAGCAGCCAGAGAGATACGAACCAACCGAAGAGGTTGAAGACGACTATTCTGACCATGAAGACCTGCATGAATCAGATGTATCGTCTGAGATTTCATATGACGAAGAATCAGAGGACGATGACGATGAAGGATCGATAAAAGACTTCATAGCTGACGAAGACGAGACTACGGACTCAGACGACGAATAACATCCAAATCATAACTTTCAACATCCCCTGAGTCCCCAGGAGGACCAGTTGTATTTATGGGTGTCGTGAAATCAATCATCAGATTTGAAATGGTGTCGTTTGTCAAGAGTCGTTTGTAGACGTCGGATGCAAGGTAGTACTCTTGTTCCTCAGGCGGATTCCGAATCTTTAAAATGAAATATATAAGTGCAACCGCGACACATATTACGATTACTCCGAGTAACATTCTATTGTGTGTCGATGTTTTTTCCCTTTGCCTGCTCAAAGATGGCATCCTTCCGCTTCTTCTCATCTGATGCGACCCGCTCATTCACCATCTCGATAATCTCCTCAATTGGCTTGTCTGGGAATTGCACCTTGAAATCCTCGAGCAGGTCTGCTGGGTGAGCCTGTGGTGGTACATCTGGCTTTGAGTAGTACTTTGAATTCTCGTCCCCTGGCTCGATGAATGGCATACTACTTCCCTCGAGAGGCTTTGAAACCAACTCCTGCTTTCTCTTCTCGAACATTGCAGCAGCCGAACGCTGAGACTCTTTGTACTTTGACATAATCTCCTCAAGTTTCTCCTCTTGGTAATGTACATCCTCGATCATGTTACGATCTGGAGGAATTAGTAGCCACTGGTACATATCAACTACATAAATGTCAAATTTCCCGTCAATCTTCTGAAGATCCTTTGCGTGCTTTGCTGCATCGTCCTTCGTAGCAAACGTTCCATAAATTTTAAGCCCGAAATTATCGTGCTTCTGAGGGCTCTCGGGTCCAACAACTGAAATAAGGGCATAATTCTGTCCTGGTACAGCCGCCATTTCAGACCTATAGAATAGAGACGCCTATCTTTTAGGTCTGATGATGAATCTGAGGAGAAGTCATAATATGATGAAGATGGAGTTTTTACAATCTCTCTTCCTTGTTCCTGGTGCGAGGATTCTTGACGTTGGATGTGGGTTTGGTGGAGACTTTCACAAATGGAGCCGTCTGAGATTCAATTTCATAGGTGTAGACCCTTTGCAGACTTCTCTCGATGAAGCGCGTAGAAGATTCCCATGGGCATCTCTGATTCATGGAACAATAGAAGACGTCCCTAAGGATCTGAAGTTCGAATGCGTTTGTTTCAACTTTTCCCTCCAATATTGCAAACCGAGAATGAAGGAGACCCTCGAGGCTGCTCATTCCCTGCTTGTTCAGGATGGAATATTAGTAGGCGTAGTTCCAGATGGAGATCTGATCACACCAGACTCTGAATTCTGTACACTGAACTCTGACGGGACTCTTACCATGTATATCCCTGGTGTCCCGTATTATGAGATGTATGGTGCAGTCACCGAGCCCATCATAACACTGAAAGATGTCAAAGAATCGCCCCTGTTTACGGTGAAACAGTGGAAACAGTGTTATCCTGGGAGTATTTATTCTATGTTTATTCTTAGGAAATGTGGGTGATAGTACTCGCGTGCATATGTATATGGCTCTTGCTGACACAGGTCAAAGAAGACCCTGTAATGACTGAGATTCGCAGACGTTACACAATTCTCAGGGAAAACATCCCAGATAAATATGCTGTACTCAGGAGGCAGGCTATCGTGATAGGGTACCATAAAAACTCTGGGATAGACCTCGGTCTCAATGTAAACAAAGGGTATGAGATACATCTGTGTCTCGGCGATAAAGATCCAAACACTGTATTCCACGTTTTACTCCATGAACTTGCGCATTCTACACTCCCTGAACTCGATCACACCCCTGCATTCTGGAAAAATATGGATGAGATAGTCACACTAGCAGTATCCCTTGGTATATATACTCGAATCACAAAGTCGGCATTCTGCGGACAAACTGTGACGGACTAGTTTACTTTTTCACCAAAAACTTCTTCAAGAAGAAGAATGCAACTGCAGCCACTAAGGCGGTAGCCAGGGTCAACACAAGACCTCCAGCAGGTACCATCTGAGTAACCTTATCCTGGACTGGCTTTGAAAATGCGAGAACAGCTGCTACACCTGCAAGAACTGCATCCATCTGCTCTGGCGTCAGACTGGATCCACTCTTTTTTTTGGGAGTCTCCTTCTTTGGTACTGCTGCAGCCATAAAGGGCTGCTGAACAATCTCCTGATCCGGCTCCTGAACAAGCTCACTGATTGGGGTTGAAAACTCAGCCATTGGTTCCTCTTGAGGTTCTTCAACATTTTCGCTGATTGAAACCATCCCATCTGCTGGATTCAACTGATATGTATCCATATATGGGATCAGCGACCATAATCTATATCAAAAATTATATGCAGATCACCCCCTGGTAAACCCTCTCCCCTGACAACATATGACCTTCTCGGATCGATTGGTGCCCACTCTGAAGTGTCCACCTGAACCTTCTTGGTCAAGTGACTTATTGTAACAACACACCCATGGATAGTCTGCTGAAATGGAATTTTGTGACGAAGTATCAGATCCTGTCCCCTTCGTTCGAATGTGGAATGGGGCTTTATACGAATCACAAATGGGCCTGACTTGTACCCTTCTCGAACCCCTGCCGGAACCTCTATAGTGTATTCCCTGCTTTGTTGTATTGTTCCAGTACGGCTGCACGAATCACATCCCGACGATGAACCACCAGACCCCGAGCACATACCACATGCCTGTGTCATTGCGAATGGACCCAACTGTATATTAAATGTACCCTGACCTCTGCACACCTGGCACGTTTTCAGGCATTTCTTGCACTTGAGTTCTTTTGTGACTTTTAGTTTCTTGGAAGATATTCCTGTATACGCCTCTTCAAGTGAAATGTTCAACTGGAATTCCTCTGTTGTTTCCAGACCCGCTAAAAGTTCCTCATACTCTTTGGTAATCTCTTTAAACTTTTCAGGGTCACCACCTTTATCAGGGTGATGTTTAAGAGCGAGTTTTCTGTAAGCTTTTTTAAGCTCTTCTGGGGTTGAACAGGTTTGCATCCTGTATATTTATTTGCTTGCTCTATTTAAATGATAGCACTTATACTCATAGGCATAGGATTGTTGGTAGGTCTATTGGTCTATTTCTTGGTCATCAAAAAAGAACCAGATGAAGATGTGACCAGACTTCCGTTTGTCTCTCAGGTTGCAGTACCGTCAGTGACACCCCCTGTGGCCCCACCTGGTCCCATTGGATTTACCACACCAGGCCCAGCTGCAATCAGAAGCCCACAACCAGCACCTTCAGGCCCCAGTCTCAGAGACAGATTAGCGGGTAAAATTTATATGACTTCTTGGGACGCAAGTGCTACGTGCGGGTTACGTACTATTACCCCTTTACCTGTTGTGACTGATAGTGTATCTTTTGTAGAGTTCAAACCAGACGGGAGTATAACCTTTACGAATATTTTTGGGTCTGGAAGTTCTGCAAGTACAACACGAACAATTGGAGATGCTTCAAACCCGCCGCCTACTTATGATTCAGCTAATAATAGAGTTGATTATAATTATAACGGAAATTCACGCACACTACAGATTTCTCCAGATCTAAACACAATTAATACTCCTCAAGGTAGTACATATACTTTGTGCCCGAACCCCTCACCTTCACCAATCACAGGATCCCAGCCAACACCTTCACCAATCACAGGATCCAAGCCAACACCTTCACCAATCACAGGATCCCAGCCAACACCTTCACCAATCACAGGATCCCAGCCAACACCTTCACCAATCACAGGATCCCAGCCAACACCTTCACCAATCACAGGATCCAAGCCAACACCTTCACCAATCACAGGATCCCAGCCAACACCTTCACCAATCACAGGATCCAAGCCAACACCTTCACCAATCACAGGATCCAAGCCAACACCTTCACCAATCATAAGTCCTGGCCCTAACCAGTTCCAGGATCCCAGCCCAACTACAATCAAAACTTTCAATACTCTACAAACAATTACGGTATCTAAGAATGTTAATGTCGAAGCCGACACCCCTGGGGACGGTAGAACGAACGCGATATCTGGAGGAGGTTTAGTAGGAACATGGGGGATAACCGCTACCAGATACACCCACGTTCGTATAGGAACAACTTCCAATATAATGAAAATTACGAATCTGGGTCCGAATATTAACGGTAATTTTAATTTATACGGATACTTTGTGGATGTGTTTGGTAATAAGCTTGATACAAGCCCCTACACAGCGCTCACAACAACCACTTCATTCACACTAGGAACTTACACAAGTATTATAGATAGTTTATTTGATAAAATTTATATTCTCAAAATGGTACCAACAGACGAACTAGGATGTTCTTTATTCTCAACAATACAGTTCACACGTGATAGCAATAAGGTGTGGTTTATATTTTTTAATAGAACCGGTAATACTATAACTTTTAAAATGTTCGGCGGTACTAGCGACGGACGATCACTTGATGTACGAATTAATAGCGTTCAATCTAACATAATCCAGTGTCATATTGGTACTACTATCACGGTTGCAGATGACCTTTCATCTCTCACCGTTTCGACAACTGATCTTGATAAGGAGTTTATTAATGGAATATTTACTTTATGTCCCCAGCCAGGCCCAACCGGTTTTACTTCTCCAGGACCTTCACCAATCAGAAGTCCACAGCCAGGCCCATCCCCAGCTTAAAGTAACCCTTATTTAAAATAGTATATGTTTTTTGTTACACTGTGTGATAAAGAAAGTAAACACAAGACCAAATTTCTTTCGGAAACGCTCAAAGGAGATCTTATTGTACTTGATACATATGATAAATCAATCGGAAACTTTTCGAAACTTTTTAAATTTGCAGATTTTTTGAGATGTGCCGAGTCCAGCGATATATCACAGGATGATATTATATGCTTCGTTGATGCATTCGATATGCTCTGTATAAAGTATGATCCTGTGAGTATAGAAGCAGCATTCAGAGACTATGGTCATGATATACTAATAGGCTCAGAGGAGAACTGTGGACCAGAGCATCCATCATTTGTAAAAGAGTTTTTTAATCCTGGACCTTATCTCAATGGAGGGTTTCAGATTGGTTATAAGAAGAGTTTTATAAAACTTCATGACTATATTCGAGAAAACTTTGAAACTCTGAAAGCCAACTTGGAGATTGACAGGACTACTGAGCAGGGTATAATATCACAGGTCTATATCAAAAATATTTTCAACATTGGTCTTGATACAGAGAGCAAACTCGTGAATAATTGGGGACCTGACCGAGCATTTAGGAATCTTGATTCATTCTTTATACATGTAGTTCGCGCAGATAGTGGAATTGAGAATTTTGATCTAAAAAGTCCTGAAGTTCAGAACCACTTTTTGAATTATGTGAGAGGACAGGTGAAGTATGACAAGTATATAGATATGTTTTTAAGGGTAGACTCATTCATTGAACAGTCGAGGAGATACAAGGAGCTTGTACAAAAATATAGTACCACATCTTCTCAAACAGATACCCATACGAATAATGTTTCCTGTTAAGTTCCAACCATTTTTGATACGTCTCCTTCGGATACTGTAATATCAGATCTCGGTGAATATAGAATATACCAGAATAAAAAAATTTTATCTTTTTTGTATCCTTGTCAAATGGAACACCAATCTCTTTCGCAAATGTACAAAAACCGTTTTCACCTGGAGGTATCGATTTGTATTGTCGGTAGCACGTATCTATGGGGTTCCACTGTATAATTGGGTGTCTTATGTACCATACTACGTCATTATACACGTCCACGTCATACATACCATCATCTCTAAAGTGATCAGGAGGTGGTTCTTGTTCACTGTATCTTGTGCTCAATGGTTGAAAGTTTCCAGATATACTGTTAATCTTCTCTATAAAATCTGGTGCATGTTGAAACGGCTCACCCTGTGTGAATATCAGGTGTTCTGGTAGATTTTCATAATTTTCGACTATGTGGTGTAGGTATGTGTCAGTTTCTCTTCCGACATTCTTTATCTTGATACCAAAGTCACCTAGACCCTTGTTATATACAACTACTTGAAACTTTGGGTCCAATTTTTCAGTCCAGCTCAAGTCTTCGTAGGATCGAGCTATTACAATCTGCCACATTTTTAGTATAATCTGTTTAAATGTTTAAATCACCCCTCGCACAATCGGTTCCAGCTTTGATACAGTTGGAACAGAAACATCAAATACTTTGCATACTTCAGCTTTGTGAACCCCTTCGAGCATTACGTATGCAACAGTGCACGCAATACATTTTGGAGTCTTTCCAATAAGATCAGGGCACTTTTCAATCGCCTTGCATGTATTTATAATCTTCATCCTCCTCTGACCGTTTAACTCCCATGCACCCAGCTTCCTCGCAAGAAGATCACTCGCAAATGTCGCAGTAACCTGAGAAGTCTGCGTAACATCCTTGAACATGTTTACAGTTCTGCTGATGTCACTCGTAGAAATATCAAACGCCTCTGCAATCTCTTGAGTCGTGCGAGATACACTGTTCATCTTGCACGCAATCAGAAGACAATTTGCTTTGATCCCAGTCCTCACTGCACCCCTCGTAAGTTTTTCAGAATTGAATTTCCTGTAGAGCATCTTTGCAGTCTTTGCCACACAGTCAGGGATACCTGCAATACTCGCTGCATTCTGAATATCTGCATACGCATGGAAAAGAGCACGATCCTTGTGATTCATGCCGCTGTGCATGTTAATCTTTGCCATGAGCTTTGATCCTCCAACAATCATTGTATTCATACCCCATTTCTCAGAGTACAAGTCAGTATCAATAGGTGCACCGATACGAGATGGGTCAGATGAACCCTCATCCCCACCACCTCCACCGGTCCATTCAGGCTCATCAGAGAGCCAACTGTCAACACACCTACCACAGTCCCTGCATACTGGCAAATCACCGTCACCAAACAGAAGAACACCTGAGCACACCCTGCACATGTACTCGTTATGTATTTCAACTTCAGGCTGCTTCGTGAGCATATCCACCTGAGCCCATACGAGTTGTTCGATGTCCGCCATTGTTGCGCCAAGGTGAACGCATCATTTTCTTCGGTGACATCAGAACATGAATTTTCCTGCGGTTGTAGATGCAAGTCGCATGCAGAGAGTGACTCCAGCTGGACCATCTGGACCTCCTCCCATGCTCGTGAATATCGGGGTTATGCTCGTAATAGCCCTGTTCGTCTTTATATTGTGGAGACGCTTCATTTCGAAGCAGAAAAAAAAAACGCTCTTAAGTAAATGAACACAGAGACTATTACTATAATCGCGGTAGTCGCATTCTGTTTGTCTGTTGTAATAGGTCTCGTTATATTCATATGGTCTCGGACTAAAGATACAGACCCTGCAAGAACCCCTGGTCCCAGCGGTCCCAGTGGTCCCAGTGGTCCCAGTGGTCCCAATGGTCCCAGTGAAACGCCGACAAGTCCCAGTGGCTTCACCGCTCCAGGACCTGCACTGGTTGCAATAACGTTCAACTCTCTACAAACAATCAGACGACAAAATTTACATGTTAATGTCGCAGCCGATGATGGGACCGGTAGAACGAACTCCATATCTGATGGTAGTTTTATAAGCACGTGGGGGATAACAGCTACCGGATACACCCACATTCGCATAGGAACAAGCAACAACATAATGCAAATCACAAGCCTACCGGACTCACCATTCAATTTCTACGGATACTTTGTGGATACGTTTGGGAATAAGCTTGCTACAAGCCCTTTCTCAACGGTAACTAATCTGACAGATATTACGCTTCTTTCTGTAAATACAGGTCCCATTGCTCCAGGACCTGCAAGAACCCCTGGTCCCAGTGGTCCCAGTGGTCCCAATGGTCCCAGTGAAACGCCGACAAGTCCCAGTGGCTTCACCGCTCCAGGACCTGCACTGGTTGCAATAACGTTCAACTCTCTACAAACAATCAGACGACAAAATTTACATGTTAATGTCGCAGCCGATGATGGGACCGGTAGAACGAACTCCATATCTGATGGTAGTTTTATAAGCACGTGGGGGATAACAGCTACCGGATATACACATATTCGCATAGGAACAGGCGATAGAATACTGAGAATAACGAGCCTACCGGACTCACCATTCAATTTCTACGGATACTTTGTGGATACGTTTGGGAATAAGCTTGCTACAAGCCCTTTCGCAACGGTAACTAATCTGACAGATATTACGCTTCTTTCTGTAAATACAGGTCCCATTGCTCCATGACCTGCAAGAACCCCTGGTCCATCAGTTATATCAGCTATACTTGCAATAAGTTCTTCAAATTCACACGTAGGGTTTACTTTTAATAGTTCTCAAAATTTAAATAATGTTAGAGCCAACCTTATTGCTACAGGAAGTGTTTCTGGCGGTACAAATATAAATCAATCAACTAATATACCAAATGTAACATCTGGTCCTAATCAAGTAAGTATTCCTGTGTCTTTAACGTCTATTTCGATAGGAGACTATCGTAATAAAAGTATTCAGTTTTATGATAGTTTGGGTAATTCAATAGGTAGTGCAACTTTCTAAATAGTCCCCTCAACAATATTGTACCTTATGCACTCGTCACCATCAAGATAGACATCCCTCTTCATAAGCCTCTTCAATTTCGTCTCTGACAGTGTTGTGTTCTTTCGGTAAAGGTTCTTGATGTGCTCCATGAGCTTTGTCACAGTCTCCATCTCATCCTTGAGCTCCTCAAACTTTCCCCAAAATGTATTCGACAACTGATGAATTAGAACGAACGAGTTTTCTTTCATGAGTCGTTTTTTTCCACCGAGGAGTATGAATGTTGCTGCACTACAGCACACCCCGTCAACAATTGTAGTGACTGGAATTTTCATCGTACGAATATGATCCATTGCAGACAGACCTGCAAATACACACCCTCCCTCACTGTGTATGTATAGTTTGATTGTTGGAGATTCCTCAAGTCCAATCTCTGCATATTTAATGAGAAGGTCCCTCTGCAGAGTTTTTAGAGTAATGTTCAGCTCTAGTACAGATTCTTGCGAAACCTCTCCATAAAAGTAAACCTCATTTCCAATCACCCTTGTGTATACACCTGGAGTCTCATCTTCCGCTTCGCTCTCTGATTTGTTTCTTAAGTGACTGTGCCCGTTTAATCTTGCAAACATGGTTTAATATATCAATGTCTTGAACCTCAAGGCTTGGATGAATAACCCCCTCATTCAAATGATCCCTGATCAATGGAAGATGATCCATTGTGAATCCTTTTTGGTAAAGAGCTTTTAGTCGTTTTCTCCGCATGCACATGTTTTGGTGCTTTGTCCATAGTGACCCTGGAACAAGGTCAGTGGCATTCACCGGATCTATGATATATGATGGTTTCAATAGACCCTCTGATACAAAATAGTTTGTGTATGCCCAGTCGCTGTTCTTGTAGATGTATGTGTCGAATATGTCTGCATTTGAAAGTGCCTCCAGAACTCTAACGTCACACGTCTTGTGATTCTCATGTATCAGAGCATACATATACCCTCTTTCAGCAATGTCTGGTATTTCAAATCTTTCACCGCGTAATAGACGTCTCACGATATCTGATGGTTCTTCATATGTATCGAGGGTTCCAAACATACCGGCAGAACCCCTGAGAGTTTCAGAAGATGTCCATGGCACGTACTCGAATGAAGGTATACCTTCTGGGCACTGTGAGGAGTTGTTACCGATATACAATGCGTATTTGGTTGAAACTTCTACAGAAAAATCATCGTCGTCGTCGAATATGGTCAGGGATCCGTCGAGAGTCAGACTCTTTGCGGTCCAAGTCTTTCCAATACCAGACTTTCCCCATATGAAAACCTTTCCATGAGTCTTTACCAAGTCTTCGAGCCATTCAGTGCGGGGGCCTCTCTTGGTTTTTTGCTTGTCGAGTTTCAAGAATCTATCCATGGATTCGGATTCAGAAACGGATGATGGTCCTATCAGTAAGCAGGTGTTTTCTTTGGTTCTCAAAGAGTTCACCCCTTATCTTATTGGTATACTTGTCATTAACCTCTTGACTATATTCCTGGTTGTCCAGATTTCAAAACGTATACCATTCTAAGAGATGGTGAAGGTCGCCTTAAAGAAACTTTCGACTGGTCCTAAAAAGTATCAGGTGGAATTTCCTGATGGAAAGACTGTCAAGTTTGGTGCCAAGGGATACTCTGACTACACTGTTCATAAGGACCCTGCGCGTATGCAGCGTTATCTCACGAGGCACAGATCACGTGAAAATTGGAACGACCCAAAGACACCAGGGTTCTGGTCTCGTTGGCTCTTGTGGTCTTCTCCGACACTTACTGGTGCGAAATCTATCATCAAAAAGAAATTCGGGCTCACTGTAAGATGACTGACGTCATTGATGCATATACGTACGAGTTGACTGTGACCCCTCAGTTTGCTAGGATAATTGATGGTACTGGGAATGATATTGGATTCTCTGTAACAACTGACTCATCTGACAATATATATCTTGCTGGACAGTATTCTGGAACGCCATCCATAAGTGATCAATTCGGAGGTTTCGTAGGCAATCTTCCTGTGAGTTCGGGAACGGCAGCCTTCTGTTCAAAGTTCAATTCTGAAGGGATCTATCAATACTCTTTCGTTGTAGATTCTGCAGGAAATGATATAGGATACTCTGTAACAACAGATTTGTCTGATAATCTATATATATCTGGACAGTACGATGGAACCCCAACAGTACAATTTGTAAACAGCTCGAATTTTTCCACAAGTGTAGCTACTCTACCCGTGAGTTCAGGAGTTGCAGCATTCTGTTCAAAGTTCAATTCTACTGGAACTTACCAATATTCTTTCGTTGTAGATTCTGCTGGATTTGATATTGGAAACTCTGTAACAGCTGATTCTTCTGGGAACGTATACATTGGTGGTGAATATGCTGGAACCCCAACAATAAAGTTTGTGAATAGCTCGAATGTAGCCACAAGTGTAGCTACTCTACCTGCGAGTACGGCATTGGCAGCCTTCTGTTCAAAGTTTAATTCTGCTGGAACCTACCAATATTCCTTCGTTGTTGATTCTGCTGGAAATGATACCGGAAACTCTGTAACAACCGATTCGTCTGATAATGTATATCTTGCTGGAGAATACAATGGAACCCCAACAATAAAGTTTGTAAACAGTTCTAATGTTTCGACAAGTGTAGCGACTCTACCTGTAAGCTCAGGTATTGCAGCCTTCTGTTCAAAGTTTAATTCTTCTGGAACCTACCAATACTCTTTCGTTGTAGATTCTTCAGGAACTGATATAGGAAACTCTGTAACAACTGATTCATCTGGTAATCTGTACCTTAATGCATATTACAATGGAACCCCAACGATAAAGTTTGTGAATAGCTCGAATGTTTCCACAAGTGTAGCTACTCTACCTGCGAGTTCAGGAACAGCAGCCTTCTGTTCAAAGTTTAATTCTTCTGGAACCTACCAATACTCTTTTGTAGTAGATGCTTCTGGAAATGATATAGGATACGCTGTAACAACAGATTCATCTGATAATGTATATGTTGCTGGTTCGTACAATGGAACTCCAACTGTACAATTTGTAAACAGCTCGAATGTTTCAACAAATGTGGCGACTCTACCTGCGAGTTCAGGAACAGCAGCCGTCTGTTCAAAGTTTAATTCTGCTGGAACCTACCAATACTCTATCGTTATTGATTCTACTGGAACAGATATATCACGGGGATTAACAGCTGATTCTTTTGATAACTTATATATTTCTGGTGAATACATCGGTACACCAACAATAAAGTTTGTGAACAGTTCTAATGTTTCAACCAATGTGTCAACTCTGCCTGGCAGTTCTTTAAATTGTGCATTTTTATTGAAATTCGATATAGATGGATCGTATACTCCTAATTTAGACGTGTCTTCTTATTCGATAGTAGTAGATTCTACAGGAAATGATATAACGTGGGGAGTAACAAACGATCCTTCTGATAATATATATATTGTCGGTGAATACGATGGAACCCCAACAATAAAGTTTGTAAACAGCTCGAATGTAGCCACAAATATAGCGACTTTACCGGCAGACGATGGATCAACAGCAGCCTTCTGTTCAAAGTTTAATTCTTCTGGAACATATCAATACTCTTTCGTTGTAGATTCTACTGGTGCTGAAATCGGATACTCTGTAACAACCGATTCGTCTGGTAATACATATCTTTCTGGTGGATACAGTGGAACCCCAACGATAAAGTTTGTGAACAGTTCTAATGTTTCAACAAGTGTAGCGACTCTACCTGCGAGTTCAGGAGGAACAGGAGTCTTCTGTTCAAAGTTCAATTCTGCTGGAACCTACCAATACTCTTTTGTTGTAGATTCGGCAGGAACTGACAGAGGAAATTCTGTAACAACTGATTCTTCTGGGAACGTATACATTGGTGGACAATATGCTGGAACCCCGACGATAAAGTTTGTAAACAGTTCTAATGTTTCAACAAGCGTAGCGACTCTACCTGCGAGTTCAGATGCGGCAGCCTTCTGTTCAAAGTTCAATTCTACTGGGACTTACCAACACTCTTTCGTTGTAGATTCTGCTGGAGCTGAAATCGGGCGCGGATTAACAACTGATTCTTCTGGGAACGTATATCTTGCTGGAGAATACAATGGAACCCCAACAATAAAGTTTGTGAATAGTTCGAACGTTTCAACAAGTGTAGCTACTATACCTGCTGACTCTGGAGGAACAGCAGTCTTCTGTTCAAAGTTCAATTCTGCTGGAACCTACCAATATTCCTTCGTTGTAGATTCAGTTGGTAATGACGGTGGATACTCTGTAACAGTCGATTCGTCTGATAATGTATATCTTGCTGGAGACTATGATGGAACCCCAACAATAAAGTTTGTAAACAGTTCTAATGTTTCAACAAGTGTAGCTACTCTACCTGTGAGCTCAGGTACCTTAAACACCGCCTTCAGTTCAAAGTTCAATTCTGCTGGGACTTACCAATTTTCCTTCGTTGTAGATTCTTCGTCTGCGAGTGACGTCGGGTTCTCTGTAACAACTGATTCTTCTGGGAACGTATATCTTGCTGGATATTACAATGGAACCCCAACAATAAAGTTTGTGAATAGCTCGAATGTTTCAACAAGTGTAGCTACTCTACCTGCGAGCTCGGGAGGAACAGGTTTTTGTTCAAAGTTTAATTCTGCTGGAACATACCAATACTCTAGGATAATTGATGATACTTTATCTGTCATCGGGTACTCTGTAACAGCTGATTCTTCTGGGAACGTATATATTGGTGGTGACAACAATGGAACCCCAACAATAAAAACAGAAACTGGATTGATTCTTGGAGCGTTACCTACAGGGACTTCAGCATTTGTAACTAAATTTGGACCGACTGGTTCTTATTATACCTAAGGTATCTGTTTGTAATAGAGTATAACTTTGAGACCTTTCGGCGCGGTTCCACTTCCTGTTGAAGTGATCCTAATATAATGACCTTGAGACACGGAAACACCTGACAGAGTTGAAAGTGTACCACCTGACGATCCTGTTCCTGTCCACGAGACTGGTTGATTCGCACCAACAGTCATGTAGGAAACCCCTGAATAAATGGAAGTCAATGAAGCGAGTGAAGATCCGTGTAAAACATTTATAGTCAGTGTAGCAGTTGGATTTGTATTCACCAGATATGCTCTTGTACCTGTTATGAGCATGTTTACAGGGGCTGTTATAGTTGAAACGGCAGATCCATCAATCTTTACAGATCCATTTTCTGCAGAGCACGCTATGGTTGTGTGAAGGGGTATACCATATACATCAGACCCAAAAGTGGTTGTACCAGGTACGACAAGGGTACTCAGGTTACTTGTTCCAGACGCATTAATCGTAATCAGACTGGTTGCACCATTCACACCAAGTTGTGTAGTTGTGAGACTGAAAAGATTAGATGCCCCAGAAACATTCAGTGCCGATCCAGTGAGTGCAGTGGATCTGACTATGGTACCAAATATATTTGAACTGACAATGTTTGAGAGGTTTGAAGTGCCTGTTATATTCAGCGAGGTTCCATTAATGTCTGTTGCCCCTATGATCCCACCAAATATATTGGAACTCACCAGGTTTGCCAGGTTCGATGTCCCTGTTATATTCAGAGACCCTCCTGTGTAGCTCGGTGCTGCAAGACCACCAGAAAACCCAAGGTTGGATGTTACAAGATTTGCAATGTTTGCAGTCCCTGTAAGGTTCATTGAAGATCCAGAAAGAATACCTGATAGATTAGATGTTCCTGAAACATTCAGTGTTGATATACTCAATGGTCCCGCGTAATTCAATGTCCCAACTGCAATTGTAGATAGGTTGCTTGTTCCAGACACATTCAGGGACCCACTAGTGACTGTTACCAGATTACTAGTTCCAGACACATTCAGGGACCCACCAGTGACAGTGACCAAGTTACTGGTTCCTGATACATTCAGTGAGGTTCCAGTGACTGTTGTACCTGCAAGTACCGATCCAAATATATTGGAACTCACCAGGTTTGCAAGGTTACTCGTACCCGTCACATTCAGTGAAGACCCTGTGATCACTGTACCTGTAACTATCGATCCAAATATATTGGAACTCACCAGGTTTGCAAGGTTACTGGTCCCAGCCACATTTAGTGAAGACCCTGTTATGCTGGTTGCAGTTATAGGTCCTGTATATGTCAGAGTACCAACTGCAAGTGTCGTCAGGTTGGATGTACCAGCTACATTCAGTGAGGTTGGTGAAATACTCGAGAGTGATATATTCGTCAGGTTTGCAGTTCCGGATACATTAAGAGACGCAGTTGAAATGGCACTCGAAGAGACATTTGTGACTGTGACTGAATTAGAAACAAACAAATTTACTATAGACGCTGTGTTGTTTACAGTCAGAACATTCTGAAATGTCTGCCCCTGTGTGAATACGAGAGTACCTATAACAGCACTTCCAGCCACAATATTTGAACTGACCAAGTTGGCCAGATTCGAAGTCCCAGCTATATTCAGTGAAGTCCCAGTTACGGTCACCAGATTACTAGTCCCAGAAACATTCAGTGACCCACCAGTGACTGTCACAAAGTTACTGGTCCCTGCTACATTCAGTGAGGTACCTGCAAGTGCCAACCCAAATATGTTTGAGCTCACCAGATTTGCAAGGTTACTCGTCCCAGACACATTCAGTGATGTTCCTGTGAGGACTGTACCTGCAAGTGAAGATCCAAATATGTTGGAGCTGACTAGATTTGCAAGGTTACTGGTCCCAGACACATTCAAAGAAGCCCCATTTACTGTTGTACCTGCAAGTGACCCTCCAAATATATTTGATCCTACAATATTTGCAAGGTTACTGGTACCCGTCACATTCAACGAAGACCCTGTGATCACTGTACCTCTGATTACATCTCCAAATATGTTGGAGCTGACAATGTTTGCAAGATTTGAAGTCCCAGATACGTTCAGTGAAGATCCTGTTACGGTCACAAGGTTAGATGTACCAGACACATTCAGAGATGTTCCAGTGAACCCAGATGCTCTGACGATCGAACCAAAAATATTGGAACTCACCAGGTTTGCAAGGTTACTGGCCCCGGACACATTCAGTGTAGACCCTGTTACAGTTACCAGATTAGAAGTTCCAGAGACATTCATGGAAGATCCTGTTACGGTCACAAGATTACTTGTTCCAGACACATTCAGAGAGGAACCAGTGACTGTTGTACCTGTGAGTACCGACCCAAATATATTGGAACTCACCAGGTTTGCAAGGTTACTCGTACCAGATACGTTCAATGAAGACCCAGATACGGTCACCAGATTACTTGTCCCAGACACATTCAGAGAGGTTCCTGTGACTGTTACCAGATTAGATGTGCCAGACACATTCAGTGAGGATCCAATGAGACCAGTACCTCTGACTACATCTCCAAATATGTTGGAGCTGACAAGATTTGCAAGGTTTGAAGTACCTGTCACGTTTAGTGAAGACCCTGTGATCACTGTACCTGTGAGTGCACTTCCGAGTATATTGGAGCTGACAATATTTGCAAGGTTTGATGTTCCAGATACATTTGCGGAGGCTATTGTGGCCCTGTTGAGTACTGTAAGGTTTGTGATTGTACCTTGAGCAAGTGTTGCTGTGCCACCTGCTATGGTTGCAGATGATGTTGTGATTGATGGTGATGACAGTATGGTTACATTTGAGGCTACCAGATTTGAAAAAACGGCTGCGCCTGCGGCAATGTTAGCGTCCGCAATGTTTGCAGTTGTCATGACTGATACAGGTGGGAAGGTGAATGCACCGGATACTGCAAAGTTTTGTGCAGAAAAATTTATTACGTTTGCGAAAGAAAGGTTAGCTGCACCTCCTGCTATGTTTGCGTCCGATACATTGATGACATTGAATACCGTCTTGTTAATGTCAATACCACCAGTGATGTTGATGCTTGTGCAGTTTACAGATTGGAATTTTGTGGTACCAGATACTGATAGTGTACCTGTTACGTTCGCACTGAGTACGTTTATAGTCTGAATGTCAATGTCTGAAATATTTGCAGTCCCTGATACGTTTAGACTTGCTATGTTTGCTAGGGTAATGTTTGCGGTTGGGGCTATTATCATGGATGTGAATTCTCCGATGGATGCAGTTTGTGCGACGAGATCGTCTGTTATCATGTTTGTTGTCGTGACGTCAGTGGTTGTTATGGCGCTTGCTCCAGTTGCAGTAAAGTTTGTCGTCCTGAGTTCTATGCATTCGATAGTCTGGCCAGTGACTAGACCTGTGAATGTAGTGAGACCAGCAACCTGGAGCTGATTGTTTACGATGGTTGGTCCTTGAATGTCGACTGGACCGGTTACTTCGAGTGAACTGAGACCTGAGATGGATCCTGAGGTGCTCTGAATGTTGCTCGCCACAATCGTTTCTGCTGAGAGGTTTGCAGTGTTTGTTGTGGCAAAAACATTCAGTGTGCTTGCATAGATGATTGGCGATGTGGCAGACGCCATCTATTGTCATCTACGAGTATTTTCGGAGAGCTTGGTCGTAGCTAAATATGGGTTTTCCGAGTCTTATGTTGATCCAGTTATGACAATCGACTGACCACTTGAATAGATTACCAGAAGGAGGAACGGATGCTAGATACATTCGATAGTGTGTTTGGCACTGATCACACGGTAGAACACTGACTATACCGTAAAGTACTTTCCGAGCTGTTGAAGGTTTACATGTAAGGCAGGTCACATGAATAAATGACCATAGGTCTGGTCCCCAATGCTTCATCTCACCTATATATATCGGTGGAAAAAAGACACGATTAAATACCAGATAATTTCCATTCTGCAATGGCTGGAAATGGGTCTAGTGATGCTCGTATGATAATCCGATATCTTGCATAATCAGGTAATACGGTTGAAACTGTAAAAAACTGCGTCTGCCCCTGTGTCCAAACAATAGTTGATCTTTCGTCAAGAGAAGCCCAAGTAGTACCGTCGTTTGATCCTGCAATCATCCAAGATCTTGGAGTCTGGCCAAAACTTGCATCGTTTCTGGGTGTTATTCTATATGAAGTTAGACGTATTGCGTTTGGAAGTATTATACTCACCCAATCTCCGAATATTGTGTTACCAGATACGGTTGTAGATATTGTGCCTGTATAAGCATAGGGTGATGTGGTGCTATAATTGGAAGAATTGAGATTTAAGAATGTAGAAGTATTGTTATCGAATGCATTGAAAAGTAATGGGTTGCTTATAACGCTAGACGCTAGAGTTGTATCATTTGTGAGTGAAGACAATGGGTAATCTATCGGTGCATTCGCCTGGTACATTCTCCAATTTCGTAAATAAAAGTTTCCAGATGCTGGCGCTGTAAAATTTATACGATAATAACTAAACGCGGTTACATTATTCACATATGACCACCATCCTCCACCTTTGCTTGCGTAATCCTGTGAGCTCTTCGTGTCGAGAGTTGTCCAGGACGATCCATTATCTGAGCCATCAAACGTCCATGCAGTGAATCCAGCATAACCCAACGCTGGATAAATACCGTATATTCGTATAACTACTGCGGAAGGAAATTGGATTTGTATGAATGCTGGCGTGGTTGATCGTACGTATCCAATTGAATTATCCCATACAACTGAGTTATCGAATAAGGTTCTCGTATCATATCCGGTAGTACCTGGTGCAGTTGAGGTTATATTATATACACCATTTCCATACAACTGACCTGACATTGTATATGAAAATGAAGGCGAAGATCCTGCCCAACTCGCGTATGGTATATCCACTGGTGGCCATCTTTTAAACGAAGATTGATCATCTATTTCACCAGCCGAATTATACTTTACAATGAATGATGAACTTGTAGGCAGGTACAAAGGGCTAATAATATCACTTGAATTATAAATATTTGCTGCAACTGGATTGGTTCCTACAATATATACGTTATTTAGTGGATCTGTTGTTATTCCGTAGCCAATATCTGCACTCGTGCTACTATTACAGTCGACTTGTGAATTCCATACATATTTACCAGTTGAATCATATTTCACTATGAATGCAGTCTGTACTGACAATGTCACATTCGACCATGTTGTACCGTATACATTTGAATTGAAAATCTTCGTAGATGTCCCATTAGATGCATTCGTACCCGTTATATAAACATTATCGAGCGAATCAACTGCAACTCCGAATGCAGAGTCTGTTGTACCCGCGTGGTCTACATATGCTCTCCACAAGACACCCCCAGTCGAGCTGTATTTGACTAGAAATGCTGAAGCAACTGGAACTGTGAGTCCAGAAGATACACCAGCTGAATCGAATACGGTTGCCACAGCTGCTCCGTTCACGCCTGCTAGATATACATTGTTTTGGCTGTCGACGGCAACAGCATATCCTATATCCGTGCTGGAGGCTGCATCAACATATGCTCTCCAGTTGACTGCACCAGAAGGAGAGTACTGAACTAGAAAAGCTGAAGCAATTGGAACAGTGAGTCCAGAAGATACGCCAGCTGAATCGAATACGGTTGCCACAGCTGCTCCGTTCAAACCTGCTAGATATACATTACCTGACGAATCTGTATCAACTGCTCTGCCTACATCTGTACCTGTACCATTTACATATGCCCTCCAGTTGACTGCCCCCGAAGAAGAGTACTGAACTATAAACGCCGAACTTGTTGGGACTGTGAGTCCAGAAGATACACCAGCTGAATTGAATACGGTTGCAGATACAGTGCCATTACCACCAACAAGGTATACATTACTTGAAGAATCTGTAGCAACAGCATATCCTATATCCGTGCTGGAGGCTGCATCAACATATGCTCTCCAGTTGACTGCTCCAGAAGAAGAGTACTGAACTAGAAAAGCTGAAGCAATTGGAACAGTGAGTCCAGAAGATACACCACCTGAATCGAATACGGTTGCCACAGCTGCTCCGTTCAAACCTGCTAGATATACATTACCTGATGAATCTGTATCAACTGATCTGCCTACATCTGTACCTGTGCCATTCACGTATGCCCTCCAGTTGACTGCACCGGACTGTGAGTACTGAACTATAAACGCCGAACTTGTTGGCACAGTGAGTCCAGAAGATGCACCAGCTGAATTGTATACGGTTGCGGATACAGCGCCATTACCACCAACGAGGTATACATTGTTTTGGCTGTCGACGGCAACAGAGTAACCTATATCCGTGCTGGAGGCTGCATCAACATATGCTCTCCAACCGTACGTGGATGTCGGTACCGGTAAGCTTGCAAATATATATGGGTTAAAGAACAGTCTCGATCCCATCTGATATACTTAATCACAATAAATTGTACATTTAGCACCGTTGGGCGTACCAGATCCTATACTTACTATAGTTATATCAATCTTGTCAAGGTATGCAATTGCATTTGAACCTCCTATAAGAGTTCCTGGCGTAACATTTGAAGAAAGGAATGTTGAAACAGAAGAAACATTGGGATTTACGGAATATACAGTCGAACCGTTTTTAAGAATGCTAAATGTCACATTTGATGAAGCTGAATTGGCATTCAATGTAAATAGAGGCGGTATGGTTCCTGATATAGTAAATGGGAAAGGTGCTCTGAATGTAAGTTTGGTTCCAGTAGTGAGTGTAGTAGTCTCATCTGAGAGTGCACCACCGAGTGTAACTGGAAAATGAACTGGATACGTAACTGGTGTATTCAGTTGGATAGAAGTTGTAGCTTGAAGGTTATTTGTGAATATATTCGCGAGATTGGATGTCCCTGACACATTCAGTGAGGTTCCTGAAAGTGCCACTCCAAATATATTGGAACTGACAAGATTCGCCAAATTCGAAGTTCCAGACACGTTCAGAGAAGCCCCAACGAGTGTCACCAGATTAGAAGTCCCTGACACATTCAGTGAGGTTCCTGAAAGTGCCACTCCAAATATATTGGAACTGACAAGATTCGCCAAATTCGAAGTTCCAGACACGTTCAGAGAAGCCCCAACGAGTGTCACCAGATTAGAAGTCCCAGACACATTCAGTGAGGTTCCTGCAAGTTCCACTCCAAATATGTTGGAACTGACAAGATTCGCCAAATTCGAAGTCCCAGACACGTTCAGAGAAGCCCCAACGAGTGTCACTCCAAATATATTGGAACTGACAAGATTCGCCAAATTCGAAGTCCCAGTTACATTCAGTGAGGTTCCTGCAAGTGCCACTCCAAATATATTGGAACTGACAAGATTCGCCAAATTCGAAGTCCCAGTTACATTCAGTGAGTTTCCTGCAAGTGCCACTCCAAATATATTTGAACTGACCAAGTTGGCCAGATTCGAAGTCCCAGACACGTTCAGAGAGGTTCCTGCAAGTGCCACTCCAAATATATTTGAACTGACCAAGTTGGCCAGATTCGAAGTCCCAGACACGTTCAGAGAGGTTCCTGCAAGTGAAGATCCAAATATATTGGAACTGACCAAGTTGGCCAGATTCGAAGTCCCAGTTACATTCAGTGAGTTTCCTGCAAGTGAAGATCCAAATATATTGGAACTGGCAAGATTCGCTAGATTCGAAGTCCCAGACACGTTCAGAGAGGTTCCTGCAAGTGAAGATCCAAATATGTTGGAGCTGACTAGATTTGCAAGATTCGAAGTCCCATAAATATTCAAAGTGACTCCTTCTGTGTATGTGAGGTTGGACAGGCCAGATGCGTTTACAGTGTCTGTAACTACTGCCAGAAGATTAGCCTGTGCAGATACATTAAGTCCACCGAGGAATGCAGCTCCTCTAATATTTGAGCTGATCAGATTAACTAGATTTGAGGTACCAGACACATTGAGTGTACTAAGATATCCTGATCCAGTTATGTTTGGGCTAACAATGTTAAGAAGGTTACTTGTCCCAGACACATTCAGTGATGTAAGGTTTGCAGAACCTCTGTAAGATTCACTATATATGTCAGATACATTGGCGGTAGATAGAACATTTATAGAACTTATATTTAGATTCTGTGATATATATACGTTTCCTCTGACTTCTATTTCCGTGTCTGAAAATAAAGCTCCATCTGGGTAATTAAATACGCACTGTCCAGTTCCTAGAATTTTTAGAGCAGGATGGTCTCCTAGAGCTGTGAAGAAAGCGACTTGCTGATCTGGAGCACCTTCCGCTTGTGTAACGGAGAATGCTGGACCAGTCCCATAATTTACTATGGTTATTGAATTTGATGTTAGTATGTTCTGTGCTACGTTAAATGTGTTACCGGATATGAGAATATTAGAAACAAAAAGTGTATCTATTTCGGCAACATTCGAATGAAGTGTAAAAAGATTACTCGTCCCTGACACGTTGAGTGTATCTAGATGACCAGATCCTCTGACGGTACTACCAAATATATTGGAGCTGACCAGGTTCGCAAGGTTTGCCGTGTCTGACGTATTTAAAGTACTAAGATAGGCCCTCCCAGTTATGTCTTCACTGTAAATGTTGGCAAGGTTTGATGTACCTGATACATTCAGAGAATTCAACAGACCAGTTCCTCTGATGTTGGAACTAACCAAATTTGTAAGGTTGCTCGTTCCAGCTATATTTAGGGATGAAACAGAAAGTGACCCTACATTTGCTGTACCAGTCACATTAATAGTTGGGAGTGTGCTAATTGACAATCCAGAAATATTTGCAGTGCCAGTTACATTTAGAGTGCTTATCACAGCCTGTGATGCCTGCAGAGTCCCTGTGAGTTTAAGATCAGATGGAAATGCAAAAAGATCGAAAGAGTCGTTTGCTATACTATCGTATACATATGCAGAATTCTTGAGAGAATCTGACATTCTTGGTATTACATGGTAGAATAAATCCGAAGAGTGAATGAGTTATTCTCTGCACCATTAAAAGACACAACTTGATTATCCTTGTCCAGCCATCTTATCGTAAGTCGTGAGAGAGAATCGATTGATTTAGGGTACCATATGGACATTATATAGTCGGTATGTTCCTTGAAACACTTTATACCTCCGCTTGCAATATCCATTGGTATCATTGCGAATGAGTGTGCAATTGTATTCCCTGAGAATGTGTTACCAGTGAGTGGCTTTGTATCGAGTGTATACTGTGTTCTGAGTTCTTCAATGTCAAGAAACAGGTATTCATTTGCACTCATATTGATTACATTGCTCGACTTGATGATTTCTTTGTTTCCATATATTGGATGTCCGGTGTAAAATGTATCAACTGTAGATGTTATTTCAGTACCTATCGGCAAACCTGTAAGTGCAGCCATCTGTGAACTGTAAGCGTTGAGAGTAAATTGAGTGTCTCTGAAAAATATAAATTTTCCTTCGCCCTGAAGATAGTTCACAGTGAGACCAGATGATACCGCATTCACCGCATTCTGAATGTATGATGAAAGGGTTGGTGCAGAATAGAATCCTGGTGCGAGCTTGAGTGTGGTGGTGCCGTACTTCAAGTCATCTGATCCGTTTGAAAGGTTGTATATTGTGTTTGGTACCCTGGCTGATACGAGATCTACCCGATAAACACCTCTGATAATCTCCGGCAGGTACAGAGAGTATGTGTTTCCATAAGGTTCAACACGATTGTTCGAATCAACATAAAGGTACTGAACCCTGTCATTCATCTTTACAGTAGACCCTCAACAAAAAATCACCTGAAATCTGCAAGGGTGTCCTGTACTCATCAAACCATCGAGGTGTTATCCGATGGATGGTATCAAGAGGTTGTGGATACTTCACAGTACACATGAGGTCACTCGATTCATTGAAAACCTTGGTCCCTCCTAGAGGAGTATCTAAAGGGAATGTTGCAAAGTACCCATTCATAAATGGGTGTCTGAGTTCTTCAATATCTAAAAAAACCTGTGTCGGTAATGTGATCCCAGGGCCCTCTCCCTGGAAGTAGTATTCCCTTGTCACCTCATCAAACAAAGACGATGAATATGTTTTACCAGGTGTAAACCCAAGAATAGTAAATACATTAGAGGTTCCATCTAGCACATTAGATATCGCTCCTGCGGTTATGACTACTTTTGTAAAGTAAGATACTGGATCTCTCGTTATTGTAAACTCCGACATGTTCCACCCAGACAAGTATGTTATAAGTGTCGACTGGTCATAGAATCCCTGAGGGACATGAATAGTCCGGCCGTCAATAGTTATGTATTCACCGTCTACAACAGTAGGAATTGTCCTGGACACTGTTGCCGAAACCAAGTCAGCCCTGACGATCCCTTTTATGGGCTGTGTCAGATATGATCCGTCGCTTGATACATGCACATACATCTATACTTATATTCTAGGATATTCGATGATGTTTACACACATGTTTGGGTAAGAAAGACACATGTTAACCTTGCTGAGCATCTTCTGCTTCGAAACCCGCATACCCTGATTAGTCTTTCCTTTGAAAGCAGGTGAATCTGCAGGGAGTGTTTGTATGACGTCTTTTATAAACTGTAGAGCCGAAAGAGTATATGAGTAATATTTGGTCCATGGCTGACCAGAAATCTTTGGAGGTATTCTGTTTGCATGGTACATGATGGAATACGTTTGGCAAAACTGATTCGTCCCGAGAACCTGGTATTCGTTGTATGGGTCGAACGCTTTTTTGTCTCCTGGTTTTCTTGCATACCAGTGCCCCGATGATCCGAATTCGTGAGAAAATCCGATCGAAGGTACATTTACATCTGTTCTCAGTGTTGTCCTGTCAGAAATTGAGAGACTTGGAAAAAAGGAATTTATAGTTGCAGGGTCTCCCATAAAATCAGCCAAGGGCTGCAGGTACTCATCGGCCCACTCCTGATCGAGTATTTTTATGTATTCTTCTGACGCGACCCATTTCTGAAATTTCTTAACCTTTGCAAAAGTTGGGTACACCTGGTTCGCCAGATTCTTGTAGTCTTCCATTGTATATACTACATCACAAGATTTTAGCAGGTTTGGGATATTATAGCTACAGTGAAGCAAGAACACACTGCCAAAACGAATGAGAGTATCTTGGTGGGTGTTTTAAAATCATTCACGTGTATTTCGAGGGGCTGTTTTATTTCATGAAAAGTTCTGCATAACGGGCAATTTGGGAGACACTTCAGGTAACACGATAAGTGCAAGGATTGTCTGCAGCAGTGGGTCTGTACAGTTGACTCTGTGGTACCCAAAATTTCAAAGCACAATGGGCACTCCATTGTCTAGAGTTTACACACAATAAATAGTTAGAACATGCATCTCCAAATCATCTCATGGGTTGCTTCAGACGAAGGGCAAGAAGGCAGAGAAAGGTACATTATAAATATATTTGGTAGAACTGATCAGGGTGATGCACTTCACGTAAAGGTTCACTACAAGCCGTGTTTTTACCTGAAGTGCAACCAGTTTCCTGCTATATTCTCTGAGAGGTTCAAGCACGAAAAAATCAAAGGTAGGAGATCTGTGTGGGGGTATACACCAGACACACAAACATTTTACAAGGTTACATTTGATTCTTTGAGATCGAGGAGATATGGTGAGATGACACTGAAAAAGATGCCTATATTTGAAGCGAACATTGATCCTGTTCTCCGTTTCATGCACGACAAGTCTATCGCATCAACTGGATGGGTTGAGATACCCGATGGGTTTGTGAATGGGTCGGAGCTTAGGGCTGGGTACATCAAGCCAATTCCGAGATTTGACATTGCACCAATCAGGATCATGTCACTTGATATAGAATGTTATTCTGCAGATGGGAGCTTTCCTGACGCGTCAAAACCTGACGATTGCGTTTTTCAGATTGCAATGACTACACGTACATGGGGTTCTGATTCAATTGATGAATGTCTGCTTTGCATGTCAGAGTTCAAGAATGAAAAGGCTCTCATTGAAGAATTTGGAAGGAAAATGAGACAGATTGATCCTGATGTGGTTACTGGGTGGAATATATTTGGCTTTGATTTGGAATACCTGTACAAACGGATGAATCTTGCAGGGTGTAATCCTCTTGCGCATCACTGGGGAAGGGATCATGATCATCCTGTTACTCTTGTATCAAAGCGGCTTGCGTCGAATGCGCTAGGGAGTAATCTTCTGAATATGGTTCCAATGTTTGGGAGGTATGTGTTTGATCTGTTCCAGGAGGTGAAGCGAGAGCAGAAGTTTGAGAGTTATAGTCTCAACAATGTTTCAAAGGTTCTCCTCTCTGACCAGAAGATTGATATGCCCATCAAGGAAATGTTCAAGAGGTTTGCCAGGTGGAAGGAGTCTGGTGACCCTGAAGAACTCAAGGAGATAGGTGACTATTGTATCAAGGATACCCTGCTACCTCATAGGATCATGGACAGATTGTGCACAATTCCGAATCTTATTGAGATGGCAAAGGCTACATGGGTTCCTTTGAACTATCTCTCTGAGAGGGGTCAGCAAATCAAGGTGTTTTCGCAGATTGCCAAAAAGGCTTCGGAGCTCGGGTTTATGATTCCAACATTTTATAAGAAGGATAGTGACGTTCCAGATGAAAAGTACAAGGGTGCAACAGTTCTTGACGCAGACATTGGGGCTTATTACGACCCTGTGGTTGCGCTCGACTTTGCGAGTTTGTATCCGAGTATCATGATGGCTCACAATCTGTGCTATTCTACAATTCTTCTTGGTGGGGCGAGTCACCCTGACGAAGAGACTGTTGGTGCTGCGAGGTATGTGCAGAATGTGCCCGCTCTTCTTCCAGAGGTTCTCAGAGAACTCAAGCAGTTTCGCAAGCAGGCAAAGAAGGATATGGCTTTGCACAAGGGTACACCACTTGAAGATGTATACAATGCAAAGCAGCTTGCATACAAGGTTTCGATGAATTCAGTCTATGGGTTTACTGGTGCATCAAAGGGGTTCTTGCCGTTGGTAGACATTGCAAGTTCAGTGACGGCCAAGGGGAGAGAGATGATCCAACAGACGAAGGATCTTGTAGAATCTGAATTCGAGGGGGCAAAGGTGCGGTACGGAGATACGGATTCTGTGATGGTTCAGTTTGATGTGGGAAATCTCAAAGGTGATGCGGCTATTAGGAGGTCATGGGAGCTTGGAGAACAAGCTTCACAAAGAGTGCAAAAGATTTTGCGAAGTCCAAATGAGCTTGAGCTTGAGAAGGTGTATTGTCCTTATTTTTTGTACTCGAAAAAGAGGTATGCTGCGAAGAAGTGGACACTCGAATCTGATGGATCTCTCGAATCATCAGTAGACGTAAAGGGTCTTCAATTAGTTAGGAGGGACATATGCCCGTTTGTAAGGGGTGTGTGTAAGCAGGTACTTGATTGTATTCTAGAATCTCAAGATCCTCTACCTGTGATTCAGTTTGTCAGACAGGCAAAGGAGAAACTTTTATCAGGCGAAATTCCATTGTCAGAACTCACTCTTACGAGAAATCTAGCAGCAGAGTACAAGAGTCAGAATCTTGCACATGTGAAGGTTCGGGATAAGATTCGGGAGAGAGAGCCGGGATCTGAACCAAAGTCAGGCGACAGAATCCCGTTCGTTCTTGTAAAGACTGACAAGAAGGAAAAGGCGGCGTATCAGAAGGCTGAGGATCCTTCGTGGGTGGTGGACCATGGGTTAGAGCTGGACTATGAGTACTATTTCAAAAATCATATGAAGAAACCAGTTTCAGATCTCCTCGAACCACTCATAGATCAGAAAGATTTGTGGGGCACATAGTAGTAATGGAAACATGGGTGATTATCTTGATTGTATGTTTGATTATAGCAGCAGTTGTTGGTTACTGGTGGTTTTACATCAGAGAGCAGGATTTTTCTAGCAAACAGGCTATAGAATTGGTAGGCAAGTTATATGGAGACAGTAACCTGACTGTTCTGTATGAATTTGGGCCGTCTTCTTCAGTACGTATATTGAATACAGAGACTCTTGATTGTGTCTTTAAAAAGTGGGAACTCAAATCGCCTGACCTTGTAGAGATTATCGATGTTGCATCGTTCAAAATAACTGATAAACTGACACGAACATCAGATGGCACTGTTTTTGAACTCCTTGAAGGGAGCATATCGAGGTATTGTGATCTGCTAGGCAAAAATGTAACTGTATGATAATATGAAAGAACCTAAGAAGTTTGACAAACGGTTCATTGTAATAGGTTTGATCGTATTGGTTGCTGTAGGAGTAATTATATGGCTTTTTACGAGGCCCAAAGAGGAAGATAAACTCACATTTCCACCAATAATAAGAAAAAGAGACTCAGAGCAAGGGCCTTCCAGCCAACCCCCAGAGTTTCAGCCAGCCCCAACTGGATTCGATGGTCCCTCACCAGGTCCAACTGATTTCGGTGGTCCCTCACCAGCCCCAACTGGATTCGATGGTCCCTCACCATCCCCAATTGATTTCGGCGGTCCCTCACCAGGTCCAATTGATTTCGGCGGTCCCTCACCAACCCCAACTGGATTCGATGGTCCCTCACCATCCCCAATTGATTTCGGCGGTCCCTCACCAGCCCCAACTGGATTCGATGGTCCCTCACCAGCACCAACATGTCCACAATCGTGTGAGGATACTATAAGTTCATTTGAGCAGTCTGGGTCCTCGGGATTTATACACGATTTTAGCGAGTGTGGAGTTTGTACAAATAGATTATATGGAATTAGACCAGAGAATTTTACGAGCGTTGATATTTTCAATTTCCCAACATCGACTGTAATCTGTAAACTTAGAGCTTCAACATCTCAACCCAACGACATTTGTTTTATATATTTTGTAGATAATTCTGGTCAACGTCTTATAATTGATGAGGTGTTCTCTGGTATTGGAGGGAGTGTCGTATTATCTGATAGAAGTTTATACACACATATGTTAGTAAATGAACGTATATTATTAAGGATAAGTGCTGTTATCAATATTGACGAAATAGGATTATTTAGTGTAAATAGGTTTGATGCAGTCGAAACTTTTATAATTCCTGACGGGGAAATTGATATACAAAAATTAGAAATTGGGAATTTAAATGGTAATACGAAGACATCAACTCCAACTGGATTCGATGGTCCCTCACCAGCCCCAACTGGCTTAGACGGTCTCTCACCAGCCCCACTAACTAGGATCAGTTGTGGAAATGCTGGGGACGACATGTCAGATGAAAAACGTAATTACATAACTGTTAGCAACCCCACAGGTGTACCCCCAGGTGGGTACTACACAACAACTGACAACGACTGGTCTGTATGGGATCGTTTTGTGAACACATATAGTGATGCAATAGTAGAAGACGAAGATGACAACAAATATAGTATGAACGAATTTACAACATTTACTGGAACTGACGGTAAGTTATACAAGACATCGCCATCATTCTCAGACACTAATAGCGGTTTTGCAAGGTTTTATTGTCGAAATCCAAACTAAAAACAAAATTCGATCATATAAAAATGAACAAGTACATTGGTATTTCTTGTACATATGGTCTCGCTCGATCTGTTGGTCCAGTGAACAATTTAAAAATTACATCTGGTAAGGAGATGCCTCCTGCGTCCAAGGTGGCGGTTCTTTCGTTTGCAACTATCGCCAGCCCAGTATATCTGCCAATGTATCTCATGAATGATCTGAATCGAGCCTTCTTGTTTGTGAGTGGCGAGAATCCGCTCGATTATGGATATCGTCCAAAGAAAACGGTTTACGACATTGTATTTCTTTGAAGTACTTTGATACGTGGTGAGACTCTTCTTCGATGACCCTTGAAAATTTCTTTTTTACGAGTACTCCTCCCCTGTCTGTGTAATACAGTGTGTCAAGTATGTATCCCTTTTTAGGGAGTTTATATTCAAGAGCTTTTATGCATCTGTCACAGGGTCTCGAGTTTCCGACTGTACCTCCTATATTTGCTCTTATGACGAGCAGGTCCACCTTTTTGAGTTTTCTGTTTCTCTTCAGTACAGGCAGCTTGTTGATTGCGTCGTCTTCTGCATGTACTGTTGGGAATATTCCAGTGCTATAATGGTTTTCGCCATACGTCATGATATTGAAAGGGGCAGTGATGGTTGAACACAACCGCCGCGTGGTTCGATCCAGGGTTCATGCAGCACCTCCTCTTCGAATTCAACGTCGATATCAACGAATCCATTTATAGAATAGACTCGATATATTTCTAGACAATGGAGACTGTGAAGCTCGACGATCGTTTGAATATCAAGGTTTTCGAGGGTGATTTGTACATTGGAAGATCAATCAAGGATGGGTATGGCTGGGATCGTTGGATGATACCTATACTCGAGTCTATCGATCATACTGATAAGGTTATACTTGACATTGGTGCTAACATAGGAGCATGTTCTCTTATGTTTTCATACTATGCTCCAGTGTATGCATATGAGCCATTTCATATAGATGTGTTGCGTGACAACTGTAATCAGGATACGGTTCACAAGATTACGCCTATTGGAAAGGCTCTGTCAGATTCGGTTGAGCACCGTCAGTTTTATTATCACAAGGAAAACTGCGGATCTGGTACATTCAATAAGGATCCCTCTGCATGTGAGCTGGTTGGTGAGTATACATCGTGTACACTTGATTCGGAGGGTATTACTGAACCAGTAAGTCTCATCAAGATTGATGTTCAGGGTGATGATTTGAAGGTTCTCAAGGGTGCAAAGGCTCTTCTGGAGAGAGATCATCCAGTTGTATTTGTTGAATGCGAGACTGTACAGAGTCGGCTAGAGACTGTCGCATACATGTATTCAGTTGGTTATACTGTATGTAGAAGTTGCCCAGAGAATATGCTCTTTTTTGAAAAGGCGTGTTCGCCGAGCATTGAAGTGTGAAAGGCCGCTCTATAGGCAAAGATGAGTGACTCTGAGCAGATGAAGCAGCAGACTGCTATGTGGTGTATGAATGTGCCCAATCACAAAAAGAAGATTGAAAATATGAAGCTTGTTTTTGTGAATGGTCTAGTAAAGTTTGTCCCAAAGTAACTTTTTTAAAAATTCAACTGAAGCAAAAAGGGTGTCTGACGGATACTGAAGACAGTCTCTGGGCAGGTGAACCAGATCCTGCAGAGATGGAGTCTATTATTGAGGATACTCTTCGTAAATTCCCCAGCCCTGTGCTTACATCCATGTACGAGAGGTACCTTAACGGAGAGACTGACCTCTATGACGAGCTTATGGCAAAGGCTCGAGAGCACCTCCTGCAGATTATGACAATAGAACCCAAGGCCCAGGCGGCGTCTTTCAAGTTGCCTGCACCTGAGCCAAAGGCTTCTTTGAAGACTCGGCGTTCTGTTACAGTTGATACTGTTCTCAGCATTCTGAATACTCGTAAGCAGTTGGATTCTAAGATGGATGAGTGCATTAAGCAGAGTGAGGTTTACAGGTATGAAGTGCAAAAGGGTTGTTCAGAGAAGGATGCGTATAAGATTGCTCTGGAGTTTTACACGAACCTCTCCAGGTGTGTAAATTAATTTTTTAAAAATACTCTCAAACAAAAAGGGGTGTATGAGTTTCTTCGAAGTTTGACATTGGTATGGCATACCAGAATGAGATGTTGGTGGAAAAGATATTTTATATTTTACGGGCATGTATAGTGTGCTATATTGTACACATTCTCATGCTACAGAGTATTGAAATACTTCATGATTTCATGCATGCTATTACGCATGTAATGATGAAGCTTTCATTTGTTTTTATGACTGGTTTTGTAACTACTGTAATAGTAGATATAATAACAAAGTAAAATGCTGTTTTTTTAAAAAACTCTCAAACAAAAAGTGGTGTTTTTTCATTACTGAAGTGAGTGATCCCAATGGATCTTGTGGGAAAATGCCGAGGTTCAGTGACATTTTTGTGTGGGAGACTTGCTCTACAAAGAGTGATTCCATATATGTATTTGCCAATTGTCTGCTCATCAAGAGGGTTGATGGATTTGACAAGGGTTCTTTTTTCCAAGAGATTACATTTGATATAAGTGGCATGTTTCTGCTGTTTGGTAGTCATGGACCCTATTGCCTAACGGTGTGAAAATAAAACCCATATAAAGTCAGGATGAGCACGGAAGATTGGATTGTATATATTCTTGGTGAAGATGCACTTTATGTAAGTGACGAACAGATTACGGAATGGAACTAAGTTTGTTTTTTAAAAATTTTCTTCATAGAAAAGTGGTGTATGGGTGTTACTGAAGTGTTCCGAAATGGGTGTTCCAACTGAATTGAAGATAGGCAGGGTCCCAGTGATGGCAGGGATCTGAGAGGCGAG